CATTGGCACCTGTGTCCGCAAACATCTCATGTGTGTATAAATGACGAGCAGCTTCGACCTTAGTCATGGGCTCGTCTAGCTCAATAAGACGAATCTCACTGTGCTCGTTCTTCGATAAAATCTTGACACGCGCCGCCAAGTCATTTGCAAAGCGTACTTTAACTACGCCGTTTAAAGTTGACACGCCAGTTACTGTAAATGTTTTAGTACTCATAATCGTCTACCTTTTAAGTGTGTGTGTAAGTGTTAAGTAAGTATAGAGTCTTCAAATAGTAAATGCAACAATTATTTAAAAACTTTTTAAGCGTTGCCAACTCTGTGTCGTGCAACATGTCAACTATTGTAGTGTCACCAACAAATAATAGCAACACCTCATTTGACTGTTTAATTAAATATCAATTAAACAAAGTTGCAACCTCTCTGTAACAACATGTCAACTATAGTAATGTCATCAAACAATAATAGCAACACCTCATTTGAACAACAAAAATAAACTACTTATATAAGCAACACAAAAAAACGCTGGTAGGTAGGTTACTACTATACAACACACTATAAGTCAATGATAGATATAACCATGTAACACTATAGTAAGAAGAAGAGTATGATACACTATAGTAAGAGGTATGAATGACACTATAGTACAAGGTATGAATGACACTATAGAGTATACACAACTGAGTTAAGCATTGAACACTCACGATTGTATCCTGAACTGTATCCTGAACTGTATTCAGTAGTGATCGAAGCAAATGATAACTCTAGAACACAATAACGAAGCATATGATGCTGCCGTTGAGCTGTTTTGAAGCATAATGAGCTGAACAGGCCGTTCAATTAACCGCAACTTACTACACCGCACTAAGCATGATCGATACTATAGGCAATCTAAAAATTATTGGAGATGGTTCGAAGTTGGCTAAGCTCAAATACTTTTCGGTTCTCTGAACATGCTTTCACTCTTCTGAACATGCCTTTCACTCTTCTGACGTTGTTCTACTGTAGGGTTACTATGATCTACTATAGTGTTGTGGTGACTACTATAGTGTATCATACCTCTTACTATAGTACTGAGTTGTTCTACTATAGTGTGTAATGAACCTCTTACTATAGTGTGTAATGAACCTCTTACTATAGTGTTATCACCGGCTACTGACTACATGCTTATAGTGCATACACGGGCTAGTGAACTCTTGGTTCTGCTTGCGTATAGTGTGTCTTACGCACTGTATAAGCTGCGGTTGTTGTTATGCTTGCTAGCGTATAGCGTTAATGTGTTGCTGTTGTTGTGTGCTGTTGTGTGCGCGTATAGTGCTATGTCGTGCAGCGGGGTCTTGTGTATAGTGTTAAGCACTATAGTAGTTAAAGAGTAAAACGACTGCTGTTATGTATAGTGAAGTATAAACAATGTATCGTACTATAGTAACAACAAAGAAATAAGTGGCGATGTCTACATCAATATTGCAATCTCTTTTGAGTCTTTTTTGTCTATTAAGCGCTTGTTGGTAGGTGAAGTGGCAGCAGAGAAACATGATTACGCATGAAGATATGATGATGACGAATTCAGTTAGTAGCATAGCAGCGGGATCTTAGGCAGTAGTGTTGACAGTAGTGTTGACAGTAGTTGTTAATCGATTGACAAAGTTAATTGGTATCGCACCTAACAATAATATAGTAATATCTCGGTCAATATCAACTATTATACTTGGGTTATAATATCTGCCGTTTATCTTTATTACTCGTGTAGTGAGTTCGTTGTTGTCTTGACGCGTGCATAAAATTATGTAAGCATACGGGTGCCTTATGGGGGACTTGCTGATAACTACAGGGTTACGCCATGCTTTATTAATGTATATAAAAGTATCTGATATCATGCTACGGCCTATTACGGTTGGTTAGTTGATCAAGTAAGCCACAAGGTATTGCTCCGAGTTTGAGCATGGTTAGTTGTTGTTCACTACGTCAACAAACCGCGGCATTATACTCAAACACTCAGAGTGTTTGGTGCGATATAAAAAGACACCACCGTCAACAACTGTTAATATAATAAGAGCATTACTGTACTTTGCATAATTGGAGATAAGGGATTATACATAGTTGTTACAACAGGCTTGCGCCACTTAGGGTTAATGTATATTATATAGCTTTCATTATCTTCTGGTTTCATACGTCGTCCTAGTGATAGTTGTATAGCTATTGGTTAGTTAAGTAATCAATTAAGCCCGGGGGTATTGCTCCGAGACTCAAGATAGTTAACTCGTTGGGCTGAATGTAGAGGTATTCTGGCATAGAGTGCGCGACATTTATTGGATCAATGTTGCTGTGTAGATTGCGCATGATCTGATACTTATTGTCTCCGATCTCCATTAGTATAGCTGTTGCAAGAAAGTACATGGAGTAATTTGGTCTACGGGTGGGTCCAAAGACTAAAACTGGCGTAGTCCAATTAGTGTTTATGTATATACTAGTTTTCATGTAGCTCCTTTGCTCAACAGTTGGGGTAATACCACAAATCGGTTCTGAGTCGCTGCATAAAGTTCTTTGGCAGCCCTCCTAACATTAATATAGTAATGTCCTCGGGATTTACTTCTATTTCCGGTGGATGTAATTTAGCGCGATGGTTGCATCTTATTACGACAACCTTATCACAAGCAGTTATTCGCAGTACAGTTTCGGCCTCTCTTGCATGCTGATATGATATAGGTATAAATTTTACAGGCCGGTTCCAGCTTGTGTTAATGTATAATCGTACATTCATACGTTTGCTGATCCCATTCTGTCTATAAAGCCTTTGGGTAATCCTCCTAAAAGTAGCACGGTTAAATCACGCTCCTCGATCCGTAACGGAATACGACTATCCATGTAATTTTGATATTTGTTAATGTGAGTTTCTGCAATGCCGTTTGAATACACTATGATAAGGACAGTTGCGTCTTTGGCTTTGGGTAAGAACCAAACCCAGTCCCGGATAACCTCGACAGGCCTATCCCAGTCTGGATTGACATAGATGTGTGTAAACATTTAAGTCCTTAATTTCTTGTGTATGCTGTATATTAGCTTCTTATGCAAGTAAAGTCAAGAGGTAAAAAAGCACCCAAGTACCTAATATAATACGGGTGCTTTATAGAAATAGCCAGAGGGTAGTTACTAAACTAGGGTACCCTGGGTTTGTGTTATGGCGTCTGCGTATATAGCAAGGATTAGCATCTCTTGACTTTCGGTACCCTCGACGTTATCAGACACAGGAGTATGGTCTTTTTCTCCGTACCCATTCCATACGTACAATATCGAGTTGTCTCTATTCTCAACGTGTGCTCGTTTCATATCTGGGTGTTTATTTATTACGTCCGCAAACACATCTGCATCGTCGTCGGCAAGCTCTTGCGTGTGTCGGCTATTAATTAGTTTTTTAGCTAGCTGAAGTGATTCAGGGCCAAACCGTTTTTCGCTAACCTCGCCCCATGTTTGTTCGCTCATTATGTATGCGCTGACCGGGTATGCTTGTGTCTCAGTCATTAGCGTGTTGTATATGGATGTCATAGATGCTCCTTAAATAGTTTATCTATTTATCATAGTCTTAGTAGCTGAGTAATTGTTTATGTAGATTAGCTGATACTGACCCTAGCATTAGTAAGGTGATGTCTGGTTGACTAAGCTGTATTACTCCGGTTCCTTTATGCTGGGCTGCGGACAGTCCGGAGGAATGTATATTATAATGCAAGTAGCAGTTAGCTTCGGTGTTTATTGATATTATAAATTCTGTATTTCTAAAAGCGCTTGAGTTTTCATAGCCCCGATATCGTTGTTTTCGGTTACAAGAACGCTCGATCGTAACATACGGCGTATGCTTTGAATTAATATAAAACCAACTAGTCATGTTACCGCCTCGTGTTTTAATTTGCTGATGTCTTTTAAGAAGTTCTTTGGTAGTCCCCCTAATAACATCATGGTAAGGTCGCGTTGTTCTAGTTTGAATGACCCTATGAACGCCAGCTCGCCCGAGACATTATACACTATTTTCGCATTGCGAATTAGCACATCTATTTCTATTACGTAGACAGCACCTCTGAAACACTTACTGGTTACAAAGGCAAACCGGTTATTTTCATTGTATAATCTACGATCGAATTGTACCTTAGTAGCGGAGCTTGGATTAATGTATAAGTATGTTTTCAAGGACATCGGAGTTGCTTCTTTAGGTTAGGTGTTAGGCCTCCTAATAATAACATAGTTTTATCCTTAGAGTCAAGTTCTAATAGGCCCATCTCGTTAGTAAATCTATTTTTATGTACGTAGCTAGCCCCGGCATCTCGACGGATTGATATTAATACATCTGCGCGGGTGTAACGTCTAAGGTGCGAAACTTCTATTGTGTTCACGGAATCAATAATAGTAACCTTTTTATCATCAGAAAGTCTAATGTAAACCCACAGCCGGTTAGTTTCAGGAAACATAATACGGGTTTAGCATAATAGGTGTATTGCGGATGCGAGGTATTAACGCAGGCGGTATTGCTCCGAGGCGAAGCATAGTTATTTCTTTAGGGTTAACCTCAATACCTCCTATTGCGCCATTGCTTCTATTCTTGTGCAGATATGCAATATTGTTTTCGTCGATTGATAATACATAGTCAGAATGCAGCATTGTTTTGTATGGGCTAAATCCATTCAAAGTGCGTCTTGAAATGTCTTCTGGAAACCTTCGAGGGTCTGACACCATCAATGTACCTTTGGCGGTAACGATCTTAGTGCGCATAATAAAGAACCAAGTGCAGTTGACGTAACTCGGCTCTCTATCTAACTTTTTACTACGGAGAATGCCAAGGCGGACCAACGCCTGCCTTATGCTAAATTTCTTGTTGTTATCCACTTAAGTTCTCGCTTAGTGTTATGCTAATCTGTTTATTGCCAATAGAAGGTTGCTGTACTTTTCCTCCAAACTACTGTACAGTTTATTGTTTTGAATTAACTCTTCTAGATTATAAATTTCACCGCCGTGGCTAACAACAGTCCCGCCTTTGCCACTGCCAAAATCATCTTCTTTGCACGTTCTCTTCATAGGCAATGGACCTTGCCCTTGGTGAAAAATATTTCTCGCCGGCCAGTTAGCCCTGTGGTCGTTAATTTCAAAGCAGTTCCTGCCTCGGATGCCTGTTATGACACCTAATATACTTATGGTGTGAGTCTGGTTGTTGTAGGAGTACACATCGTCACCTATGTCAAAGTCAGACGCACTATTATTTTCTTCGTATGCTGGCCCTTTACCTTCGTGGAACACAACGGATTCATTCCAGTTATAAAGCTCACCCGCTCGATCCGCAACTCCTATGTTAGCAGCTCCTCCGAGAGTACTGTGTTGGATGCTACCTACTATGCCGGCCATGCGCACGGAGAGGTTTGTCGGAGACCAAACATATACTGTTGGTCTTCTAAGAATAATTTAGTTATACTGTCTGCTCTTCTAGTAAGTGAGTTGCTCTAGCTTGTATTTTTATAAGAGAAGCTGCGGCGTAGGCTGGATCGTTATGCGATACACTAAATTCAAAGTTGCCGCCGAATCGTCGCAGCAATTCATCTCTTGGGCCACAGAACTGAATTAGCAAGCTCTCGTCAAGATGCCCGCATGCGCAAGTGACCCAGCGTCCTGCTTCTTGTTTGTCCACTAAAGTAAAGTGCCCGCGTGCCTCGGCATCAATTAACCTTTCGCCCCAGTACGTGCGATTTAACTTTGCTTCGGTGAGTGTTTCTTTAACTGGTTTCATATTGCTACTCCTGACTATAGTTGTTTTATCGCTCTGCATTTGCTAACAGTAACTCAGTAGCACGCTTTTCTATTAATACTAATTGAGTAGCTGCTTTGCGTATATTATTAAATCTAACTAGGTCCTCGAACTTTTCACCTAGCTGACGCAGTTTACTGTCAATCGGGCCGGGCTCGCCGTTGTTTGCATTGCGTTTGCCCATTAAACTTGCGTCGAGCTTACCACACGCGCAAGTAACCCAGAAGCTTGCTTCGTCTTCGTCGATATCAGTAAACTGCCCGCGTTGCTCGGCAATCAAAATGCGCCGTCCCCAGTGGCTATTATCTAGGCCTGCCTGGGTGAGTGTTTCTGTAGCTGTACTCATATAATTTTCTCCGTTAGCTGATTATAGTTTATAGGTTATGGGTAATATGTAGCCAGCGCCGCGTAAGATATTAGAAGATTTTGTCTTAAGATTTCGAAAAACTGGAACAAATCCTGTTGCTAGTTCATATGCTCGGTTAGCCGTTGCGTTCTTAATTGAGTAAGGTACTTGACTATAAGCATACTTTGCATCCCGGGCTCCGTCTAAATAATTAGTACATGCTCCGGCGTGCAGTGCTTGGTTGATTTTGTTAAGCACTGGCAACATTGCTGCTGGGCTAGTTTTTTTGTCCATAACTTTTAATAGAGGTGTTACTTTACTAAGGCAGCGTTCGGCATTGTTCATCCAAGCAGTATAACTGTCTATGTAAGGATTTGCTGCGGCAAAGCTAGCGGCTAAGGTTAACGATAATGCTAGAATAATCTTTTTCATAATAGTATCTCTGTTTGTGTGTAAGTGTTAACAAGTATACTGTCTTCAGTTAAGCAATGCAACTATTACATTAGGGTTTGCGTCTTTCAATATATTGTTTTATGGTAAGGGCGTTATTTTCTTTAAGAAAAGCCTTCTCTAACATTTTTAATTGGTGATTATTTTTAATCTTACCGCCGGAGTTCCAATACCAAGCGTCGTAGGCTCTGGTTATCATCACAACCTCAGTTTTTTTCCAAAACCAATACCCTGTAGTAACAATCACTCTCGCTTTGTAAGGGGGTCTGTAACAGGGTCTGCCACGATATACCACCATGGGCATCAGCATGAAATTACTTATTTTCATTCTTCAAGCGCTTTGGTTAGTTCTGCTGTTTCTTTTGTTGGTAATCCAAGTGCTTCGGCACGTGCCTTGGCTTCTGCTAAGTCGACCCTAACGTCTGCAAACATCATACCAGACGAGTAGTCTCCGTCTGAACCAAAGCGCGATATAACAGTTGGGTTGCCATTCTGGTCGCAATGATAAAGGTCTTTGTTTTCGTAATTGCCTAAGAATGTGCAATTAGTGCAATCGTGCTCGTGTATCGGAGCGTCGTGCTCGAACCCTATTAAATCATGTAACATAGCTTGCCCTCTGTGTATTGTGTAAGTGTTAACAGTATACTGTCTCCAAAGACATAATGCAACTATTACATTAGGGCTTGCAGTTTTCTCTGCATGTTACTTATTCTTTTTCCAAAGCTTAAACTGAGAAGCTAGCCACCATGGGTCTAATCCCCAAAGTCTTATTACGTCGCCTTTGACTGCAACTACGCGATAAATTACGTTTTTGAGTATCACATCGTCGCCGATCTTAAAGCCACACATGCTGTCTGTGCTTTGGTCATCAATTATCTTTGTTAGTCTGTCATTAATAACAGCTAGGCATCTTCTATGATGCTCGAAACGCTTAAGCCGACTTCTAAATTTTCTTTCACGCAACACTGCGAGAAAGATACCTAACGCTATGGCTGCCCCCGTCCCTATTACTAAAAGTAGTATCTCTAAAATTTGGTTTACGGGTGCTAACATTATAGCTTGCCCGCCTCTATGTCAGTTTCTATTCCTATTGCTAGTGTCCGTAACGCGTTAACTAATACCTCAGGCTCTCCGCTACGCAGCTCGCAGAAATGCCGCCAATCGTTATCCCAGCCCACGGCAATGCCATAATGATTACCCTCGCCGTCGACTCTACTTTTGACTTCGATACTTTTAAACCTTACTACCGGCATTTCCTTTATGTCTGTTATTTTAAAATCCTCTAGACCTTGCATCGCCGCTTCGTCCTGGATGTACTCCCTAGCCTCTTCTTCGCTTTCGGCGTGCGTGTATCGTTCGCCTGTGGTTGTGCACCAGGGTGAATCCATAGTAGCTCTGGTATACTGTATAGTTGCACGGTATCTGTTTATCATTGTTTTTCTATCCTTTAGTATAGCGTCGAATATTAAATTTATGTTTTAGCCTTTTCCATAGTCCGCGTTTTGTTTCGACTATGTTGGCGTTCATTCTTTTCCACTCAACAGCTAACTTTGTGTAATCGTCGTACTCATTAAAGGTGTACTGGACTTCTACAACATTAAACATTATTGTCGGATTTCGCAAGTATCTTCCGCTAGTACTCTTAAACAACTCTTCCCATGTATTAAACTTTTCTATTGGGATATACTCTACAATTTCCATCATTGACATCTCTTATGTTAATGCTATACTTGGTAACCTTCGGGATATACTGTTTCCTTAGGCTGATAGTCAGCTGGCGACTTTTGGTTGCAGGAAACACAAGTCATATTAGGTATTATATTAGCGTGATAAAATGCATCATCATACCCTGTGCCTTCAACTTCGTCGCCGCAGCTTTCGCACTGGTAGATTGCTCTAAAATCTCTGCGGTGTTGGCTTATTATTTCTTTAATTTTCATATATAATATACTCGAATTAGTTATTGATTGTATCTAGTATTACTGCCTGCTACTCTCCCATTCTCAAGTAGTCGGTTCTGCCGTAAAGTAAAGAGGCCCTTTACTAGACACAGGTCTTACCGTCATGTGCTTAAACCCCATTTCTTTCCCTAGGCGTTCCCAGGCAGAATTTGCGTTTTCTTGTGGCGAGCGCGGGCTGCCACAGTTAAGCGCTATCATAGGCACAGGCTTCATACTTTCCATGAGCGTGTCTAACTGAGCTTGTGTCATTTCAAATTCTTGCATAATATTCTCCTATAAGAAGTGTCACTTTAGGCAACACTTCGTTTTGATTACATAAGTTAATCAACAAAGTTGGCATTAGTGCAATGATTAACTGTGAGCTTAAACATTTTTCCGCCCTTAAGGCCTATGACCGGAAACCGTCGAGCCTTAGGGTTAAATCCTGCGATTTCAAACAGTTTTCCGTGAACTTTAAGCTTTCGGCCAAAGTCGCTTGCTTTAAGTCCAATGCTGCCGCAATGCTCGTTCCACGTAGCTTGCTCGGGGTTGTGTCCGTCAACTGATGCTTCAAGTTTAAATTTAACAGTCTTGGATGTGAAACTTGCGTTATTAGCTGATATAGCTACACCGTGCTTTTGGCCAACGGCTACTAATGCCGCATTGATATCCGCACGTAGAACCGTTAATCCTGCTTTAGTAAACTGATCCATAATTTTTGCTCTTAGTAGTTTGTAAGTGTTAGTAGTATAATGTCTTCAAAGTTATATTGCAAGTAAGTTAGAGGAGTCCTTGTTCGGCAAAGCTAGCATATTCGTCACCGGCAATGATGACGTGATCTATTACACTAACTTCAAACAAACGTAGTGCCTTGACAATAACCCTGGTAATATTTTTGTCTGCTTGGCTTATTATTGAGGAGCCGCTTGGGTGGTTGTGGGCTATGATCATAGCAGATGCATTTAGGTGTAATGCTTTTTTAGCAATTTCTCTTGGATAAACAGTAGCAGCGTTTATAGTGCCTTTGAACATTTCGTCGTATTCGATAAGCTGATGTTGATTGTTTAAGAACATAACTGCGAACACTTCGCGCTCTTTGCGCTGTAACTTCATGCGCAAATACTGCCGAGCAGCAGTACACGAATCAATTAATATTTCGTGCTTTTTTAACTTGGCATCAAGAACAGCGATTGCACATTTAATAATTTGCTCTTCCATGCCCATCCAGTCAACGTCAGTTAAGTCAGTGTTGCTTGTTTGAGATTTAAGTGCTGTGAGGTATGTCGCTTCGGTTTCGCTGTTGATTGTGTTAGTCATTTGCTTTGCCCTCTGTATTGCGCAAGTGTTAACAGTATACTGTCTCCACTTACGTATTACAATAACTAATTAAGGGTTGCTTTTGAGGAGCTCTTCTATGATAGCATACTGTTCGTCGTCGTATGCAACTAGATTAACTTTATTAACTGCTTCGGTGTGCTTTAACTCTTCACGAACGGTGTTTACCATAATTCTAGCTGCTTTTTGTACATCAAATCCGTAAACCCCAGTAGAGATAGTCGGAAACGATATGCTTACTAGACCAAATAGTTCTGCTACCCGTATGCTCGAAGCGTAAGCCATTGTAAGCAAGGCCTGTCGGACTTCGGAGCATTTATATACGCGGCAGTCTGGACCAACAGCGTGAATAAGGTAATCACATATACGCAATTCCTGGAGGCCAAATGCCGGTGATAGCACTGCTCCGCCTGTGTGACATCCGTGGCTATAAAACCTGCTATTGTATTTGTCTAGTGGCTCGGTGCCGGCCTTAGCATATATAGCACCGCATACTCCCTCACCTCCAAATAGTCCTGGGTTAGCTGCGTTGACAATCGCATCGCACTTAACTTCGGTGATGTCACCTTGTATTAATTTTATTACTGAAGCCATTAGCTTATCCTAAGTTTGTTTGTAGTGTGTTATTATAGCACGTATAAAAACACACTACAACGTCTGCTTAGAATGCTTGATGCCAGTTATACGGATCTTGCTTAGGAACCTTGCTGAGTACAAGATTAAAATCCTTATTTTCATAAGTATACTTTGTTCCGGCTTTGTCAACACTTATAAGATTTGATTCAGTAAAGTACGAGCACAAATAGTCGTCCTCGTCGTCTTTGTCTTTTATAATAAAATCAAGATCAAAATTGCAGTTGAACGGATTAAATCTTAGATCGTTTACGTTCGGCTGTAAATTAGCATCCGGGTGTAGCTGTTTAAAGCTAGCACTTGGTAATATTTTATCGATAATAAACACTGAGGAATCTTCCGGCATACTAATATTTAGAATATCCATTGCTTGCTTAACAGGTTCGTTGTATCGATTCATTTCTTCTACTAATGACGCAAGCATATCAAAGTTAAACCTAGGAATAAATCTAGTTAAACTAATCACATCGTCTTTTTGCTTTTTGTCTACCAGGTTATCATCTAGGTATTCATTAACGAACGCTTCGTCTAAGCTAGTAAATTGAATGCTGTAAAAAATACGCCCTGGACGATTGGTCATATAATAATTATTATCTACCTTGTTACTTGTTAGTAGAAATAACTTTCGACTTACAAACACACCATCTAGCAAGGTTAGCAATCCGTTTGCATCGTCGCGATCACGGTATACTTTTTCGTATTCGTCCATCAATATCACACACGGATCAGATATGCTTTGTAAAAATACATTAAACTCGCTGCCGTGAAACGGAGCATTAATTAATATAATAGGCATATCGAGTCTTTCGCTGAGCTCAATTGCAGTAGTGCGAGCTAACAATGTTTTTCCTGAACCTTTTTCGCCGGCCATTAGTACGCCAGTGTTGCCTTTGCGACTTGCGAACGTGGTAATAATACGCTCCATGTGAGACAGGGTATTGCCGTATATCTTACCTTTAAATTTCTCAAGATGATCTACCTCGACCAGAAAGAATCCCTTTTCGTCCACGTCAACTGTGTATGTTCCTGCCGGCAGCTTCTTTCGAATGTCAACTGCGGATTCGTCAGTGACTCGGTAAGTAGTGCCGTATTTGATATAATAGCTCATTTTATGTAATTTCCGTAGGTTGGTGAATCATGTAGTTTTTCCCTTCAAATATAACTTCTTCTTTGTTTGTTATTGTGCTAAGTTTTGGCAGATAAAGTTCTTGGACAACAGAACGTGTAATATGACCAGTCGGGCGATGAGCAATAGGTATGTGTGCTAGGTCAGTAACTGAACACTCAACGTCGCGCCGCTGTACGTATGTTCCGCGCTTCTTCCACGTTTCTAGATCGCTCCAGTTAATGCCTTTTCCTTGCCACAACTTCTCTTGCAGTTGGTTGCTCGAGAGATTTTGCAAGCTTGCGTGAGTAAAATATGTATGAGCTAGCATTGACACTGAATTCTTACTAGCATCAAACTCTCGCCACATAACTGCATTAACAGCTTCTGCGCGATTAGGCACATCAAACACTCGACAGTCGAACACAGGCATGCTAGCTAGTGAGCCCGGCTTACTATTGCCAATTGACTGAGCAAATGATATAGTGGCAATGGATGCAAGTACTGAGTTTAGCTTGTGGACCTTTCCGTTAAAAAACGATTCTTGCCTAGGAGTTGTTCCGTCAAACACTAGCGTAATCTCGTCGCTTTGTGTGTAGCCAATCGAACACATCGATTGTTTAACTAATTCTTTAGTAGCCGCAACCATTGCGCATTTCATATCTTCGTCAAATGGGCTTAAGAAGTCTTTGGTAAACTTTGAAAACGACCGCCCGTCTATTCTTGCTATAATCGGCAGCCCGGGCATTGTTTTTTGTTGCGTGTATCGTGCTTCGTATTCTTTCATACGATCACCTAGCTTGTCTTTCATTAGGTTACCTTATTGATAATGGCAGCAATAGACGGTAGTGATTGCACTACCGTCTGCGTAATACTAGCCAACTAGCTATTTACTGAAGGTAGTCGCCGTCGGCGTTAGTCCAATATTTGCATTCGTCGTAATAGTCGTTGTCCCATACAACTAATATAGAGCCATGGGTGTTATCTGTAATGTCAACGTCGCCGTCGCTAATTGCTTGTCTAACAGATGCTCCGTCTAATCCTAATATCTCAGCAGCTCGCTTTACGTAAAGCAAATCGTCGTTTTTAGGACTACCTCGTGTTAGTATGTTTCGCCCGCCGGATTCCGTAAGCTGTCGCACTTCGCCTTGCTCAGTTGCTTTATCAGCAACTGACAAGTCAAAGGTGTGTGAGTTGTCAATATCTCTATTAAGCTCGCCTACGATCTCGTATTCGCATGCACGCCCCTTGGAGTTGTTATAGTCAGTTGGTATACTAACAACGTTAGCCGGATTGACCTTAACGATTACAGTGCGACCAGGGCCACCATAATTACCTAAGTATTCCTGCGAGCAAAAATGTAAACCTTCTGAGCAAGTGTCATTAGGATTTTCGTTAACGCGGTTTCTTGGCATTTTAACTATTGCGCCAATTGAATTGTCCATCTTGCCTGTATGGTGATCAGTGTAGTTTGATTTAACCATCTTGTACGCTAGGAAATGACCGTCTTCGGTGATAGGCAAGTCGGTTGCTTCAAGGAAGCCAAATAATTGATCAACTGCGCGTTTCGATGGATTGTCATCTAGGTTCTCAACAAACAAACACATAGGATTAATATCAAACCCTTCGTCTGCCATACATAAAATGCGATTAGCAAGCGATCCGTGCATCTGTTCGTCATCTAGTGTAATAACACCGTCTTCTAATTTAACGCGCGAACCTTCGACATTAAATTTCTTGGCGTAATGCTCCGTTAGATTAACTAACTCTTCTGCTGTTTCATAATCTTTATCGCGAATAGCAGCCCGTATTTTATCGTATTGTGAGTGTGACTCAGAAGTCACCACTTGTGTATCGCCATTGATAATCATGACGATAGAATCTGGTGTCACATTTGTAGCCTGAATGGTCATATTTCTATCTCCGTTGCATTAATATTCTGTGTATGTAGTTTAACTTTTATTTAATGAGTTGTCAACTGGTATGTTGGATTATTATTGTTTATTGCTACTACGCAGCACCGTTTTAAGTGCTGCGTAGTAGCGTCTTAGACCGTGTGTAAGCGCAGAGCGCAGACAAGACATAGTAGTGTACTGCTTAATCTACCAGCGCTGCATCCGCTGTTTTTGCATGTTCATCCGTCACTCTTACATATTCGCTAACTATTTTAAGATCTTCATCTGTATCTAAGCGACGCCCTTCGATAATCATAGTCATCATGGGATACTGTACGAGTACCTCTCGGTAAGCATACTCGAGTGTAGTAACGACTGGGTAACTGATCTCAGTGCCTACCTTAAAGAGTCTAATAGCTGATTCCCAATCGCTAGTCCTAGGGCTGGGACTAAAGGTTAGTTGATCTACTTTAACAAAGCCTGCGCCGTATACAGTATCTTTAAAGTGCTTGGCTAACTTGTTAATATTATGAACCTTAGTGCGGCTGTAGCCTGTATCTCGACCAAACAAATGCAATGCGTGCTTTTGCTCAATATCAGCGACCATAGCGTGAGCTCCTTTAGTGACATACTCTTTTAAAGCTTTGTATAAGTCGGTATAGCCTTTGCTGTTATTAGTAAATCTCACTCGTCCAGTGCGGTTAACACCGATAATCTCTAAACGTTGCTGTGCTGTAATCATACCTATGTTAAAGGCTGTTGTAATTATTCCAGATTCGCTCATGTCACTATTGTAAAAACTTGCGTCCATTGAGCCGCCGTGTATTTGTAAGAAATAAGTATCGCTGCCGTTTGCGTACCCACCGTCGCGCACATCAACTCTGCCTTGACTGACCCAAGCTTCTTTATTGTTATAATCTGGTTCACTGTCATATTTCCAAACCTCAACCATATGCTTGGGATTCACTACAGCGGGGCCTGTTACAACCGGCGCCGGTTTAGGCAACTCAGATGCTTTCTTGAAGTCAGTCCACTTAAGTCCAAGTTCTTTTTTCATTGCGCCTACACACGAATTATTAGCAAAGCGAATTAAGTAAAACTCTGCTCTTAAATCATTAGGTGCTACAGTAGCGGCATATTCTTTAATTCTTGCTCGGCTGCCTACTTTTAAGTCGTCTAATATAAAGTGTATATTTTTACTAGGGATAACTCGTATTTCGCTATATTTTAAGGCAAGCTCAACGCGTCTCATTACTCGGCCGCCGTAGGATCGTTGCGTGCGGTTATATGATATAAAAGACAAGTCGTTGTCGGCTCTGATGCCTATAGACTTGTCGTCTATAGTATGGCCTTGCCATGTAGGATTAACCGCGCCTCTAGCTATTAACGTTTTAATCGCTCGATGCTGTGTTAGCTCGCGATACTTACAACGTGCTTCCCACAAACTTTTACAATCGTCAAGCTTTTCGCTAACTGTAGTAGCAATGTCCTTAAATGCGGCCTCGAACTTAGCTTTAATATTTGCTGTCGTTCGGTCGTCGTATGATAAGCCTTCGCGGTTGGCCACTACGTCGAGCTCGCCCATCTCAAAGAATATCTCAATTCCTAAGCCGTCGTATCTGTTTCGATCGCCGTACTCGGAGCTAGCAAATGAGCTAACTTGAATAGGATATGCAACTGTGCCCTGCAATGCTGTTGACCTTGACGATCCGTAATAGTCATTTGGGTCATTTTCAATTAAGCGCCAACCCTTGCCCTCAAGCAAGTACGTAATCTCTCTGAGATTAAAATCAGCAACGCCTATTACGTTAGGAAATACAGGATAGCGCTTGTATATATCTCTTGATTTATTCTCAAAATCACGAAAGTCATCTTGCTTAACGGCCATCTTAATAAGCAAGCCGGGATGTTCCTCACTTGCTTCTGGGAAGCCGTTAACTAAGTGTATCGACGGAACACCGTCTTCACCTAAGTCTACAATATAAACACTTTTCTGCCCATCAAACCACGATGTAACTGTAAATGCTTCGGCGTATGAGAAAGGAGACTTGGAACCTAAACCTAGCGCACCAGTAAAGTCGTTACTGTCGCTTTTAGTAGATTCGAAGTATGTACTGTAAAGGTGCATCATATCAGCATGACATAAGCCAATGCCGTAGTCGCGTATGTGATACCAAGGCTCAAGCTTGTTAGGAAGATGTACATCAAACGGTTGATCAGTATTGCCGGCAGCAATGTGTGCATCCCATGCGTTTGATCCAAGTTCGCGCACCACGGCACGTATCTTGTCAGTATACAGTCCGTCGGACAGTATCTTAAATGCTTTTGCTGATGCCTTAATTTTAAAGGTGCCGCTTTCGCCTACACCTGTTCGATCAATGGCCGTTACTGTTGCTGTTGTCTTCATCTAACTCTCCGCCCTGTGTATTGTTTGTGTATTGTTTTGTTTTGTGTATGCTTGTATATAATAGCAACTATAAACGAGAAAAGCAAGCTCTAGTTTGACACTAGGCTTGCTTTTTTGTTTTTAATTCAAGTGTTCACGACACCTTTAATCCTAGCTGTCTATCCAGGTTCCTGCGATATCTTCTTCTGTTATGACAATTTCTCTGCCTGCTTGGCCGCATTGGCCTGCTTTTTTGACCCACTGGCTATAACGTTCGGGTGAACCCCAAGCCTCGTTTGGCAGATTGTTGTAGCACCACTTTACCCACGCAGCTAAGTTGCGTTGATTTGTTGCGTCTGCTCTACTCACTGCTTCGTGTAAATCGTTGCAAAGAACAGCTTTCATAAAGCCACCTGGCTCAATGCCGAGTCTAACATATCGCTCCATGCCTGCTGCCATGTACTCTACTGGACAATCTTTAAAATCCATTGTGCTTCTCCCGTTACCAACTAAATGTGATGAATGATGATACTATTGTTATACCTGCAAATACAAACCAATGAACAACTGCTGCACTACCTCGATCACTGGCGGTATAATCGCTTGTATAAAAAACTTCTTTGACAGTTTTACCATCCCGCGTTGTCGATACAACTTTCTTGTCAGTTTTGCAGGCCATCTTTCGGAATGACCAAGTCCATATAATCATTGCAATGCAAAAGAATGAACTACCTAATACAATATGTACCGCCATTTCTCCGAATAAATGCCAGACGATTAACACTATAGCTATCTTGCCAACTTTTGAATCAGCAAATCCGTTGATTTCCTCACCAAGTTCGTGCGCAGCGCCACCAATAGCTTTGCCGACGGCTTCTCCAATGTCGACGTATTTCATTACGTCTTCTGGTGTAGCTGAGGATAGACCGCCGCCGCCGATATTTTTATCAATTGTTTCTGCTGTCTGTAATACTAGCTGAGCACGCTGTACATCCGTGAGCCCGTGAGTTTTGATATCCTGCGCTTCAACGCAGGTACTCATCAGGACTATAAGGAATCCCACTATAAGTACGCCAAGAAATTTACCTATCATAATAATTACTCTCTCTGTGTGTGGTTAATGTTTATGCGAATGTGCCAGGTAACGCAGCAGCCCAGTTAATGAATCTGCTTTCGTCGTCGAGTAGTACAACTCCTACTAAAAAGAAAACTAACGCGCCGCCCCATTCTCTTGACCGAATAAGCATAAACGCAATAACAATGGCAGCAATGCCTAATAACGACATCATTGTGTGCTACTCCTCTACGTAAGTGTTTAAAAATATATTATAGCAACAACACACGACAAGGTCAAGCACTAAATTAATCCTCGTATTCTTCTTTACGAGCCTTGTAAACCTTGTTAATTGCAGAGTGAAGGAATCGCATAGTAGTTTGATCGTCGTCCTGTGAACCCTGTCCGCACTGCGGCATCCACGGCTTTCGCAAAGAGTCCATTTGCATAGAAACTATAGATAAGTCGGCGAACGGCGGCAGCACTTCATTAAGTCGATCGACGTCAACCTTGCCGTCGTGATGGCATCCTTTAATTATATTAGCTAGTTCAGAGACGCAATGATTACTAATGTAGTGCATTAAGTCCAATTCTCTAATTCTTGATTCCCAGTGAAATTTTTCCACTAATTGGTCTATTTCTTTTTCTACGAGTGCTGCTTGATAAGCTGGACTGTTGCAGATTGTTAATTTATCAAACGATTTAGATATCATGCTAGCAGCACTGGTTATACGTTTATAACCTTTAATTCGGCGCCCGGCAAGTTCATCCCATACCTTACCGTGTATGTGAATTATGCCAATCTGTAAAGAAGTTGCTGCCTGGCTACCCCACATAATCCTGCCGCCTGTAGTTAATCGGTTTTGGCTTATTAAAGTTTGTATGTTATCTAGATCCAACTTACTAGGGTCAACTTCTTGCTGGTGGTATTTGTTCTCGCCTTCTGCCATAGGTAGGACAACTTCACGTAATGTCGACATAATGTATTGAGTGTTCCAGTCTTCTACTATATCCTCAATGCGGCCGTACTCGTCGTACTTACCCCTGAACGGAAGGAACATTGGCTGCCATATATCCGTGTGATAAACTGACCCTCCTGACGAAGAGGGGCTTGCGTTTTGAACAACCAGTAAGCCGACAATGTCGTCCGTGGCCGTAATAGCTACGTTTGATATCCCGCATGTTGAATTCCAGCAACCCATTTTACTTTACTCCTCGGTGAATTCTACAATGTCAAAGTCCCAACAGTCGTCGAAACTTACTATGAATGTTTTTTCTGAATCAACGTCCAGTACTTCAACTAGCCGTTTGTCTAAGTCGCGGGTAGTAATTACTCCTATGCCTTCGTAGTCTCCCGGACCAGGGTATGTTTGTCCTACTATTGCTCCGCTTACTGGCTTTCCGTTCTCGTCTAACATTACGTTAACGCGAAATTTGCAAGCCCAGTGTTCGCCGGACGGTATGTCTTCAATATTCATAGTTACTCCTGTTTGTAGTTAATAGTTTTATTCTAAGTCTTGAATATCCGCAATTGCGTTTTGTACAGCAGTTACCCAATTCAGCGCTGCCTGCTCTTTAAGCACTATACCGTGTTCCTGGATGTCAACTCCTTTGACTAGAATATTATATGCTTTTTTAATACGCTTCCACATGCCGTCTGTACTCAAGCTGTAGGGAGTCCATGTTTTAACATAGAAAGTTATGTTGACTCCGAAGTCGGTCTCTGCATCAACCTCTATCCAAGTATCAACGGCATGATCTTCACAAGTGCAGTCACATTCAATATGATAAATCTTTGCGTTATCTAAACTGCTGGATTCCGAAATACCGCTTGCTGGCGTCTGAGCTTTGATATTCATAGTTACTCCTTTGTTGCAAATATATATGCTCTTATATCTTCGCGAGCACCTTTAGTGGCCCTGGCATGTTGGACCACGCATAGTTTAATGAACGAAGTGCTTTAACTAGTGATGCAGTCGACCGTCGACCAATGCCGCCTTTAATGAAGACCTCGTCGGCACCATATGTAACCCATCGAGTGTAGAAAACTGAAGGACGAACAAGATACTTGTAACTTTTAATTGTAAGAGTATGAACACCTTCGTCGGTTTGGACCTCGTATTGTCCTGCTTTTACCATTAGCAAGCGCATTATTCTAATCCGCTAATATTAAATGATTTGCCCTTCTCGAAGTGCTCTGCTGCTCTACCGCTATAATAAAACATCTTGTTGCATTGTGTGCATTGATAGCGATGCAAGTCGATGTCATTGGTTGTTGACTCAACACCTCCGTCTATCCACTCTGACTCGTCTAATTCAAAGCCGCCCAATTCGTATTCTTCTCGATCAAAGTCAGGTCGATCGTGCCAGTATCCGGCTACTTCTCTTGTATGAGTACAAGTTTTAGGATCTTTCATTTGTTTAGTTTCTCCTGTCTTAGTTTCTCTAAGCTATTTACGTGCTTACAATCCCCGCGGTATTGATACCCTGGACAAGTACACATCACTACACCATCGTTCACTGTAACTTTGTATGTATTTCCTTTAGAGCCGGGTACTGTATATTCTTCATATGGCGGAGCAACTTCAACAGCAGCTTCTTTATAGTTAACTGGTGTTCCGTTGACTTCGACTATGCGATGCCGTTGCAGAACTCTAACTGGAAATTTATGTATTGTAGTAGTAAGTCCAATGCGGTGTTCGCCGTGCCACTTATCACATACAATAGTGCCGGAGTATTCGTTGAACTCTTTTATGTGGTCTTTCGAATGGTAGGCGTCGCGGTACTGCCACTGTACATTTTCTACCTTAAGTATAACTTTTTGACCAGCGGCTAGTAACATTAGCTATCCTTATATATGACAGTCGATTACTGAGATCCATGCATCGTCCGGCAAGTTATCCCACATGTTCATCCACTGTGTGTACCATTCGTTACGATCAAGTTCGTTACTTGACATGCCGAACCAACCCATTTCTCCGCGTTGATGCCATCCATTACTATCAAGCATTGCGTAAGAAAGATTCTGCTGCCGACACTGTGTTTCGTAATCTTCGCGTGTGATATCGATCATATCATCTACTGCTAGCCATATGTATTCGTCGCGCTCCCACCCGCAGCTTTCTAAAAACTTATGCAACGCTGGCTTTTGATTGTGGTATGTATCGCGTGCTAAATCTATGTCGTTGTCTAATTCATCACGCACAGTATGCCATGCATGCCAGTTGTTTTCGATAAGCCACGGACTAATAAGATCAAATTTTTCTAGTTTCTTCTCAACACCATTAGATAACATAGCTTCTAAGTCAATGTCTGCCTTTAGCGCTTGGTTAACTTTATCGCCATCTCTAGTTATTAACATACCGTCCCATCGCCCGCCAATAGAATACCAATCCCATTTAGCATTAGGGTTGGTGCGTTTGTATACTCGCGTAATAGAATCATGTTCGTCAACTGTTGCATAGCCGTAAGTAGTGCCGTCGACGCTCCTTCGATCAGTGCCGCGTGGCACTGTTTCGTACTCGTAGTCCTGTGCCAGGAATTGTAATTCATTTAGCAGAGGTGAGCTACACTGTGCTAAGTGTTCGTTGTTGCTAGCATGTTCTTTGCGGAATTCAAGCGTGATGTCAATGTCCTGCACAAATTCATCGTCGTGGCCGGTACATTCAAATTCATGGAACGGAGCTAATTGTGATTTGACGGTTTCGTTGTCTTGTATAGCAGATAGTACTACGAAGTGGGACATAATATTTCCTGTAATTTATTAATGTAAAAATAGCATAACTTCTGCGTTGTAGTAAGTCAACAGGTGTTTGCTAGCTAAGTGACTTTACGTTTTACGTCAGCTGGTATCTTAACTCCAACCAGCTTGGAGACTTCATTTGATACTGCAATAGCTAAGTCGGTATCTACTTCTTTGTGCTGATTCTTTCTCGAGCACCATCCTCTAGCAACAGCACCTAGTATTTCTTCGTAAGTAGGTTTTTTCATTTAATACTTCTCCTAATCAATTAATGACATTCACACAGTCCGCCGTTATAAGCATAAGGGCCTCGTGGTCCTTGGTGATCTCCACCTACATAATGACAACCTTTTTCGCCGTACCAATCCTCGCCGTCCCCACAGCAATCACAAACCTGCACATCGTGATCGTTGTTGTTTGCAATCCATAATAAAATAACCTCTGGATCTTCTGAGTATTCAATAGCTTTGATTTGCTCAAGGTTGATAAAGCCTTCACCTTTACATCTAGTACATACTGTCATGTATCACCTGTTTATTTAAGTGTTGCGCTCATTCCGTTCAAACCTGCACCAAAGTAAGAAGGCTTTAATTCAATACCGTTCTTATCAACAAATTTAACTTCGTTTTTTTCATACTGTGTTATTAGCTTATGGCTAAAGTAATAACACACGCCTTTTTCTTTTGTTATTTCTTTCATATATTACCTCCTTAACTCCAGCCACCAACTAAAGGGGTGCCTGTTTTAATTATTTGACTTGTAGCTTTTACCGCTTCATTAAATAGTAAAGGATCATTATTCCTGCTATCCGGAAATACTTCCCAGATCATTCCATGTCTAGTTTGTACTGTCCAGCTACCATGATCAAAATAAGGTACTTCAAATTCCATATCTTTCATATATCACTTGTGCCTGCCGTCACCTTGACAACGCCCGCACATAACACCACGGCCCCAGTCATCAAGTACATTTCCGGTTGTTGTGCAGCTTCGGCAAGGCTTTGTATTATTCAGCCATCGCCTGTGCTTTTCTTGATCAGTTTTGAGTTGCGTCAGCTCTCTTGCTTCGTCGGATATATAGTTAGCGTTAATTACATCCAAGCCAGTAGCTAGCCCGTGATTTTCGTGAGCGCCTTCGACCCATCCTGCAATAGTATTAATTTGCTCGTCGGTTGCATTTAATTTTGCATCCTCGCACGCTTCTCTTATACATTCATCCCAGTAGTCCATAACTATTCCTCTTGTTTAGGAAAGCAGGCCATTCCGCCCTTGCTATCGCCTGCTACAAATACACATTGCATATGCGGTGCTGCTTTTGATGTAAACTCATACACGCGTAAGTCCGAGCCTGCCGCTTCTAGTCGCCATACTTTGTCACCAGAATCAGTTATAGTGTTGCTATCAAAACGACTGCCGGCATCGCATGCAGTAAGAGCAAGTGCTGAAAATGCTATTAATATTAATTTTTTCATGTTTAGTTCTCTTCTAGTAAGTCAGTGGGTATTTTATCGCATGACGCTGCGGCCATTCGACGGAACGATTGTGCAAAACAAAGGCCTGTTCTTGAGTCCTTGTGGTAAGTAATGCTTTCTATATTAGTGGCGTTAACTGAGCCGCCTACGTTGTTCTTAAACATATAAAAAATAGCAGAGACAAGCATAATGACGCCAATTAAAGTTACTGCGAATTCGGATTTTGTCATATTATTTCTCTCCTGATTTAATAGTTGATAACTCGTATTCTAGTGCTTTAATGCGAGCCTTAAGTGCAGGCACTGACTGGCCGATATGCGGAGTTAAGCACGCTGGCACTTCCATGCCTAGCTTCTGGAATAAATCAGCAAGCTCTGCTGGCTCAGCATCTGAGCAGTCGCCTTCGTAGTTAGCTATTCTTTCTACTTGCTCCATGGTCTTAACATCGTATGCTAAGTCAAATTCGCGCGGTAAATCTTTCATATAAAGCCTGTGTGCTAAGTTGTAACAGTATTATAAACTATTGCTAGAATTAACGCAACTTCTTTCTTGACAGTTGTTCTTGAAAGATAGGATAGTACTCACCTAAGAACGCGTCGTCCATTATACACTGCTCTGGATCTTGCCAAATATATTCTGCGTGCCCTCTGTCTATGTTTGTGTTATCCTTAAGTATTTTCAATAGGCGATGCTTTTCGTAACTGTGTTTTAACAAAGGAAAGTCTTGTTCAAAGAAGCGGTAGTCCCAACTCCAGCACTTAGGTTCCAGGATAGTGCTAGACATTGTATGTCTGAAATTGTTTGACCGGAAGAACGCATTGCTAACTTCTTCCCACGGACCATTGTAGGAACCACTTCCGCCGGTGCCGGAGTGCGTTAATGTGTTTCTAAGTGTACCGGAAGTGCTGGCGTTAGATGGTTTATCAAATCGCATCCAGACTCGGCCAGACCACCCAGGGTGGCCAGTAGGTAGAGTGTTATCTTGCCGAGCCCAGTTTGTTTTGAGACCCGCAGGAGCATAGTGCGAATTAGATACGTTTTCGTTTCTTTGTACCGAAAACGAAAATCCTACAAGTTTAATTTTTGGATCACGGTCATTTTGAATTATACGAACACAGCACTCTCCTAGTTCAACTAGGCTGTTAGGCTCTTTTCCTGCCTTGTTAAGAAATTGTTGCTTAAGTTGTGTCATAATATCTCAATACCGTAAGTGTAAAAATAGACGGTATAACCCATACCCTATCGCTACTAATAAAGTCAGCGGATAAAATATGGACATCAAACACGTAAGGACTAGTTCACGATCAGATAATTCTCTGCCGTGTATATCCACAGCAAACTTAAGAATAATTAAATATATAAAGCAAGCCGGCATCGCCCAGTATAGTGCGATCATTTCTGTGTATGGCATGCTATTTTCTCCTTGGAAGTTTGAATTCACGATGCTTAGTTAGGCACAGCCATAATTTATTTTGCGATAGCTTGGCTGAATTAAACAAACTGCCTTCCGCTATTAGGTCTATCAATGCAATGAATATCAAAAGGATACCTATGCCGGCCGATACTGGATAAAAAATAGATGAAATTAACACATCGCCGTAATTCTTATTAGACAGGGGCATGGTTGCCTTTTTGTCTATGTTAGGCCACCTTCGAAGTAATACCAACGCGGTGATTAACGAAGGCAGCACCCAAAATAATAACACTTTATCTAGTATTGTCATGATCGTCTTCCTCTTCTATTTCTTCGTCCCACTTTAAGATGTGGTAGTCTTGGCCGCGCTTCTCATGCTTTAAGAAGCCTTCTTTGCACAAGTGCTCGATAACTCCTTCGGCAATGGTATTGCTGTTGATCAGTGCTTTTCTTACTAGATAGCCTGCCACAAACGACAAGATCACCATTAATACTGGGTATTCCATTATACCTCCTTTAACCTTATTAAGAAACCTGTTGTGTCTTTCTTCGCTCTACCTTTTGCTTTTAATCCTACAACAACATTACTTGGATCTTGGAAACGTAAGTCATTTTTGTCGCCGTCGATAACATTTAGGTTCCAGTAGCTCTTTGGAACTTTATCAAACACTGCTGCTATGTTATAGCCTTGTTTAATGGCCTTCTGCACATCAGCGTCGTTACCGTCAGCAGCTGAAAATGTTAAATGATAGTTACTTATCTTAGTAGCCTTTCTCCCTAGCACCTTAGTGTAATCATAAAACTGTAAATCAGGAAATAAGGCAAATATGTTTTTAGCGCCGTCAACTGCGTATTTCTCCCAACTAATGTCGGATGTGCCGTTGAGTCTAAAAACAGGAGTCAATCCTTTCTTGGTTGCGTTCTTAACAGCAAACCTTATATCTTGTGCAAGTCGTGTTAAAAACGTACTACGGTCCTGGAAGAACCAAGTAGTCTTGCGTCGACGCGCCCATTGCACTATATTGTTGTTAACCTCAAGAGTTTCGCCTGGCTGAAACATACCGCCGTGTCCTGCTGTATTTAAACATGCTGCTCGACAGCCCGGAGTAGCCTTAGGACAAGTATTTCCTATGCCAACTAAGTCCGACGGAAGCAGCGATAGCATAAACGTAGCGTACCCGTCTTTCTCGCCTTTCCTTGTTTTTGTATTAGCCGGTGATAATAGATGCAGTCCCATAATATAGCCTTGATGTGTATGTGTGTTCTACTATAATAGCAAAGTATACTAGCAAAGTCAACTTATATGTAGAGTTTTGTATTTTATTATTTGTTATACCACGAAACCAGCTATCTTTCTTCTTTCCTGTCACTCTGTAGCATATAGTTGTTGCAATTTTGACAAGGGTCATATTCGGTGTTAGTGGCATAGTGGCCGCCAAGAGGTTGCCCAATCATATAGCCCAACTGGTGCGACGTGCAGGCGCTAAGACTTAGTAGTGCAAGCAGCGCCAAAAACGTATATCTCATGTACTGTTTCTCTTATGTGTAACTACTACATTATACAGTAATTTATAATAACTGTCAAGCGCAGCTCAGCTCGTGCAATAACGAAGCTAAAACTCATAAATACAGTATGAGAACAGGGAGAATCATTATGTCAACATTACGTAAATTCAGCGTAGACTTTGAGCTAGGCCAAGAAATTCTGGTAGGACCCAACAACAAGCGCGAAACAATAACCAAAATTGAATACTTTGAAAAAAGTGGTGAGATTTCACTAGGGACCACAGCAGGACCACGCAGCGCACTTACCTTTCGACTGTACTCAGGTGCGCGACGCAGCCATACACTAACTAACCCAGCAGATAAATACCGTTAAATACAAGGATAATCCATATGAAAATGTCAGATTTAGATGAATCAATTGAGATAGAAGCAAAAGCTTCTTCGGCACTATGTAAGAGCACGCGACCGGACAGCAAACTCGGATCCAGTCAACTTTCTTCGTGCAAAAGTCAAGGTTATCGAAAACGCGATAGTGGAAAGAATTACACAAAGGGCGGCAAGACCCAAAAGGTCGGACGCAAAAAGATTAAAGGCAAGAAGTACGGCGGACCACTTAAAGACTATTCTTAAAAGGACTACACAATGGATTACACCGGACACCTTCTAGTAGCGCACCCTAACCTTGAACAGAGTATCTTTTCAAAGTCAGTGATATTCATTCACCAAGATGGTGAACAAGGTAGCATGGGGATGATACTGAACAAACCTACAACTACTCCACTGACGACATTACTGCGTCAGCAAGGACTACTGAGTATATCGTCAGCTAACATACTGTATCGTGGTGGGCCACTGACTCCGGACTGCATGGTAATGATACACACTAACGACTGGTACAGCTCTAATACTAAACAGGTAACTGACACTGTTGCTGTGTCTTCAGACGAAGTAATGCTAGAAAAGTTAGCAGTTGGTAACGAGCCAGAGCAATGGAAGTTGTGCGCCGGGCAGTGTGCTTGGATGCCAGGACAGTTGCAGGCAGAGGTAGACGGTACTAACGAATTCCCCAAAGATAAGACCTGGCTGGTTGTACCAGCAACTGATGAAATAATTTTTAACGTAAATACCGATGATATTTGGTATCAAGCAGTAGATTACTGTTCTAAAGTATTAGTAGAAACTCTCTTGTAATATACGCACAAGTGCAGCGGGGTCTTTTAGAACACAACTTATTCTAGATAAACTAGCAGCGGGGTCTTTTAGAACACAACTTATTCTAGATAAACTAGCAGCGGGGTCTTTTACTATAAATAGAATACAGGAGATAAACCATGAACACATTTAAAGCAGCAATCTTAGCCGCATTTCTAGTAAGCTTGCCGATATCGGCTATCCCGCAAGATAATAAAACAGCAAAAGTAATGACGGCTCACCTTCCGTGCAATTTAAGACCAGTTGTAGTTCGTACGTTCCCGGAGAAGTATAAACAGAAAGGATTTGCTCAAGGACTTGGGGAAATGATTGTTAATACCCCTACATCTCCGCAAGGATTAGAAAAGCAAGCTGGCGTCTTTGAATTATATGTTGACATGAAGACTGAGACTTTTTCAGTGCTACTCAGTGTAATTTATGAAGGAAAAACTTTTAGTTGTGTTGTAATGGCCGGCAAAGGATTTGGGCCGTTTGATCCAGCAACTGGTGCTGATGCATTAAACAAACCTAAAGGCTTGTCTATTTAAACCAGCTAATCTTTTCATCTGCGGCCTTGCGCCGCTTGTACTCTTTAACAGTGCTAGGATATTTCCAACAGTATAATGCAACCAATGCCATGAATCCTGCGCTCCATAGTGCAGCTTTTACATTGCCTGTTGTAAGGTAAGTAAAGCACACAGTTGATGACATAACTGCTACCATTGCATACTTAAGACGTTGCGGAAACACTTTCTTATCAGTCCAGTTAGTTAAAAACTCTCCAAACCAAGGATGATTGTACAACCATGCATGCATCTTGTCCGAACTCTTAGCAAAGCAAGTGGCTGCTCCTACTAAAAAGATCGAAAAAGGTATGCCTGGGACTATAAACCCAACGTAAGCCATGCCTAAGCATAACATTCCTGTAACGTACCATAAACTTTTCTTTATATTCATGCTGTATTTAGCTAAATAATTGCATGGCAGAAAATAACATATCAACACTAGCAAACAAGCAGTTGCGACAAGTCGCTAAACTAGATTTAGCGGCAGCTAAGCGAACAGCGGATGGAAATCCGCGCGATGTTTACGACATTACTGAGTTACCGACGCAGTACGACGACGACAGCGTAACTGATAATCCAAATAGCGGTGGGCTTTTGTTAGGAAGGCCGTGGAATACAAATTAATCCTTTGCTTAACCGCAAAAACCCAGCACTGCTTCCAGTACTGGGATCTTTGTAGCCAACGCACTAAGTAGGGATTACCTAGTGTTGTTTGTGAACCCGTAAAACCTTAGCAGCAACTACTTTTCAGTAATAGATACATTCAGGTGTTCTACAAAGTGATTATATCACCTCCATTTTTTTTGGTTAAAGTTCACGTTGGCTTAACTTGTAATGAGTGTATTACTTAGAGTCGTTTATAAACTCGTAATATATCTTAGCTGCATCTAGTACTTCTTTAGTACCAGGCACCGCCGGCAATTCTACTTTAAGTTCAACAAAGCCGTTATCTGGCGTAACTGACAGTTCGTATTGGCTGAGCTTGTAGTGATAGTCGCTAAACACTGTTTCTTTTGCTAGTTCTAAAACCTGCGTGCGAATTTCGTATCCGTTGCGGTTAAATTTAACAGTTGGCGTGTGCTTTTCCATTAATGATTTTGTTGCTTGCATGTTGTCAAGCATTTGCGCCATTAGTTCGTCTGGGGTAGGTATTGTCATTTTGTTTTCCTGTGTGTATGTTAATGTGTGTAAATAATTGTCTGCAAGCGTTTATTATATACGCTTTATATTAATTTGTCAAGCTGTAATACTTATACGTATCTCATCATAAGAAAAAACTGCATAGTGCCTAAAAATATTCCAATTCCAACAATAGCTATTAGTCCAAATGCAATATCCTTAAATGCCTTTGTCTCTTTAATATTCTTAATCTTTCCAATCTTCATTATATTTTCTCCTGCGTGTGTGTAAACGGCGTGCGTTTGTGTTTTACGTTCGTTAACCTGCGTTCCAGGTTATAAATGTCTGTCGCTTGTTCTAAGTACCTATCTACTTTACTGGTTCTTGAACTTATGAATGCTCTCTTAAAGCGTTTCCACATTACTGTTGTTCTCCTTTTCGTTAGTTATGTACAGCGATCGTACGTACCCTATAGACTCATTACTATACTCAGCACGTTGTAAGCTTATAATAGCTGCATCAATAGATCGCCGCTGTCTGCGATTACTATAACTAGCAACTAAGCTGTCAAAAAATTTCATTTTTATATACTCTCCTTTATGTGTATGTAGCTGTATTTATGCTGCATTGCACAATAATACTACGAAAAAGCGGTTATGTCAACTACTTTAGTATAAGGACATAAATATTTCTCTTGACAAACCCGTTTGAACTCTGTATTATAGAGGTTGTTGCGCCGTGATCCACTAAATAGTTACAACTGAGTGGAGATCACATGAAAAAACGCACAAGAAGTATATTAGAAGAATTAAACAACCTATCTCCCAGCAAGGATAGCGATCATCTAATAGAGGTAACAGCTAGTAATTTAATTGAGAGTTCAATTAACCTATTAAATCGCATAGCAACTACATATGATGTAGAAACAGCAGCCGAACTTGAAAGGCGTTTTATTAACTCTATTAAAGCAGGCGACCCTCGCAAATTTAAACGCAGCATCAAGAAAGTAATTGAGGCAAGAGATGAACCATCAAGCAACGAAGGCAGGCGGTAATGTTTTTAAGACAGCTAAGGGTAAACTTTTAACACAACGTATTAATAAGCAGGATATAGATCCTACACTCGATTGGTTAGAATCACTAACTAATATTCCACACAAAGACTTCAAATTAGGCACAACAGGCATACACTCTTCGTCTGGTGATATAGACATCGCCGTTAATTCGACATTAATATCAAAAGATGCTATGGTTGAGAGACTTAGTGCTTATGCTACCCAGCACAATCAGCCAGTAACCGATTACGTAAGGAAGACGGGAATTAGTGTACACTTCCGCACTCCTATTAACGGCGACGAACGAAACGGCTTTGTACAAACAGACATGATGTTTGGTGATCCTAAGTGGCTTGAGTTTACTCATGCAGGTTCAGATATAGAAGGCAGTCCTTTCAAAGGAGCACATCGCGCTATACTAATGTCTTCTATAGCAAAAGGCAGCGGCCTTAAGTGGTCCCCTAAATTAGGGCTTTTACATCGTAAAAGTAACAAGCTAGTAGCCAATTGCCCAGATAAGATTGCAGAGTTGCTATTAGGCAGAGGAGCTACTAGGATTGACCTAAATACTGTGGAATCAATGTTAGCAAAGATAAAGCATGTACCTGAATACAACGACCTAATAGCTGATGCTAAAGAAACATTTAATAAACAAGGACTAGAGTTACCATGACCATGAGACATAGTAAGTTGAAAGCTAAGAAGAAGCAACGGCTAGTTGATGCAGCACGCATTGATCATGCAGAAGATGTTATCTTCTGGGAAGGATCGCCCGGAGCACTGAGGGCATTAGCAGCACTGCAATCACTGAAAGAAGGCAAGCACAGTGATGTCACTGTAAAGTTCGACGGTAGTCCCGCAGTTGTATTTGGGCGTAACGAAGCAGGTGCGTTTGTGTTCACAGACAAGAGTGGCTTCGCAGCAAAAGGCTACGACGGAAAAGCTACTAGTCCTGATATGTTAGAATCTATGTTTATGAACAGAGGCAGTGTATTAAAGTCGGAGTCGTACTTGCAGTTTATAAAAAACATGAAGGAAGCGTATCCTGTGTTTGAACAAGCAGTTCCGGCAGATTATCGCGGCTATGTCAAAGGAGACTTATTGTACTTTAATACACCTATACTAGAAGACAACTACTATCGCTTCGTTCCTAATGTTGTAGAGTACGGAATTAGAGCCGAGTCTAGCTTAGGAAAGCAAGTAGGGCTAAGCAAGGCGGGAGTCGTAATACATTCTACAGCGGGGTCAGCTGTGTTTGAAGGTACATCGCTATTAGTATTGCCGCCAGTAATAGTACAACATCCCCCGTCGATTAATAAAGATGCAGTTAACGAGATAAAGATGCTGATTAATAAAAATGCTGTGCTTATTGACTCATTGTTACATGATGGAAACCGACGAGCCAATAAGCTAGCTGACTTACACAAACTGTTCTATGCCTACACAAATAGCAAAGTTGATACCGGCTTATCTAACCTAGGCGAAGACTTCGCTCAGTGGATAACAAACAATCACCGGATACGCGAAACCAAGAAAATCAATATACATAACTGGATATTAGAACACAAGCAAGGGCTAGCAGCTAAGTGGGAGATAGTGTCCGGCATTATGAATTTAAAAGATGATATTGTTAACCAGTTTGACAAACACGACTCGGACATAATACAAAGTATTAACGGAATATCCGGCGGGGAAGGATATGTAATGGAACACTCCGAAGGTAGTATTAAACTAGTACCTCGCGCGCATTTTACACGCGCTAACCGAGCAATAATAAGAAATTAATCCAGTCACTGGATACAGGTATAAGAGCAAGCCTATCTTAATTGCTCCATCAAGGAAACACAATGCAAACTAATAGAGAAAGATTCGAAATAACAATAGAAGACGCAAAGTTTGCAACTGCCGGCCGCCTGCTCATGGAGTACGGTGCCAAGGAACACGACATCGAAAAGTCGCAACTGTATTCAACAATCGGCGGCGTACTGGCTACTATATCACGGCATGACTCTCCTGAAAAGATACAAAAGCGTGTTGACAAGTACGGTCTTGACAAAAAACAGTTTGAAAAGATAAGTATATATGTATTGAAGTTTGTTGATAGGCAAATAGCAAATGGTAAAACATTACAGGAAATAGGATAATATGAATTTCATTAGAGAACTGGCAGAGGATCGCTTCACTCGCGATATACATGACGAGCCATCGCTTACGTATCAGGAGTGTAAAGAAAGACTCTACCTTACACTCTTAATGATAGAAATGCTACGCAAACAGGGTAGCGGAGCAATATTAGTTGAGTACGCACAAGACACAATTGCACACTGCGATTTTGCAAAGTTCCGAGCCGGCGCAACTAGCTTGCACAACTTGATCTATTACGTTAATGGCAACGAAACTTCGTTACAGAAGCTTAAGGATCCCGGCGAAGCAATAGCTATGCGAGAAAGAACAACACTTCCGCTATCGATGGTAACTAGTTACTTGCGTGATGTATCAACCGGCAAGCTACCCCATCGGCCGGAAACTGTGTTGCTTAAAGTTGAGACTGCCCTTGGTATAACCAATTCATCTTATAAGAACTTACGCAGAAATGTTACTTCGTATGAAAGTCTGAGCAGCGCCGATCGGGATCAACTTATAGAAAACATGTGCATTGTAGTTGCTGATAAGACAGACCTAGCAAAAAGGTTGCTATAAACAATAGTAAATGTGCTATTTTTTCTCGATATGATAAATACTTATAACAACTTTGCAAAAGCAGAGTTACCATAATAGATTTCAAGGAGAAATAAAATGGCAGAATTTGCAAGAGTATCAGGTTTCAGCAATTATACACAAGGCACAGTCTACGGCGTAGCACAGTTAAAGGCGTTTTTAATAACAGCACAAGACACCAACGACGCCGCAGTATCCCTAGCAGCCGAGGACGACGCGGCTAACGAAGTAATGGAAGCAATCATTCGTGAAGTGCAGCCGTTAATGTATTACAGCACAGGAACCGACGGAACTATTACAGTAGTAGTCGACGGTCACGGCGTTGATGCAGCAACATTGCAAGCACGCTTGCAACACCTAGGCGCCACTGTTGGCCCAAACGACATTGATCTTTTAGGAACTACTGTTGAGATCGCGGGTGCGCTCGTAGCTACGGCTTAAGTTTAGTTTAAAGCAAAACCAAAAAGGGTTCATATCTTATATGAACCCTTTTTTAATGACTTAAATACCAGTATGAAAATAAAAATAAAAACGTTAATAGACATCACAAACACCGGAGCACGCCGCGGCGAAACTCCTCACCGTATGAACCAACAGCAGAATTATCTAACGTTTTTACAAACGCTTGGGTTACGGTCTAACTTTGACATAGACGAGTATCCAACAGTTGACAAAGAAACTACAAAAGACTTTGGTTCTAATTACAAAGGCAGACAAAACGTTTGGACAGTAGTAGTTGACCTTCCGTTCGAAGGTGCATTAACGGAAGACATGCTGTTGGATGACTTCGACCTGGTGCCTTTTATATCAAATCTTGACGAAACAGTTAAATTTCACACAGAAGCATTCAGTACAACTGACAACACTGAGTTAAACATTCGATTCCTTACTATCGAATAAATACACTTAGCAGTACGAAAGTACACAGGTATATGCATTATATCGGTAACAAATTAAAGGGATAATATATGTCAATTGAGAATGAAAGCTTAGAAGCCCACGTAGAGTTGTGTACACTTCGGTACGACAACCTTGAAAGAAGGCTTGCAGCTATAGAAGCGAAAGTTGAGACTGTGCATTTTGATATACAAGCAGGCAATAAGTCGGTAATGAAGGTTATTATCGGCGCTACGGGTACGATCGTTGCTGGTCTACTCTCCACCATCGTAGTTCTGCTAGTTAGCTTTACATAAATATAGGTATGTTACTTCGAGAGCTTACAGAACGGCAAGTATGGGCAAAGTCCGGTACTAAGCTAGTCCGCAAATATCGTTGCTCTTCAGGAGCACGTAAGGGCAGGAACGTCGCTAAGATGTCACAATGCTTTGCTGCTCCTAATCAGAAGCGCAGGATGTCCATGAAGAAGACCAGAGCAAGACTTGGGTCAAAAATGGTACGTAAGGCAAAACGAACTAAAAGGCTGAATCCGGTTTCAAAGCGAGTGAAGACGTTAAATAAGAGTAGGAACAGATGAGAGCAGTAGAATTTTTACAAGAAGCAACCAACCAAACATGGGGCCGAACCGGAAATACAACAACTCGTAAGTATCGTTGCACTTCCGGACACAGAAAAGGCCGAGTTGTTGCAAAAGCTGCAACATGTACTGCTCCGCTAAACCAAAAGAAATCACAGTCGTTAAAGCGTACAAGAGGTCGCTTAGGCGGCAAGCAAGCAGTGAACCGCGCTCGTACTATTCGGTCAAACGCAGCGACAAAACGTCTAACAACGTCTAACAAAAGTCATAAGAAGTTTAGTAATAATCGAACTTCGAGGTTAAAAACAAGACGATGAGAGTAGACGAGGTAGTACCAGCCGTTGCAGCAGGATTGCGTAGTGCTGCTGCCAAGACCAAAAAAACTATTGCTAATAGCGCAGCAAAGAAAGTCGCAGGAGTAGGCGGCGACAGGCAAACTCGACCAACTGGATCCCCGGCGATAAAACCAAACACAGGTGACTTTGGTAAAGCAGGTGGATTTACTGAACCGTCCAACACATCGAATGCGCCTGCTTCACAAACTCCTACAGGCACAACCGGCCAACGACAGCAGACCATGGGCGCCGATGACGCAATGGATGATAAACAACTACAAGATCTTATGAAACAAAAAGAGATTGCAGTTGGTGGTTCTAAGGTTAAGTTCAAAGGACCAATGGGCAAGAAGCTTAAAGTTGACATTAACGGAATGCCGGCTATGATAGATAAGGACGCGCTAGCGTCTCAACTAGCAGCAGAATACGGAGTAGCTGGCAATGAAAATAAATGATATAATGGGCAGCTTTAGTATTGCCCTTAGTAACGAAGAAAGTCAAATACTTGAAGGTATGCCCGAATCAGTAATGCCATTGGATTCTTTTCCAGAACGCGAACAAACCATTATTGAGAACTTAGTTAGGAAGAGTCTTATAAGTAAGATTGTCCATAAAGGGCGCACTTTGGTAGTAAGGAATGATCAATAAAGCACTTTTAGCAGAATTTGAACAACTATTGCTTGAAAACTTAGAGAAAGCAAACTTTCCCTGTGTGCGTGGCAATAGCATTCGCATTGGTGCAATGATTGTGCGGTCAAATAAACGAGGACACTTAGTCTACAATACAAACGGCAATGTTCAAGTGGCTAGTATGTTTAGTAAAGCAGCAGCAGTAGCACTAGCCCGAACAATGGCCGATGGCAAAGACCACTTAAAGAAGATACGAGAGATTGACGACGATATTGCAAAGTACTATTCCGAAGCAATCTTTTATAAACATAACTTAGATCGCACTACTGACGAGTTCCGTCGTTGTGTATTAGAAACACGCTATGATATAGCAAAAGCGCACACTAGCGAAGCAAAATACCGCCTCGACAGTTATATATTTGATTAAATTAATATAAATAACAGTAGAGAGTCATTTCAACAAACAGGGATAAAATAATGAGAATCGGAGAAATTTCAAATAAAGTAACAGCAAAGTCACTCAATGAGAGTCTTGCTAAAAGGTTTAACAAGAAGATAGATCTTGAAGGATTTACTAATGAAAACCTAGAAAATGCAAGAAACAAGTTGCGCACTCAGCTATCACAAATTGAAACTAACGAAAGCTTTGATGCTGTTGGTGACGAAAGATATCAGCAGTCGAAATTGTTTCTTGATGTATTAAATGCAGAGATTAAAGAACGTGCAGAAGTTGACACAGAATCGCTTCGCAAGTCTAAAAGCAAGTCAAAGAAATATCGCCACGGACGAGGACGTTTTTCTAAGGGACACACGGGAATGGAATCATCTCCGGAAATGGAAGCTACTACGAAAAAAGACCATCCGTTAAAATTAACAGCCGAAAAATTAGCTACTATAAGTGACCTTCCGACTGCTAAGCAAGTTGCTGCTGACGCAATTTCTGCGTTGGAAATGAACGACAAGAAGAAAGCTAAGTTTTTAAATAACGTAGAGAAATCAAAGAATGTAATGAACCTTGTAACTATGATGTATAACATGATACTCTCAGCATCAGGCGACGGCGTTGTCTCTAGTAACTGGAACGACAGCGTAGATAACAACGAAGCCACTGGCGACGAATGGCGAGAAAGCTACGCTCGTGTTATTGAAGGGATTAAATCTAACAAAGCATTTAGTAAATCACTAAATGAGCAAAGCGGTAAGTTTCTTAAAGAAGGCGAAGAAGACAAAGCCGAGCTAGTAATGGCAGCAAAAGACATGGTTGACCGGCTAACAGGTTGGATGGAAGACACTGCTGAGATGCAAACAGAATCGATGCTAGAACTAGCTGATGCTATACGCGACGAGTACGGAGCCGACCAATCTGAGAAGTTTACCGGAACTGTTAAACCATCGCTTGATGAACTTTACTCAGCAATGGAATCAACTCGTGTTGTATTAACACACGGTGTTGGCTTGCTAACAGGCGAAGCTGATGCAATGGGCGTAATGGGCGATGACGATCCGCTGGATGACACTGACGGAATGGATAACATGGATGACATGGAGCCAACAGCTGACATGGATGCAGAAGCAGGCTTAGACATGGACGACGAGTTTGGTGCAGCAGGCGCAGCAGCAGGCGGCGAAGAAGAAGCCGGTCGCATGAAACGCGAAAGCCGCGAAAACACTAGACGATTACATAAGATCATGGCATCGGAAGGCAAGGCTAAAAAAGGCAAGAAGCCAGACTTCTTAGATGTTGACAAAGACGGTGATAAAAAAGAACCGTTTAAAAAAGCAGTAGCTGATAAGAAAAAGAAGCCTGTTGCGAAAAAATCAAAAAAAAAGTAAAAGAAGCAGCTAGCGATTCGGCTAGAGAAGTTGGAATGCAAACTTTCAACGTCCTTAAAGCGCTTGTACCTATGAAGGGCGAGCGCAAACTTCCGCTAGATAAACTAAATCATTTCATGGCACGGAACAATGTGCCACAGTTTACCTACGAAACCTTAGCAGCACTATACGATTCTAATGTAGCGATGCAGAACATTGTTGCAGACTTCAACAAAGAAACAATCACCCTAAGCAAAGACAAAGCTGACGTTGCTCCTACCGACGACTTAGGCGGTAGTGCTGACACAGTAAAGAACATGGCAAAGAACGCAACCGATTTAAGTGATCTCTAAGATTGACAGGTTAGCCGTTTCGTAGTATAATTACTGCATGACATTACTAATTGAAAAATACGAGTACAAAAAACTAAGCAGAGCAGAAGATTCAAACGGAAAGAGGCAATACCTTACTCCGTTAGGAAATTCTGTCGCCTCTGTTACCACTATACTAGATGCAACAGCAGACAAGTCAGGGCTCGAACGTTGGCGCAGAAGTGTCGGCGAAGCTAAAGCTAAAGAGATTGTAACCGAAGCAGCTAACCGCGGTACACGCATGCACAAGTATCTCGAAGACTACGTAGACTATGGTGTGTTTCCTAAGTGCGGCTCTAATCCTTACGCAAAACAAGCGCACGGCATGGCAGAAATTATTCGCGACAATGCGCTCGTAGACATGGATGAGATCTGGGGCTCGGAGTCTACGCTGTTTGTTGAGCAGATATATGCAGGCACTACTGACATAGTAGGTGTGTATAAGGGCAATGACTCAATATGCGACTTTAAGCAAACTAATAAACCCAAGAAGGAAGAATGGGTACAAGACTATTATTTGCAAATGGTGATGTACGGAATGGCCCATAATGACATGTATGGTACTAACATTAGAGAAGGGCATGTGTTTATGTGCTCTAAAGATGGATTGTATCAACAGTTTGATGTATGGCCTGATCAATGGGATGCTAAGTGTCACGAAGCATGGGACCGAATTCACACATATTATAGTAAGTTTACATAAATACTTGTTGTGAGCAACTGCATACGCAAGGAAATTATATGTACTATATTTACGAATTATGGGAAACAAAAACTAATACACCGATATACGTCGGATACAGTAACCAAAATAGACAGGGCAAAAGAAAAAGATTCGAATACCATTTGCACGAATCTTTGCGTTTTGAACAAGGAAAGATTACAAACACCCACAAGCTAAACAAATATAAGATTAACGTAATACTACAAGTTATAAACGAAGGATTTGAAATTATCTACCGATTCCCTTACGACAACCTTAATTACAAAGACGCATGTGACAGAGAACGCGAGTTAATTAAAAAGTACGGTAGGCGGTGTATTGGAACCGGAACACTTACTAACATAGACGAAGGTGGTAGGGGTGGCAGAACATTAGCTGATGAAACAAAACAAAAAATAAGTGAGGCACTTAAAGGCAGGGCCTCACCTCTTAAAGGGAGGGCAGTAGGCCCGTACTCAGAAGAAAGAATACAAGCTGCAAAGGCCGGAGTTAATGTATTTAATGCGTCGGAAGCAGGGAGACAAATTAGGCAATTAGCAGGCGAACAGATAAAAGGCCGCGACCCTTGGAATAAAGGAAAAACAAAAGATACCGACCCTAGGATAGCGAAGTATGCCGAATACAAAACTGGGAAGGCTCGACCTGACATGGTAGGTAACATCCCCTGGAATAAAGGAAAAACAAAAGATAACAATAGTAAGTTACAGGACATGTCTAATAAGATAGCTGGAAGAATTCCATGGAATAACGGTAAAGAAACTGGCAACAAAGGTAAGTCCTACGAGGAGATTTACGGTGAGGAAGTTGCTGCTAAGATGAAAGCTGCTAGACGAGATTCTGCCTGGGTACACGACAATACAGTGTCAAAGAAGATTAAGCTAAGTGAATTAACTGAATACCAAAAACAAGGGTGGACGCGCGGTCGCTTAATCCGCAAGAAGAAGTAATCTATGCTTGACTTGCAAGAAGATTTACTATATACTGTGTATTAAATAAGTTTAGTTAGGTGCCACGGCACTAGACAACTAACCCATAATGACATGTATGGTACTAACATTAAAGAGGGGCATGTGTTTATGTGTTCTAAAGATGGCTTGTATCAGCAGTTTGATGTGTGGCCCGATCAGTTCGATTACTATGCAAATTTATGGTGGGATAGAGTACATGAATATTACAAAAACCACGCTTAACTTGTTAATAAATCGGGTCTGGTACGATAAATACTAGACTATAACAAGGAGAGTACAAAGTGGCCGTGATACAGATCAGCAAAATACAGCACCGAAGAGGACAAAAGAACCAAGGTTCGGGTATTCCTCAGCTTGCTAGTGGCGAGCTAGGGTGGGCTATTGATGCCCAGGAACTATATATTGGTAATGGTGCTGTGTCTGAAGGAGCGCCATCGGTAGGAAATACGCAAGTGTTGACACAAAATTCTGATATATTTCAGTTCTTAGACGACTACGTTTACAAGCAAGACAGTGGCGTCGTGCAAACATCTGACTTTCCGTTAGCACCAATACAGCGTACATTACAAGAGCGACTAGACGAGCGTGTAACCATAAGAAGCTTCGGCGCGCTCGGCGACGCCACTGACCAGACTGTAAAGTTACAGCGTGCAATCGACCAACTATATCTTAACGCAGCAACTAAAGGCAGTTACGGTTCGCGTGTTATATTAATCTTACCAGCAGGCGAGTACGTTATAAGTAGTACAATTTATGTACCGCCGTACATGACACTCCTTGGTGCAGGAATCGATAAAACTCTTATACGCGGCACAACAGCAAGTCCGTTATTTCAAACTGTTAACTCTTCTAGTACGCCGGGCGTGTACGCAGCAGACTCAACTAGTACAACACTCAATCAAGCTAAGTTTATCAGAATGGAAGGTATGACACTTCGAACTATTGGCTTAGCTAAAGCACTCATATTACAGAGCTGCTCCGACAGCCAATTCCGAGACCTAAAGGTTATGGGTGATTGGGCAAGCGAAGACGGCATTAGTACTAACTCAGTGGGATTTGAATTCAACGCACTCAGTACAGCCGTTAGTTCAAATCGTAACAATTTTCAGAACGTAACAGTTGAAGGATACAGTTACGCCGCGTTATCTGATTATGATATCACAGATAACTTGTTTGACACTATGACATTTAATACATTAGGATACGGTGTTGCGTTTGGTGAAAACACAACATTGGGCAACTTAGGCCAGTCGACTGGACCATTGCGCAATAAGATAGTCAATAGCGAATTTAGCAAGGTTAACAGGTCTGCTGTGTGGGTTAGTAACGGCAAGTACAATCTAAGTAAAGGTAACACTTATATTGACGTCGGCAACAACGGCGGTATTGAGTCCAATGCTACTTACGCAGTGTTGCAATTTGCCGATAAAAGTAATATTTCAGTAGCTGATTACTTTTCGAGAACATCTGCACTATCATATTCGCCAGATTTCATCACTGGCAATCCGTGTGTTCCTGAAATAGCAGGAACTGTAGTAGTTGACTCTGCGCACTTCCACGAAGTGACGTTGTCCTTTGCAGCTACTACAACTCGATTATTCAAGCTGCCGGCTGATTCGAATAAATCGTATCGTATAGAGTATCATTATAAGAGCACAGCAGTAACAGCTAGCCGAAGTGGCGTAATTGACGTTAACGTAGATTTTGATAACAGTGTAACTACTATTGTAGATGACTATAACTACAATGGCGATGCTGCATTTTCTACCAATCTAAAATTTCAAAGTAACTTGACAGATGAAGATTCTAATAGTATAATGGACACATTAGACATTACATATACTAATCCAACAGCTTCTGACCAAGCAACTCTGTTGTTTAAGGTTACAACATTTAGTATAGCATAATAACAATAATAACTAGTTCAGATGAGACTACTGTGGTTACCCAACCACAGTAAATAGCACACAATCAAAAACAAGCCAAGGAGAAAAGATGTCTAACGGAATAATGATCATTAAGTGGAGCGGCGAGAAAGTCCCACTTAATATCGACAAGATACACTTTGTCGTACAAGAAGCGTGCGAAGGATTAGCAGGCGTAAGTAGTTCACAAATAGAAATGAATGCCAACATACAGTTTTATGACGGCATGACAACAAAAGAAATTCAAGAAATATTGATCCGTTCAGCAAATGATCTTATCTCATTAGATAACCCAAATTATCAATTTGCAGCAGCGCGTCTACTATTATACGGAATTTACAAGGAAGTTTTCGGTCGTTATCAAAGTATTCCGTTACTTGATTTAATTAACACCAACGTAAACCGCAAAGTGTATGATAAATCAATCTTAGATTCGTACACTCCTGAAGAGTTTGCAAAACTTGACAGTTATATTAACCATAATCGCGACGAGAACTTTACCTACGCTGGGCTAAGACAAGTAGTTGACAAATATCTTATCCAAGATCGCAGCACCGGACAGCTATTTGAAACACCTCAGTATATGTATATGATGATTGCTGCGACTTTATTTGCTAAATACCCAAGCGATCAGCGGTTACAGTATGTTAAGAGATACTACGATGCGACTTCACTTTTTAAAATCAACATACCTACGCCAGTCATGGCCGGTGTCCGTACTCCTATTCGCCAGTTTGCTAGTTGCGTCCTTGTTGATAGCGATGATACTTTGGATAGTATTTTTGCCTCTGATATGGCAATTGGTCGTTACACGGCGCAAAGAGCGGGGATTGGATATAATTCCGGACGGATAAGAGGAGTAAACTCTAGGATTAGAGGCGGAGAAGTTGCGCACACAGGCGTAGTTCCGTTCCTTAAGAAAACAGAAGCTACGGTCAGGTGTTGTACGCAGAACGGAGTCAGGGGTGGAAGCGCTACGGTGCATTTTCCTTTTTGGCATCAAGAAATAGAAGACATCCTTGTGTTGAAGAACAACAAAGGAACCGACGACAATCGTGTACGTAAGTTAGACTATTCAATACAACTTAACAGAACCATGTACGAACGGCTGCTAAGTGGCGGAGACATTACTTTGTTTAGTCCGCATGACGTTCCGGGCCTATACGAAGCATACTTTGGCGAAGCAACTAAGTTTCAAGAGCTATACGAAAAGTACGAACGAGCTACTTCAATTAAGAAGCGCAAGATTCCTGCGATGGAATTGTTTTCTGCGTTAATTAAGGAACGTGCAGAAACCGGTCGTATCTATATAATGAACGTAGACCACTGTAATACTCACTCTTCGTTTAAAGATAAAGTGTACATGTCAAACCTTTGTCTAGCAGGCAATACGCCAGTTAAGGCAATAATTAACGATGCTGAATGCACTGTTAGTCTTGATGAATTAGATGCCGAGTATAAGAAAGGATCTAAAATCGAAGTGCTATCGTTTAATCTCGAGACAAGCGCAGCCGAATATAAGAAAGTAACAGACAGTGCTATGATGTCAAGCAACGCAAAAGTAATGGAAATTACCGACGGTGTTAGCGGTCAGACTATTGTGTGTACTCCTGAACATAAAATCTATACTAAAAATAGAGGATATGTAATGGCTAAAGATCTTACAGAAAATGACGAGTTAGGATATATTAAATTTTAGAAGTATGCCATGAAACTACTCTTTTCACATAAATAAACACATAGAAGGAGTAGTTCATGGATTATCAAAAAATTTACAATAACTTAATGAAGAATGCCACAAACAGAAAATTAGATCCTTTAGAGTATTATGAAAAACATCACATAATTCCTAAATGTCATAATGGATCTAATTTAACTAGTAACTTAGTTAACTTGTTAGGAAGAGAGCATTTTATCGCCCATGCGCTATTAACTAAAATTTATCCGCAGGATAAGAAAATAGCAAATGCGTTTATTATAATGGCAGCAAATAAAACAGGAAAGAGATATATTAATTCTTACTTGTATGAAAAACTAAAGAGGCGATTTAATCATTTATATTCAGGCACTGGCCACCATTTGTACGGTAAAACACATACAAACGAAGCCAAACTAAAGATATCAAAAGCTAAACAAGGATCAATTCCTGTAATTGACAAGGATGGTAATAGATTTTGTGTTAGTAAAGAGGATGAAAGATACATTAACGGAGACGTAGTGCATCATTCAACAGGAAGAAAAATGTCTAAAGACGAACTCATTAATCACAGAAAGTTACGGTCTGGCAAAAAGAACCCAAACGCAAATCCTATTACTGACGATGAGATTGTAGCACACGGTATAAGTTTTTTAAATCAGAGTAATAGTGTATGGTGCAAAAAGGATTGGATAGCATATTGTAAAGATAATAATATACCGATTACATATACTAGTATGAGATTTAATGGAACGGGATATAATGGCTTAGTTGATATTATTAAAAACAGCGTACATACTTTTAGAAAAATAAATAAAAAGGACTATGCTCACAAAATACAAAAGACTAATCTAGAAAAGAAAAAACATTGGTATTATAACAGTGATATTAAACAAACAAAATTATTAACAGAGGCCGATGCAGCACATAACGGTTGGACACTAGGAAGGAAATTAAAATGGGATTAAAAATAAAATATTTAGAAGAAGAAACACCAGTATATGATATAACTGTAGAAGATAATCATAACTTTTTTGCAAACGGAATATTAGTACATAATTGTCAAGAGATTACGTTGCCGACTAAGCCAGTTAATCACATTGACGACAAAGAAGGCGAAATTGCTTTATGTATTCTCAGTGCAATAAATGTAGGATTGCTAAAGTCATTAGCTGACTTAGAAGACTTATGTGAACTAGCTGTGCGAGCACTTGAAGAAATTATTGACTACCAAAACTATCCAGTATTAGCTGCTGAAATTTCAACCAAGCGCAGGCGCTCGCTCGGAGTAGGCTATATTGGATTAGCGCATTACTTAGCCAAGAATCACGTTAAGTATGAAGACGAAACTGCATGGAAATTAGTACACGACTTAAGCGAAGCTTTTCAATACTACTTGCTTAGGGCGTCAAACAAGTTAGCGCAAGAACGCGGAGCATGCGACGCATTTGGCAACACCAAGTATGCAGATGGTATATTACCGATTGACACGTACAAGAAAGACTTTGACGACGTTGTTCCTAACGTACTAAGCTACGACTGGGAGGCATTGCGCAAACTTATACTAGCGCATGGATTGCGTCACTCTACACTGTCGGCGCAAATGCCATCGGAAAGCAGCTCGGTAACATCAAATGCAACTAACGGCATTGAGCCACCAAGGGGATACTTGTCTGTTAAGAAATCTAAGAAAGGTCCTCTTAAACAGATTGTTCCGCAGTACCAGACACTAAAAAACCATTACACGTTGTTATGGGACATGCCAAATAACACAGGCTATTTTAACATTGTTGCAGCTATGCAAAAGTTCTTTGACCAAAGCATTAGTGGCAACTGGAGTTATAACCCAACACAGTTTGAAAACAACGAAGTACCAATGTCAGTTATGATGCGAGATTTACTTACTACTTACAAACTAGGCCATAAAACAGCATACTATCAAAACACGTACGATTATAAGACAGACGACGATATAGTAGATGAACCAGAAGCAGTGTTGCCAGAGGATACAAACGAAGACGACGACGAAAACTGCGATGCATGTAACATATAAGGAATAACAATGGCAAAGACAGTATTTAATAGAAACAAAGTTGACTTCACTAAAGAAAATATGTTCTTTGGTGAAGATCAGAACACACAGAGATACGATACATTTAAGTATCCTGTGTTTGACAAACTAAACCAAACAATGCTTGGATACTACTGGAGACCAGAAGAAGTCAGCTTACAAAAAGACAGAAGTGACTTTCAAAACTTTCGACTAGAACAGAAGCATATATTTACAGCAAATTTAAAGTACCAGACGTTACTAGACAGTGTGCAAGGCCGAGGGCCTTGTTTAGCTTTCTTACCTTATTGTTCACTACCGGAGCTAGAGGGTTGCATCGTAACTTGGGACTTTTTTGAAACCATACACTCACGCTCATATACATACATTATGAAAAACGTGTATGCTAACCCAAGCGAAGTATTTGACACTATCTTAGACGACGAGCGAATATTAGCTCGTGCTAAGAGCGTAACTGAAAACTATGATAAGTTTATGCGCGTAGCAGAAGACTTCTTCTATAGAGGCAAGGGCACGCTTAGGAACCTTAAGAAGCAGTTGTTTCTCGCAATGATGAATGTAAACATACTCGAAGGATTACGCTTTTATGTATCATTTGCTTGTACGTTTGCATTTGGCGAATTAAAATTAATGGAAGGTTCTGCTAAGATCATATCTCTTATTGCACGCGACGAATCGCAGCACTTAGCACTAACAACACACATACTTAAGATTTGGATGAAAGGCAAAGACGATCCGGAGATGGTATCTATTGCAAAAGAGTGCGAAGAAGAAGTTTATCAAATGTGGCGCGATTGTGTGGCAGAAGAAAAAGACTGGGCTGAATATTTGTTTAGAGATGGGTCTATTATAGGACTTAACGACAAGCTGTTACATCAGTATGTCGAGTACATTGCTAACCGTAGATTAAAAGCATTGGGCTACGATGCTATATTTGACGCACCGCAAAATACTAATCCTCTTCCGTGGACACAACATTGGTTAAGCTCAAGTGGCTTGCAATGCGCTCCTCAAGAAACGCAAATCCAAAGTTATATCATAGGTGGCATTAAACAGGACATTAAAGAAGGATCACTTAAAGGATTTGTACTATAATTTATGATGATTGATGCCAATGTTCCAGAGCTAACTAATTCAGCGTTGAAAGACGCAATGAATAAGCTTGGGTGTCCTAATGCTGTCATGGTTAATATAGTTCCGAGACCGTTTACCCAAGTGAACGAATGCCATGCCAACGTAGCTAAGCAAGTTGCTATGTATGGAGGTCAGCAGATACAAGGCTATTACATTGCAGTTAGTGCGTCAACCGCAGATTGGGTAGCTATTAAGCACAGTGTATGGAAGCGCGACAATGAATACATTGACATAACTCCAGTTGACGACAAAAGAACATGTAATGTATTCATATTCGGAGTTGACAAATTACACAAATCCATTTATAATAACAATAACAAATTGGAGTATGAAGTATGAGAGCAGTAGTATGGAGTAAGACAAACTGTCCGTATTGTGTTAAGGCAAAAGCAGAACTTAGCAAACACAGCATCGTGTATGAAGAGCGTGCAATTGGCGAAGGATGGGACAGAGACCAGTTACTGGAAGCTGTTCCAAATGCCAAGACAGTACCGCAAATATTCATAGACGATGTCTACGTCGGAACATATGATCAGCTAATGACTTTCGTTGCAACCAATATAGACGAGCAACAGCCGTTAGCGAAATAACTAATATAAACAGGAGAACTTGATGTTAATAGAGAACAATGTAAAAAAGGGCGACGTAATGACAATTAAACTTGTAAGCGGCGAAGAAATCATCGGGCGCTTTGTGTCGCAGGACGACTTAGTTTTTACTGCCGAAAAGTGTAGAGTTATGGTACAAGGCCAGAGTGGCGTAGGCATTGCACCATATGCAGTTTCTATACATCCTGACACAACGTTACCTTTCAATAAAGTAACAGTGGTAATCATAGCCGAGACCGAGCCAGAGATGGCAAAGCAGTACAGCAGCGCAACTTCAAGCATCCAACTAGTATAATGGCAATTGATACGGCGGCACTAGACAGTGCATTAGACATATGCGAAAAAGGAACTGGCACTTTATTAGAGGAAACAGGATCAGCTTGTGACTTACTGAGTAGCCTAGGCGGATTAGTAAACGGCGGCCTGCCAAGCTTGCCAGACGTGCCAAGCTTACCGACTCCTGAGCTGTTTGGTACAGCTAAGGTACTAGCCGAAAATGCTATGAAAGCAGCCACTGAAGCAATTGCTGACGCTAAGGCAAAGATTGGCGAAGCGAAAGCACTAATATCAGGTGCATTAGACGCAGTTAACGCTAAAATTAGTGAATTAGAAGTTGCCCTTAATGCAGCAATTGGGCCTTTAAAGATAGCAATACAAGACGTGATAGATCAGCTAGAAACAGCAGGCAACGAAGCAATGGCTACCCTATCAGCAGCAGCTACCGCAGTAGGTGATACAGTAACCGAGGCTATAGCTGACGTAAAAGAGTCAATTTCAGGCATAGGCGGTGGTATTTCAAAAGCATTGAAAAGCATGTCTATACCAAGTTGCCCTACTGCAACAAGTGCGTTGGCTTCTATAGGAACTGGCGTCTCGGACGTAGCTGATAAGTTAAGTGGATCAATTGGCGGAGGCATTGGCGCAATAGGCGCAGCCGCTACAGCGGGGTCAGACGCATTAGCTGACGGTTTATCTGGCGTTGCAGGCGCAGTAACAGCAGCAGTTGGCTCTTCAATAGGCGGCATGAGCGACTTAGCTACTGGTGCATCTAGTTCACTTACTGGATTACTTACTAACCCTTTATACAACATACCAGTATAATGAGAGGTGTAGCTAGAATGGGCGATCGTACTTCGGGCACATGCTCAGTACACGGGCAGCAAAATGGTGTTATAGTAACAGCATCGGCTGACAACATTGCTGACAACGGCATGGGAGTAGCCCGGGTTGGTGATTTAGTACAAGCTGATTGTGGTCACCAAGCTAGTATTATAACAGGCGATAGCACACACAAGGTAAATGACAAAACAGTAGCTCGTCTTGGATCAATAGTGCAAGGCGACTTATATACAGCAACAGTAACCACCGCATCTACAAAAAATATTGTAAATGATTAACCACAACTAAAGGAAGTAAAAATGTCAACACATGAAGAAATAGTACAAGCATTCAACAACTACTTAAAAGAGTCAGAAACATTTGAAGATAAAGGCGTAAAAGCAGCAGCAGCTCGCACACGCAAGGCACTTGGCGATTTGGGCAAACTTACTAAAGAGCGCCGCAAAGAAGTACAAGATAAAAAGAACGGCATGTAACATAGTGTTACACTGATATTAAAATGCTTACTGTAAAAGGTAGGCATTTTTTTTCTTGACATTTTCTGCTTACTACTATATAATGCTTACATGAACTACAAACTTTTTATAGACGACATACGCGACCCAGCAGACGATACTTGGATAATTACGCGATCGTCGGAAGAAACAATACAAAAGATGCAGCATGACGGGTGTCCGCAACTAATATCATTTGATCACGACTTAGGCGGCGACGATACTGCTATGCGTGTAGTTAACTGGATGATTGAAACAGACTTAGACGCAGCTAGTAACTTTATACCTGCAGACTTTGCATTTAAAGTGCATAGTGCTAACCCAGTCGGTGCTGCTAACATACAATCAAAATTACAAAATTACATTAACGTAAGGAATTAGTATGAGCAAAGCAACAGGCGAAATAGTACAAATAGGCGAACGTCGACACTGCAATTATTCAGGACACTGGAAGAAACACAAGTCCTTAATTAACGCATGGGCCGAAGGCGCATACATTCGTAACGTAACTAAAAGGTTGACGTTCTTTAACTCTCTTCCTAACTGGAACGACGACGACGAGTTTGAGATATATACACTTAAATCCGACACAGAAATTGAAGAGGCAAAAATACAAGAATTACAGGATAAAAAAGTAGATCTACTAAAAGAAATTAATGACATAGATGACATTATCCGCCGCCGTAAAAAAAGTTTTGCCTCTTTGACAGGCTCACGCGATGAATAAACAATTAGAGGATTTTGCAAGATCACAGCTAAAAGAAGGACTTGCACATCTACCTGAAAGTAATCAGCTTATATTTAAGCGCATGTACGGCCATCTTGACGTATCTACTGATATTAATCAAGTAGTTGACAAGATGCCAGTAGATACCTTAGACTGGGCTATGCAACAAGTCACCCGAAGTTTAAAAAAGGCACAGATATGAAAAAGCAAACAGGTTTTACACTAATTGAATTTTTAATAGTTTTTTTTATTATGGGAATCTTATTATCAGTCATGGTGTCTTGGTCGGGTGCCTTATGGGAACCGGAACCCGACCACATTGATGATAATAAAAGAGCTCAACCTTCAACAAACCACAGTGAACGACTCTGGTTATATACTAAGCAAAATGTTCCTTACTTTGAGGAGTGCATAAAAGGGCAGCTATTTTACGTAACTAGCAGCACCCACTCAAAGTTGCAAATGGCTGGTCCAGTGGGAAATTGTAGATCATGAAACACACTAAACAAGGAGTATACTATGGGTCTTGAAATGGGCAGAGCATACGCCGAGCTAGCTCGACAAGAACGCATCGAAAGAGGCGAGCCTGATCCAGCTACGCAGCCTCCTGCAGACAAAATATTACAACGTAAAATGATCATGCTTGAGAAAAGATTAGAAGCAGAAAAGGCAGCTTATGCGTACTTTACTGAATGCGACATTGGATTAGAACGGGAACAAGCATACAACATATACGAAAATATTAGGAACGCAACACGACTGTAGGAGCTTACTGTGAGTAGACATATTCTTAAATATGAGTACGACAACGGAGTGAAACTCGAACTGCCTATTTATTGGTGCAGTCAGCTTGCTTCTAAAAGCGACTGGGCATTTATTGACATTGATCATGCTGCACTTTCAGTAGGCGGCAGCGTTGCCCCTTGTAAAAACTGTATCAAAGCCGTTATAAAAGAACTTCAAAAAGAACTATAGAGAGTATAATGACAAATAATGAATTAACAACAGAAAAAACAAACAGAGGATTTACTATTGGTAAATTCGTCGATAGATACGATGCCAAATGTAGTATTCAAAAAAGCAGCCTGGCAACAGAGGATGCTATATGGCTAGGGGTGGATGACCCAGACCCAAAAATTATGGCAAAAGATGCTAGGCAATGGGGCGTTGATACTCTTGAAACTACTGGCTGGGTTAGATACCCTGTGCCTGATTGCGTGCTTCTTACTACACGGATGCACCTAACACAATCAATGGTTGCTGACTTGTTACCTGCATTGCAGCATTTTGTTAACACCGGAGAATTAAAATGAAAATAAAGATAGGAAAATATCCATACCGGTTGGTATGCAACATACACACGAGTTATATTAATCGTAAATACGGGTTTGGTAAAGAACCCGAAGTGCAGAATAAGTTTGAAAACTTTGTTGAGTTTGTTGAAGAGGCTGTACAGCACATTTACAATGTTGCCAATACAGTTTACTTTGATCGACGCAAGCAGAAAGTTAGCATTAAAATAGACACGTGGGACACATGGTCTATGGACCACACGCTGGCTCCTATTATCTTAACAATGCTCAAGCAGCTAAAGGAAACTAAGCATGGTTCTCCTCATGTAAACGAGGATGACGTTCCTATAAACCTAAGAGATACACCCGAAGAGGCAAAAGCTGCCGGCAACGGTACAACAGATAAGTTCTGGCTGCGATGGGACTGGATAATGGACGAAATGATATGGGCCTTTGAACAAAAAACTCTTGATGACTGGGAAGAGCAATATTACGAATACAAAGATGTCCAAGAAGATCCCGAAGACGACGAAACAATGTTTGGCATAAAGCTAATATGGCGAGACGAAGCAGGACGCAAGTTGCACCATAATCGAATGGCAAATGGCTTTAGGTTATTTGGCGTCTACTTTGAGTCGCTTTGGGATTAATTGTTCATATCTTAATCCCATACATACTATTATGTATAAATAATTGTTAATCAACTTACGGAGCAAAGCAATGGCATTTACGTTTTTAATTGGATGGACTATGCAAGACACTTATTACTACGGCTCATCTCGTAAAGATCACATACTGCCAGCTGATCTAGAGAAGTCATTTTTCCCTTCAACTAATGCGGTTAAGGCATTTCGCAAAGAGAACGGCAAGCCTAACATAGTCCAAGTACGTAAAGTATTCGACAATGCCGACAAATGTCGCGACTACGAGAAGAAAGTACTAGACAAGCTAGACGTTAATAACAAAGACAAATGGCTAAACACTAAAACGTTGCCTAGAGGCATACGCACTGGAGCAACTCACTCGGCAGAATCTAAAGCACGCATGAGCGAGTCGAAGCTTGGCGTTGCTAAAACTCCCGAGCACATTGCTAAAATGCGTAACCGCCCACAGGACAACGAACAGCTTACTTGTCCGCATTGCGACAAGACCGGGGATTACAAGAACATGAAGCGTTGGCACATGGATCGCTGTAAACTAAATCCTGCAAGACTAACTGATGCAGACGCTAAAGAAATTACTTGCACGCGTTGCGGATACACGGCGTTACAATCACCTAATTTTTACAGACACCACAACGAAAATTGCACACGTGAATTATCCTAAGCCGCCAACGCCGCCGCTGCACGTAAAACAATGTGCAAGTTGCGGATACACTGATACTGCTGACACGTACAAGCATACATGCTGGTACGGAATTTCGTTAATAGGTTCTATTGTGTGTGTACTACCAATAATACTTGTATTGACTATAGGAGGTAATTAGGATAAAAACAATTATACACATTAATCGCACAGTTATTCAGCGTAATGAAAAAAATAAGACCTCATTGCCTGTGTGCCGCATAGACCTCGACGGTAAGACTTGGTATGGATCGCGAGTAGAAATACTAGGGCCTAGTGAAATGATATACAGTGCAGACAACCCTAGAAAGTGTGGTGCTAAGTTGTGGATTGAAACTGCTGCCGAGGTTATTATACACGACAAAACTACATATAAGGAGATGATGAATGAACACAATTGAAGCTATGCAGAATGCCTGCGACAAAGCAGCACAAGCACTATCAGCAGCAAGCCACGCACACATCGTTGCCGAAGAATCACAAACTGCATTCAATCAAAACAAAACTACAGCTCAGTTAAACGCACACAACGGATTGTGCTTAGCTAGGATGACCAATGCGGCACGCGATGCGTTTCGTGCTGCATATGAATGCAATGAACGTACTGCTCACGCATTAGCAGCAGCACAACAAGCACAAGCATATCAAAAGAAAGCCGACTTAAGTAATCTATAAATACTTAACAAGGAGTATACCATGTTAGAAGTAATAATAGTTACAGAGGTAAGACGCGGTGCTTATGAAGGCGAACAGGTACTGTTGGGTATATTCTCCAACCCGCACAAAGCCGAGCAGTGCAAGATTGATTACCAAAGTAAGAATCCTAGCTGCGGGCTACTGGAATCAGAACACGTACAGCTAGATACATATCATTTCCCCTTCACACCTTAATTAGTTTAAAAACTACTTTACATTTCCTTAATAGTGCGCTATACTAACTATACAAATTATTTAACAGGGCTTAATAATGAACGAATTTCAAGAAGCAGAAGTAAATGTGCTACTGGACTTATTTAGAGGTCAGCTAAGCTCAGATTACGAAGCCTCCCTCAGCAACGAGGAGTTATCTAACTATTTCGAAGAGCGCTTGCTGCGCTTAGTGTCAGTTACTAATCTTGAAGCAGAAGTAGATAGTGTCGACGAACAATGTGAATTACTAGAACACCCGGGCTTTGAGATTAAAGACGGGGTATGCCGCATAGAACACAACGGTCTTGAGTTTGACTTTTCATGCACTGATCTAACACTAGATGCTCTTATTGACAGAATAATAGAAGAGTCATATAGTGCAGGCATAGAAGCAGGCAAGGACGAGCAAAATAAACAACTTAGAGAACTTATAGGATTATAAAATGGCATTGTCGAATTGTGTTAGATGCTGGGAAACACCTTGTGTCTGCGGACACGAGTATAGAAACTATACATTTAAGCGTAGACTAGACTTAGCAGCCGCAGTAATGGGCATAGATCAACCCTTGTTGCGAAAAGCGCTGTCGGAGTTAGTGCATCAAGACGATCTGTCAACTGAAATAGCAGAGCTCGAAGAGAGACTAGCTTATCTATACGAAAGGAAGAACTAATGAGTAACGCAATAGAGGAACAAAGACAATGATTACTTCTGCCGAAAGAGAAGCTGCATTTAGGAAAGACTTTAAGGCATTGATGTTAACGCATTCCCCGGGCATCGTTGAATGCCAAGGCGCCGACGTTTTAGAAGTAACGCTTTTTAAAGTCGAAACCGAAGCTGGTGAATGCATTAAAGAGTTTTCACAATTTTGGGTAAACTTAGATGAATAGCTATATGTTTCCGAAGATGGATAACGGACCAATAATGACCAGAGCATTTGACGGCACTCCCACTCCGGTCGAACTACCGATTATGTCGTGTGGGGGAACTCCGATGTTTGATTTTCCTAGTGGGTGTTCGTATCGATGCGATCTTTGTAACGCGGTTATAGGAAGCGTTGGTCAGCCGCGTAGATGTAAAGAACTTAACAAAGACGACAGGAATTATTAAAATGATTAAAGTGATGTTTATTAATGACTTCGGCGAAAACGTCGTAACAAAAATGTGCGGTGTCCCGAGCAAAGGTGACTTAATTCCTGTGTTTAGCAATGCATTATCAGAAGTAACAAAAGTACTATGGATGCCTTTGATGATATATCCTGAACTGAAAGAGAAAGATATAGATGTCCTAATAACGGTGAAATTAAAATGAAGCCAACTGACATTAACGAATATCGCGATAAACAGAAAACTACCGGCAAACTAAAACTAGCTTACACGAGTATTGATGCCGAAGGAAAAGAGTGGTCCTTGTATGTGTGCTCATACGAGTGTCCGGAAATGGGAGACATGACTTTCCACATATGGGCAAAAAGCATGGTTGATGCCGAGTATCGAATGGCAATGATACAGGACAGTGCGGTAGTAATTGGTGCCCTTTACGAAATAGACGAAGAAGGCATACAAGACGTAACAGATGAAGAAGACGAGGAGGACGAATGATGCTAATAGGAATGCAATGTGATCTAATGCATGTACATAGTACAGAAATAATTTTGTATAGGGCAACGATAGTATCTGAGCCAATGTATGTAGACAGGGTTCGAAACGCAGTAATACACATATTAGTAGACGGAGAAATAAAAGAGGCATCTGCTTGCCAGTTGACTAATATACGCGCGGTTAAACCAAAGTTTCGAATAAGAAGCAAGTAAGGTTATTATATGAAAATTCTAAAACAAGTAAAACTAATTTTACTCACACTAAGTATACTATTAATAGTTGGTTGCGGTATAGACAGTTCCCAGGTACCGAACGAATTAAATCGTGCCATGGGTCCTATTACACTAGTAAGCGTAAGTCCTAAAGGTGTGCTTTTGTCCGACGGCAGGGGAGATATATATGCGTATACTGGATCTTCTGCGTTTGCTCAAATTCTTATATCTGGGCAATTAGCAGCAGGCACAATAATAAAGCACAAGGAGAAAAAATAATGTTAATAGGAAAACAATGTACCGTAAGTGAAATATGTGATAACATTGACGTTTCGTATAGGGCAACGATAGTATCGAAGATGTATCCGAAGAAGACATTGAAAAATGCGCTAATACGCTAGAAGTAGCCACTCGCGGCGCTTACTATCGCGGCTGGCACTTGATTACTCCGGATCTAACTTAGTAACAAATCATTTATTACACATTAACACAACAGGAGAGTAAAATGAGCGGTGATTCAAAATTTTGGTTAGGTATGTGGGCTATAATAGCTTTGACTCTATTATCAATTATAGCAATCTCAACTAGTTTTTATAGACACCATAATGAGATAATGGTAAAAATGGTAGAAGCTGGCGCACATCCAGTAGCAGTTAGGTGCGCAATGGAAGATTCAATGGGAGACGATCCCGTTTGCGTTATATACGCTACTCGCGATAGCACAGGAGAATAACATGTCTGCCACGTTTAGAAAAGTCTTCATGGTAGGAACGATGCCTGAAAATAATTATGAAGATAGCGAAGTCCTTACTATTAAAGAAGGACAGACAGACGACGAAGCCTTTGCTCAAGCAATAGCTGCGTATGGCGACGACGAAGAATTTTATATTGACACCGAAGCGGATTGCAAAGGATGAAAAAGAAAGAACCAGATCTCTATCTTAAACAGCTAGGGTGCTTAACATTTTCAAACTGCGGGTGGAAAGGCTACGCGCAACTCGGCGGCAGGACATGCAAACATTTATTCCTTAACGTATGGATTACTGCATCTTAAACCAATCAAAAATAGAGTCATTACTTGAAAGTATAGTAAACATAATTATTGGATTTAGTGTTGCTATTGCAAGTCAGATTGTAATTTTTCCAATGTTTGACATACATATACCATTTGCTACCAACTTATGGATATGTGCTTGGTTCACGATAATTAGTTTAGTACGAAGCTACGTCATACGACGTTGGTTTAATGCAGGGTTACATAAAGCAATTGTTAAACTAGCCAAGAAGGTTGCACTACGATGAGCAGTACTACCTTATTCAGTGCATGGAAGAAGCGGGGAAGCCTATTTGACGTAGAACATCGTCATGAGTGCAGGCTTAGAGATAGCTGCATTCCGTTAAATGAATGCTCGTGTGACTGTTACGAATTTGCTTTGTTTAGAGCAGGATACGCGGCGGGACGAAGCACAATTACTAAGGATAAACATGAGTAAATTTGACAGGCCAGTAACGAGAAAACAAGAAAAGTGGATAATTACAATTGCACTTACTATAGGAATATCTATATTAATATGGATAGGCATTACTGGTATAGTCCATACCGCAGGTACGAAAGCAACATTTGAATCTAAATGCACAGCTAAAAACGGCATAGTAGCTACTACAGCCCACTCCTATAAGCCTATCTGCATTTCTACTAACTTTATAATTTCAGTGGAATAACAATGGAACTACCTGTTAATTACGACAAGGCTACGCCTAATGTTAGGAGACTAGTAAGAGAAGAGTATGTACGCATACAAGAGGGTAAGTGCTACTACTGCAAAGAATTACTATCTGGTCCTCCGAGTAAAAAAGTTAAAGGCAAGACAGTAAACCGAAAGCTATTCCCGCAAGGGTTCTTTAGATGGCCGGTGCATTTGCACCATAACCATAAAACTAGCATGACGATAGGGGCTGTTCACAATTATTGCAATGCCGTTCTTTGGCAATATCACGGGAAGTAACAATGGAACATCAAATAGGAATGTGGATCTTTTACGCATGGGCAGGAGTAGCGCTTTTGTCAATACCTACTTTTTTATACACCTCCGTGTATACTAAACTAAGCGGCCTGGCAGTACTAGGACTATGTGTCGCGATTATGGCATGGCCAGCTACTCTGATGTATATTGTAGTAGCTGCAATAACTAATTTAGTTGAATGGGCGGGGCTAACGTCATTTACGTATTTACGTTCGTTAAAACAAGTGAGAAAATAACTATGTTAGAATATATAGCAATTCTAGGATTTACAATGGTTGGATACTTATTCCCAGAGTGGTTACTGATAATCACCAAAGCAGAATCAATCGGTGTTCCGGTATCGCAGAATGTTCTAGCAGCAACGGCAGCGTTTTGTTTATCGACATATTACGTACTCGGAGCATAGCACCAATACTATAGTCGGAACTAAATACACAGTAACTACTAATATAGAGGCAATGTGTATGTATACTTATAGGGCTATTATAAATCGAATTGTAGACGGAGACACAGTTGATGTTGACATTGACTTAGGTTTTAGTATGTGGATGCGCAATGCACGCATAAGATTAAAAGATCTCGATGCACCCGAGCAACGCACACGCGACTTAACAGTTAAAACATTTGGCTTAGCAGCAACAGCTAGGTTGGAAGAGATGCTACCAGTAGGACTCGAGTGCGTATTAATAACCAGCCTTGACACAAATGATAAATTTGGACGCATACTTGGTGCGTTTTGGTCAGGAGTTGCACCTGGGTTTGATAATCAAACTGTGAACGATTGCATGATAAACGAAGGACACGCAGTTCCTTACTACGACGGCAGCAACCGATCTTTGTTAGCTGGATTACACGAAAAAAATCGACAAAGATTAATAGCAGAAGGTAAAGTTGTTATATGAAGACTACACTCAGATGGTGGCTACTAACGTGCGTTACTGCGTTAATGGCAGTGGCATGTTGGCATTTTGGATTCACTGCATTATTGCAAGCAGCCGACGTAACTAAAATAGGATTTGTTATTATAGGGCTGTATGTTTTACTCAGCGCATACATAGGATATTTGTCTTATCATGTTGACAAGGATCCCGATATTGACATACGTCGAGCACTTAACTCTTTATGGTTTAGTTCAGATTCGTTTCTTACACTAGGCATGATAGGAACTGTAATTGGTTTTATTATTATGCTAGGCGCTTCGTTCTCGGACATTGACTTATCGGATACCGCGACGCTAAAAGACGCGCTCGTCTTTATGGCACTCGGTATGAGCACGGCTATGTACACTACACTAGTTGGCCTTATATGTTCGCAACTACTCAAAATGCAGCTAGTTAGTTTAGAAGCCGGAAAAACCCTTGCAGAATAGATATCAAACTACAACAGGATTCCGAGATTTACTTTTTAATTTAATCATCGGCATAACAGCAATGTTTTTCATAGCATTGATTATGATGAACCCTCCAGTAAAACAACACGATGCTCCTAAAAAAGCCGAGCTGTTAATAATTATAGAATGGACTAAAGATTTCAACGATGATATCGACCTGTGGGTATTAGCTCCGGGTGATGTAAAACTATGGTATGGCAATAAGCAGACTGGTTTGCTTAATTTAGAACGTGACGACCTGGGGTTTTCGACAGAAACAATAGCTAGTCAATCAGGTAGAAAAAATGATATATTGCCGATTAATAGAGAAGTTGCAGTAATCCGCGGGCCTATAGTAGGAAACTTTCAAGTAGCCGCGCATGTATATAATAGGCAAGGTGATTCTAGAGTGTTAACCGGACATATCACAGTGTCAGTCGTTAAGCTTAATCCTTACAAAGAAATGTATGTTAACCATTACACATACGACAAGCAAGCACAACAAATTACATTAGTTAACTTTGACTTAGATAAAGATAGCGTTGCTTCTAACTTTAATAACTATCCAAACAACATCATCACAAACGATAAACCAGCAGGCCAATAAATGAATAGTGAATTAGCACCATTAATTTTATCAGTTAGTATACTTGCTATTTTAGTATTATACATCGGCATAGCAGTAAAGCGCACTCCGTTGATGTTTCTTATTATTCCAATTGCGCTAGCTTGTAGTGTTGTTTCGTTTGTGAACGTTAACAACTTATTAGGGTATCCGGTTGTTTCTCCTCTTAACGACAAATCATTATACTTATATCACACTATTTCGAATGATGCAAAATCAATCTATATATGGCTGATTGAACCAAAAGAAGAAAAGCCTAGAGCAGTTACTATTCCAAATACTGACAAAAGTAGAAAGAAAGTAGAAGATGCTGCCGAACAAGCTCGCAACGGAATTCCGCAAGTGTTGCAAGTATTTGATGAATCTACGCCAGTTAACGGCAAGCAGTATGCAAGCGGGGAGTTTATCTTCTACAACTTTGATACTCCAGCAGCAGGCTATAAAACTCGTTGACATTGTGTTTGTTTTATAGTATAGTACACACATGCTTATTTTAGCATAACATGCTAGGAAATAATATGAATTTATACATAGACGGTGAGTGGAACAGTTTCGGTGGTGACTTAATATCAATGGCTCTGTGCGCCGAGAGCGGGGAAGAGTTTTATGAGGTACTAGCTTGTCATGATCCCGATGAGTGGGTAGCAGTAAACGTCATGCCGATACTTAACAAAGAGCCAGTTACGCTTTTAGATTTTAAGATGAAGCTAGAAGAATTTTTAAATCAGTTTGACAGTGTACACATCATTGCCGACTGGCCTGAAGACATACAGCATTTTTGCAATGCGTTAATAATGGGTCCCGGCTTCAGGATGAACACGCCGCCGTTATCAATGGAAATAATTAGAATTGATTGTGCTTCTGCGGTGCCGCATAACGCACTTGAAGACGCCCGAGGAATACGCGCAGCTTTAACAACACAGAGGAATACATAATGTTAAGGTTTGCTATACTTGCACTTATAACGACGCTGTCTGTTGTAGTTGTTGTAGTTGTAACTTTATCAACTGTTGCCAAAGCCGAAGCAGATACTAGCTTCGCGGGGCCAATAATTGACCCATTGTTACACCCCCAGGTTTATTGCCTGGCCCAAAATGTTTACTACGAAGCACGCAATGACAGTCGTGCTGGTAAGTATGCAGTAGCTGACGCTGCATTAAATCGAGTCGAAAATAATTACTTTCCCAACACTGTCTGCGATGTAGTTCAGCAAGGCAGCCTCAATAGTGGTAAGGTCTTTACTATCCGCAAGCAACGAGATGGCACGTATAAGCGCTTTCCGTCTTGTCAGTTTAGTTGGTTCTGTGATGGCAAGTCTGATGTTCCGGATGAAAGCGAAGACTGGAGGCTAGCGCAAGCTATTGCTTGGCAAATAAAATACTACGGTAAATATAGAGGCATTACAGAAGGTGCCGACCACTACCATGCTGTTTATGTAGACGCTGTATGGGCCGATTCGTTACTTAGAATTACCCAAATCGGACACCACGTATTTTATCGTTCTTCGTATAGGCGTAGATAAGATCATATAAATACTGTATGATATTAGGCATACTTACACTTATAACGGCACTTTCAATTAGTGCCGTAGCAATTTATTATTCAGTCGCCGGCTTAGTTGCAATCTTTGCAGCTTCGGCAATCTCCATCATTATCATGGGCAGTGTACTAGAGGTATCCAAACTAGTAGCAACTGTTTGGTTACACCGTTACTGGGACGAAACCGTACTATGGCTACGCATGTATTTGTGTGTTGCTATTGTCCTCCTTATGCTAATCACAAGCATGGGAATTTTTGGATTTCTTAGTAAAGCACACATCGAGCAAGCGTCCGCAGGCCAAGAAAGCGTAGCACAATTAGCACGTATTGAAAGTGAAATAGCAAGACGAAATGCAGTAATTGATCGCGCTGATCAAAAACTCCTAAAGACTGAGACCTCAGGCACTAGTGCAGACACAAACATACAAACACAAATAGACCGCGAACAAGCACGCATAGACAGCGCATATACGCGCATACAGCAAGCAGAACAACGTCTAGTGCAACAGTTAGCACCTTACAAGCAAGAGCTTACTAGCGTTGATACTATCCTCTCCGACCTTCAGGCAGCTATCACTAGCGGCAACATTAAGAAAGCACAAAGCATTGCTGGCACAAACCCTGATGGAAGTTATGGGCCAAAAACAGCAGCCGCAATTGAAGCGTTTCGTGATGCACAGAACACTCGAAGACAAGAGTTGCTTGCTACAGTTCAAGAGCTACGAAGTCAGAATGATAGTGCTAATCTCGCACGTAAACAAGTCGAAGATAGTAATAGTCTTATTACTCGATTGCGCGCACTGCTCGGACAAGATACCAGCATAGACTTAGATACTATTGTAGACGAACAGAACGCACGTATCAAATTAGCCACACTAGAACTTGATTCGTTAACCGAACAAAAGTATAATATACAGGCTAACTTTCGCAAGCTAGAAGCGGAAGTAGGGCCAATTAAGTACATTGCTGAATTTATATACGGCGGCAAAGCGGATAAAGAAATACTCGAAGCAGCAGTAAGTTGGATGATTGTGTTGATTATTATTACGTTTGACCCGCTCGCAGTTGCTTTGTTACTAGCAAGTCAGTATACACTAAAAGATCACTATGCAAAAAAGAAGACAGCTACTAAACCAGTAGTTGATGTGCGCACTCCTTCTGCAGAAGCAGTTGACGAATACCATGATTACGAAGTCAACGAGTTAGGGAAAGGAACAGACGGCAACGAATGGAAAGTTGTTGACGGACAAGTAGTCAAAGTGTCTGACAGTTCTATTCTGTCAGAACCGGAGCCTAGTGATCTAGATACAGCAGATGACGACGAATACTTGGTACTAACCACAGAAGAAGAACAACGAAAAGCTATATACAATTCATTTGACGAGTTAGTAGAGTGGAAAGAAGCCAAGCATAATTGGAAAACAAACAACCCGACATTAACTATCAAAGAACAAAAGAATCGATATATTAAAGGGTATATAGACAAATTGCCGTGGGAAGATCACGAAACAGGTATCTTTGATAACACTCCTGGGCGTGATTTGGAATCATAACTCTTACTTTCTAGTTTAGTGATAAATATAAAAACAAAAAGGATTATCATGAGATATCGAGAGTTTATCCTCATTGAGGGATACAAAGAAGTACAAGACAAATTCAGCCAAGAAGCAGACCCCACCCAAGTAGCAACTGTCGTTGCTTCGTATAAGAAATTAGTAGATGCAAATCGAATAACCGGCAACGAACGTAATATTGATTGGTGGGGTAAACAGGGATGGGCTAACTTTGAGAAATTTGTAACTGATACCCAAGCAATGCCAAGCCAAACCGTACAAAAGAAACGAAAAGACGCCGGCGATGCACATGTAATAGAAGAAACAGACAAATGGCTTATAGTAGTTCCGCTTAATAAAGATGCCAGTTGCTTTCACGGAAAGGATACTAAGTGGTGTACAACTAAACCAGCTGCGGATCATTTTGAGGAATATTTCTACGAAGATAGCATTACATTAATATATTTCATACGCAAAGCAGACACGCAGAAATGGGCAATTGCAGTTGAGGAAGATCGGCCAGTATATTTTGATGTAAACGATAATAAAATGAATTCAAAAATATTTAATCAACAAACTGGACTAGACAGCGATAAGTATATTAAATTAGTAGGCGGCGATACAGAAGTCGGTAAAAAAGCCGAGGTTAGTAGAGAAACATATCGAGCAAATGTCAAAGAAATAGAAGCTCTTCTTAGACAATTCGAAATCGACAACACAACAGAAAGAAATAGAACAATTGAAACTTTATTGTTCAAAACTAGGCACGTTCATCTGGCAGCTATGTATGTCGAATTGCTATACGAGAACAACAATGAGGAGCTGGTTGATTTCGATCAACCGATGCAATCATTAGTTGCTAACGGCAGAACAATTAATAAGTTAAAAAATATAACCTTTAAAACAATGAAGCAGCAACTTAAGAACTACTGGTATGACGACGACCTGCACGAGATGCTAGAACGTGGTTTAGATTTCGCTGCCGGAGTTGTAAGCAAGATTGCAAATGATTCAAAATTAGCTGCTGCTTACGCAGGAGCTGTACTTGGCAAGCGATGGCCCGAAGCAGAAGCTGCTATATCCAAAGACCCTGATGCGTCCCTTTATTATGTAGATCTTGTAATAGAACGCAGATGGAAACCTTTCGAAGCTGTTATGTTTAAAGATCCAGGGACAGCCTACGAGTATGCACGATTTGCGGCGAGGAAAGGATGGATTGACGAACTACTAGCAGATCCTAAATGGAAGAAAGCTGAGGCTGTTATAGCCGCTCGCCCACCAACCCTCAAGCTCTACAACGCGTTCTTAAAAAAAATAGGCAAAGAAGAAATATGAAACAGGTATATTTAATAACACCTCCGGACATAGTTCGGAATCATAATTTTAGCTTACTGCTAGTGCATCCAAGTAAGCAAATGCGAGAAGACCTAACCGCTATCGTCGAGCCGTATAATATAAGCATGAACTTGTACATGTACGACGAAGAGCTACCTAGATACGATTGGTTGTTGAATATAGCTAAAATGAGTGATATAGTGGTAATTGATATAGACAACTGTCCGCCAGAGACTCGCGAGATAGTGCCATACTTATTAGGGCAATCCAACCTATACTGGTTGACACAAGGCGAAAACCTAGTGTATAATACATTAAGTACAAATAGAATCTATTCGTTAGAGTGGATAACACAACATCTAGGAGATGAAACAGTACATGAATAAACCACGTAAAAACTTTAGTCCTACTGGTTACAAAGGCGGCCCTTCAAGAAATGAATACGAAGCACCTAAGAAACCCGGACTTTCAGTAATTGTACGCAATGGCGACATTAACAAAGCATTGCGTCAGTTTAAGAAGATGATAAGCGATGATGGCATTTTACAGGAATACCGTGACCGGCAAACTTACGTTAAGCCTAGTGCGAGGCGCAAAAAGTCTCAAGCTGCTGCGAAAGCGCGTTGGAATAAAAAGCAAGAAACCCTAACCACTGTTCGCAAATACTAAGGAGAACATAAATGGCTATAGAGATCGACAACGACTTTGCAGTAGACGAAAAAGTAAATGAAACCGTAGACCTTCCTAGCAAATATAAAGTAATAATGATGAACGATGATCACACTCCTATGGAATGGGTAGTTGATCTGCTAGTAACTGTATTCAAACACAGCGACGCGTCAGCTAAAAGTATTACTATGGAAGTACACACAGAAGGCTCGGCAGTAGTCGGGGTGTATAGCTTCGAGGTTGCAGAGCAAAAGTCAGTAGAGGCAATGAACGCAAGTCGTAATCTTGGTTTTGAGCTTATGGTTAACGTTGAAGAAGAGTAATGAGTAAGTTGCGCGAGCTAACAGCAGAAGTACACAAAAATGCAGAGCGTCAGCCGTTTGTAAAAGAGCTAGTAGGAGGCATATCCAATCATAGATATGCTACCTATTTGTATAACCAAATGCGCATGTATATGTTGTTAGAAGAGCTAGCTGATGCACACGATATTTTTGATACTATACCGGAAGCAAAACGCACACTAGCAATACATGCAGACTTTTGCGAAATGTGGGGAAACAAATGCAAAAAAGAACCAATGGTGTATCCAGTAGTTGAGCAGTACGCAAGCCACCTAGAAAATATTGCATACGATCCAGCTGCGCTAACTGCGCATATATATGTTAGACACATGGGCGACTTAAGTGGCGGACAAATGATAGCTAGCCGTGTGCCTGGCAAAGGTTTGTATTATCAATTTGATTGCGAAACAGATGACCTAAAGGATCGCATTAGATTATTACTTAACGACAACATGGCCGACGAAGCTAAAATTTGTTTTGCTTATGCAGCCCAGCTGTTTAAGGAGATGCACGTAAATGAGTGAAATTTGGGAAACACTTATTGTCGCAAAGGATCGAATGATAGAACTCTTAGATCAAAACGCGATCGAGGTCAATGAGCGAGGCCTTGATCAATTCAATCAACCAGAGAACGGCTGGGTTAATCGTGTCTGGGCGAACGAAAGCATAAGGAGAGCTCACATTGACATAGTCGATGTTAGACAAACTCGTAAGCTCTGGATGATGCATGTATGTGTATTTCCGCAGCTACACAACGATGGTCCAATCTTCGGCTTTGATGTTATTGCCGGGGAACGGAAGATGACAGGTGCATTCCATGACTTCTCTGCGTCCAGCAGCGGTGAAGGCCATCCCTTAATAGAATGGTACAAGCACGAAGTAAGTGAATTTGTGCCAACTAAAGCAAGAAAACTGCCCGAATGGGCAACTAACATTTTTACTGACAGTATGATAGCTGCTAGTAATGTAAAAACAGTAGAAGAAACAACTGAGATCTGTAACATGGCCGTAAATAACTTAGATGTATATTTGCAAACTATTAGCGATTCCAACAACACTGGAAACAGAGCAGCGACTCTGGTTAGCCAAAACTATTACTGTGACAACCAACGACAAAATCCCCATACACCTAAAGTTATGAAAAACCTAGGACTTGACGAGGCAGACGTGGACTACTTCTGCAACGAACTCCTGTTCCCTAAAACCAACTAGACTGCTAGTCTAGAAATTCAAGTTTACCAACGAGGCCGGCCGAACATTCTGTTCGAACTGGTTTCTCTAATGCCTAAAAATCAAGGAGATTTAATCATGGCTATTTTTACCAGCAAGACTAAAAAAGAAAAGTACATAGAATTCTGCATCAATTGGAAGAAAGAATACAAATCATTATCGGCAATGATTCGTTCTGCAAAAGCAGCACGCAAAGAAGGAGTGTGGGAATATCGAGCAGTCGGCGATATTAAATTGCAACGCCGCGTGCGCATGGGCAACAATCCAGCCTATGATTCTAAGGCAGCAGAACAAGTGCGTGATCTTAGAGTTACAGCTAATGCCATGCTACGTGAGTTAGCAGCTGAGAAGACCTTAGCTGGTAAGCGTTACGCCGAAGCACTAAGAGAACTAGCGGCTTAGAATTAAAGTATAGTATACTTTAATTATTGAGGATATGTGCCCGAATCCCAAATCTAGACAAGACCGTTAGGCGCATAGCGTCTTGGTATCCAGAGTATTGTACTTTACTAGGCGGTTAAGACACATATCCAATAGTCAGTGGACCAAAGAAGGGTATATGCGGAGAAATAGTCTCTTGCTCTATGAAACATATACTTGCCGCAAGGCGATAGACGTAGCTTGGTATAATCAGTTAAACGAGACTAAGCTACGCCGTGAGAAACATGAAGCCGATACGCGGGCTCAAATCTGCAAGTGGGTGCAAAGCCCGCACTTATATTTTAACTCGAAAATTGTCGGGTTGACAAAAACAATAGTTGACAGTAGTATTAATAGTAAGAAAAAGGAGACACACACATGAGTTACAAAGTATTTTTTATAAGCGACACGCACTTCGGACATGAAGGAGCATACAAGTATACCAACTACGACGGTACACCAATGCGACCCTGGGACAGTGCTGAGGAAGGAGACGCAGTTATGGCCGAACGTTGGAATTCAGTGGTTGGCCCAAAAGACAAAGTTTTCCACCTTGGAGATGTTGCTATACCACGACGTGGGTTGAAAGTGCTAGAGCCGCTTAACGGACGCAAGATACTTGTTGCTGGCAATCACGATATATTTAAGCTAAAGGATTACATGCCTTACTTTGAAGATATCTGTGGTACACGCAAGTATAAGGACTTTACATTAAGTCATGTTCCGCAGCACCCGGATTGCTTACCGCACTGGGCTAAGGCTAACTTGCACGGACATCTACACAACAACACAATGAAGCGTATCGACGAAGCAGGTAATGAAGTTGTAGACACTCGTTACTTTAACGTAGCAGTAGAGCGTATCAACTACACGCCTATGGACTTTGATGAAATAGTTGCGCTTTTTGAATAACAACAACCGGAATAATATATGACACAATTAACATATAAAAAAGATGAAATACAAACTAAAGACGGGCGGTTTGTATTGCCGCCCGAATTAGCCGAAAAACTCGATCTACAGCCAGGGGACCGATTGCGAGTGTTAATGGGTGACCAGGGAACTATGGTACTCGAAAAAGCCAATCAAGTTGATAAAGCCGAAACTGGGGACTAAAGATGGTAGTAAACATAAGAGGCGGCAACGATCGCCAAAAAGAGCTAGTAGAATCAATTGCCCATTATGCAGCTGATCTACTTATGACAGACAGACTAGCTGATACACTGGAAATTAACATTCAGCTTAAGCGTAACTTAGCTACTACTGACGGATGCTACGGAGACTGCATTTGGGAGGATTCTAATCGTCGTCCTAAGGAGTTTAATATAAGAGCTGACTCTTCGCTTAGACTGCGCAGGTTGCTAGAAACAATAGCACACGAAATGGTACATGCTAAACAGTGGGCGCGCGGTGAACTAGTAGACTTTGTAACTAGGCCAGGAGAGTCGCGTTTTTTAGGAAAGCTTTATACTTCGGAATCTTCGTACTGGGATCAACCCTGGGAGATTGAAGCACACGGTAGAGAGTTAGGAATCTTTATTCGCTGGGCTGAAGCACACGGGCATGCCAAAAGAGCATGGTCGCAAGAAGTAGCATAAAATAATATTAACAATAAAAAATAATAAAAAGGAAGTACACAATGAATACAAGTCTCATGAAGAAGACCCGTATTATGGAAGATATTGCATTAAAATTTCATCCAGAATTTAAAACTAATAAAAAATTAGCGCGTGTTTGGACACCGTACTTTAATACAGAAAACTTAGTTGAAGAAGCATTGGCACACGTAGGCGGATACGATTTTATAGACGGAGAACACTGTGATTTTACAGATGGATCCGACAGCAAGACAGCGTCGATACGCCCTAACGCAACTAAGCATGACGGAGTAGCCGGTAATAGCTATTGCGGAGAAGTTTCTGGTGTAGTTGCACAAAGTGGTGTACTTAAAGCTGGTGCGTTGCGTGTAATATTATTTAATCCGCATCATGATAGATTGGATTACTTTTTTATGCCGCGCGATGAGTGGAGTGAAATAGGCATTAACATTCACCCTACTACTAAGAAAGGCAGAATCTTCTTTACATGGAACTCTGCTAAGGATGTGTGTTCAAAGATAGATAAGTTTAAAGTTGCAGACTTTGAGACGTTAGCTAAGGCAAAATAGTTCTTGACACTACCCTTGTAAGTTGCTATAATAATAAAAATAAAGCAACAACAAGGGTAACGTATGAGCAACTGGAAACAACGATCGGGACAAACAACATACGACGTCAGACGTGTGTTGGCTTTATCGTACGCAGCTTATCGAACTAACGACTACGAATACATAAAGGATACTCGACGTTTTAGTGAACCAGAAAACGCAACTATATATTCAAACAAAGAATTAGTACTCTTTACAATATCTGATACTAAATATCATCCAGTGGGCCAGACCTTTGTTCCAATTAAAATAACTGACGAAGACTTAGAAAATGTAGAAGCAGCCTTTAAGTACTTCCGTCGTTACTCACTTAATGTGATTGCAAACACATTAGAAAACTTTCAGCAATCGGTGTGGGACGTTATACAACAAGAAACATTCATCGGCTTCACGGGGTGCTCTTGCCTCCAGCTAGGATTACTTGCATACGTGCCTGCGTTAATAGAACGTGAGCAAAGCGCTAATTCACTTACCAAGCGAATCCGAAAAGAATACTGGGAATCATCGCATATCGGAGCAGTAGGCGATAAGATTGAACTCAAAGGCGAAGTACTAAAGTCCGTGTACTACAAAAACATAGAAAAGTGGATGACGCTAGTTGTTGCAGACGCTAACTTAGTCTCGTTCTTTTATAAGGACGAATTAGAGCTAGGAAGCATAATTAAGTTTAAATGCCGCGTAAAAGACCACAGTCACTTTAGAGAGATAGCGAATATTAACGAAACGCGAGTTAACTACGTAAGCATAAGCAAGGCGAGCATATCAAATGAAAATTAGAAACGAAAGTGAAATATTCACGCCGGAAGGCATTGCTAAAATTGAAGAGATGAAAGATTGTAAATTTGTATGCGAAACATGCATAAGTGAAAACAACGAATGGGTAGATAGCTCAGTGGCTATATTTTACAGCAAAACGCCGCATCCAGTAAGTAACAGTAATTACTTTGGGGTATATGTATTACCTAAGCCATTATTTAATACTTCAGACGAAGATCAAATAATGATTACATCTGCTCAGACAGCAGTTGGCGAAACAATCACTGGAATTATTGCCGACGACGGTGATATTATATACAGTCGTTACAGACACGACTACAGGGTGAGCGACGACGGCTCTGTATTTATTGACGGTGGGCGAGACTATGTGCACACAGGTGCTTATCCAAAAGAAGCTTTCGTGAAGATGGTCATCGAAGGCGGCGAACTAAAAATACAAAACAAAGAGGAAGAATAATGCCAACACTACGCATGCTAGTAGGAGTACCTGCATCAGGAAAGTCCACATGGTACGAAGAAGAAGCCGATATGAATGCTGTATATGCAAGTTCGGACAAACACATTCAGGATATCGCCGACGCGCAGGACTTAACGTACAATGATGTTTTTGCATCATCAATTAAGTCTGCTACTGATAAAATGAACCTTGATATTAAAAAAGCAGTAAAGCAAGAACGAGATATTGTATGGGATCAAACTAATCTCAGCGTATCGTCGCGTGCTAAAAACTGAAACAGATACCAGATTCGTATACTAAAATAGCAGTGTACTTTGAAGCTCCGCCTGTGGAAGTATTAACAGCAAGACTCGAAGGTCGGCCAGGTAAAACGATACCGGCACACGTACTTGGCAGTATGACAAAGTCACTAGTGAAGCCTACTGTTGAAGAAGGCTTCGATCAAGTTGAGGAGATAAAATATGAAGTGAGCAACATATGAAAGTACCACTATCAGTTCTAGTAGTTGTATCTATAATAGTAGGTATGCTATTACACATTTCATTTACTAACACTAGTATGTCTATTGTGTTCCCTTTGGTGACCAATGTTATTGTGATAGCAATATTGTCTTCCATGTGCGTTAGAATATACAACGATAAGAAATAGCATTGTTGCTTGACATATAATGTATACGTGTTATACTACACTAGTAAATTAACAAGGGAAGCACAAAATGAACGACCACCCAACGCTATACATTTTAATGCGCAACGATCTAGCTAGCATGAATTCAGGTAAAGCAATGGCCCAGGCATCACATGCTTCTAATGCGTTTGTAAATCGAGTACAGAAGCTAGAAATGTATGAGCAAAGCAACGACACTACTCGAGCCTTTGCAAAGTGGATAGCAGGCGCGCAAGGCTTTGGCACGGTACTAGTACTTGCTGTTAACGAAAGACAAATGAGAGAATCAGTTAACACAGCAGCCAAGCACGGACTTATAAGCGGCATTGTGCATGACGAAACATATCCGTTGCGAGACGGAGGATCAACACACTTCCTTCCGCTGGATACCTGTGCTTACATATTCGGAGACAGAAAAAGTCTTGAAGTTAAGGCATGCGTACACGGACTAAAATTACATCCGTGAACATACTAAAAAGCTTAAAGCTTATTGGTGAGATAGGTGGTATAACAGGCGCTACGCTTGTAGCATTTAATATACCAATAAGCGGATATGGGTTTTTGTTTTACTTATCAAGCTCAGTTGCTTGGTCTATTGCTTCGTATATGATGAAGGAATGGAGCTTGTTTAGAATGAGCATATTTTTTACAGTTATTAATTTTATGGGGATATACCGATGGTTGATATAATTTTTGACATCGATGGAACAATTGCTAACTTGGATCACAGGTTGGCATATGTACGTTCGCAGCCTAAGAACTGGCCTGCGTTTGCACGAGGAATTAAGGATGATTTGCCTATTCCTCAAACAATGCATTTGTTGACTACTTTGGCAAAAGCTGGCAACACAATTATATTGTGTTCGGGACGTAATGAAAAGAGTCGCCAAGACACAATTGATTGGTGCAGGAAGTATGATATTTGGCAGCACATTGCTGACTTGTACATGCGAGCAGATGGTGACTACAGAAGCGACGATATCGTTAAGGAGGAATTGCTTGATGAAATTATAAGTCAAGGTTTTGACCCGCACATGGTATTTGACGATCGGCCGCAGGTAGTACGCATGTGGCGCAAGCGTGGAATATTTGTGCTTGATGTTAATCAGTCCGGTGTTGAGTTCTAGTTACCTTAGCACGTTGACTCTATGTTCAGTTGCGAGAGCAGTATGAAAAAAATGTTAGACAAAGTAATACGAGTGCTAGTAGGTACCGACGCTCGTACAGTACAAGCACCAAGCTCTAACGGATCGGCTATAGTTGATCAAGAATTAGGCGTCGACTCGCAAGAGCTTGGACAAAAATATAAACAAACTACAGGAAGCGAAAAAAATGTTCGGATGGCTCAAGAAAGACCCAAAGAAAAAGTTACAAAAGGATTACGAATCACTACTTCATACAGCGATGCAATTTCAACGCAACGGCGACATTAAAAGCTATTCTGCAACAACCGCAGCAGCTGAAATAGTCCTAGCAAAAATTAAATCTTTAGAAACCTAACACTTTACCACAATCACAGGATCCCAATACTAGTGAATAGACGAGGTTTTTTAAAAGGAATGGGTTTGGTATTGGCCGCGCCTGCTTATATTAAGGCCGAGAACCTAATGGGACTGTGGTTGCCCCTAGAACGAAGAATATTATGCGGCCCTCAGTGTCAGCGTGTGGCCTTGGGTATGCAAGGGCTTGATTGGACAGAAGAGACGATCAAAAATCTGGCAGCGACCATCAGAAATGAAATAGATGCCGATCTTCTATCGCGAATAAGGTCTGAAGAATACGAATAAATGATTTGGATAGTTTGGGGGCAAAAGCAGACACTTTAAACTTACCAGCTAAGTAAGCTACAACGTAAGCTATAAAGTAAACTAAGAAAAGACGAGCTTGCTCGTCTTTTCTGTTGACTACGCATTACACAACTGCTATAATGTATGTATGTATACAATTAATCAATAGAGAGATGTATGGCTAATAAATTTAGAGTTTTATTTATTCCCGCGCTAGAGCTAACAAAGGCAGAGTTCATTAGTGAGACTGTGTTTAGTTATGAGCAAGCCGTGGCCATCAAAGACGCGATAGCAACCTATACGTTAATGCTTCATGAGCATAGTATTATGAAGGATTTTAGCAATATTGCATTAATTGAAGAATGTGTGGATGGCGAATGGCTAGAAGCCGATTTCGACGAATACGAAATTTAACAGACAAGAGCATAGAATTATGAAATACGAATTTCCAGTAATTAATCACATTAATGACGTATTGCCGCACATCAAAGGCAGAGACGAATTCATCGTTGCCGAACGGGACAACTATACTATTATCAATTACGTAGTAACACAGCCCGATACGTTTCCTGATGTTAAAGTAGCAGGCGGCAATGCTAGCATGCGTAACGAACGATCATACGCTAAACGTGTATTACGCGAGTGCCGTGGCTTAGTCTTTGACAAAGCAGGCAATGTAATGTCGCGACGGTTCCATAAGTTCTTTAATGTTAACGAACGCGAGGAAACACTTGCTCACCGCATTGACTTGTCAGAGCCGCATGTTATTATAGAGAAGCTAGATGGCTCTATGATTACGCCTTTGCACTTCAACGGCTTTATTCGCTGGGGTACTAAGATGGGCGTCACTGACGTAGGCATGGCTGCTGAAGAGTTTGTAGTTGATCATTATAATTATGTTGACTTTGCTAACTACGCACATGCACACGGTGTTACTCCTATCTTTGAATTTTGTTCACGAGATAACCGTATCGTAGTTGACTATCCAGAAGATCGCTTAGTGCTGTTAGCTATGCGTAACAAAGTCACTGGCGACTATACTAATTATAAAGATTTACTAAGTATTGCTGCTAAGTTTGATATTGACGTAGTTAAGGCATACCCTGGTACTGTTGAATCAATGGAACACCTAGTTGAAACAATACGTGATGAAAAAGAAGGCGAAGGTTGGATTATCCGCTTTGACGACGGTCACATGCTTAAGATTAAAAACGAAACGTATGTCCGTTTGCACAAGACTAAAGATCGCATACGCTTCGAACGCAACCTAGTTGATGTAATACTTAACAATGAGTTAGATGACTTAAAAGCGTTTATGATTGGTCCAGATTTAGAACGTGCAATACAGTACGAGAAGGACTTCTGGGAAGCAATAAACAGCTATGTGGCATTTGTTAAAGACACCGCTCAGCCACATGTATTGAGCGGCGACCGGAAGGCGTTTGCAGATGTGTCAAGCGACTGGGATGGCAGATTGCGTGGCTTAGTATTTTCGTTGTTTGATAACAAGGACGCGAAGGAAGTTGTTATTAAATTATTACAAAAGAACATGGGATCTAACGTACGATTTGATTCCTTTAAAACATTATTCTTATCTAACTGCAAGTGGAACTAATATGAATAACGATCCTTACATTACGCAGACAGAAGTAGTTACTACGCACTTCTACAATAAAGATTACGGTGACCGTCGCATGTGTAAATGCGGTCACCTATACGAACGCCACTTTGATTGGCACGAACAAATGGAAGCAGTTGGGTGTAAGTATTGCGGCTGTACTAAATTTGAAGAACGCGGGGACGTAAATGTCCTAGGTACAACTGAAATTTCACTGCTGTGTGTTAACGAAGCACTGGGCTGCGATCACGAGCGCCAAATGACAGATACAGAGTTACTTGGTTATGCGCGTGAGTATTATAAAGAATGTTACATAACTGATGCCAGCGACGACCAGACACGGCTAGTACACCTTGCTATTCAGGCTCTTGTAGAAGCTATTATTACAGAGCGATGGGGCGAAGTAGACCCAGATCTTATTACATAAGCAGTTGACAAACGCTAAATAATAGTGTACACTGTACAAGCTAAGAGATAGACTTTTAGCACCCACATACAAGCAGAGGATTTTTGCTATGACGAAGAAATATGATGCCCTGGTATTCATCGGGCGATTTTCACCTTTCCACAACGGACACAAGCAGGTTATTGACCACGCACTTACTATGACTGATCGAGTCATTGTTCTTATTGGCTCGGCTAATCGCTCACGTTCTATACGCAACCCTTTTACCTTTAGCGAACGCCGCACAATGATCTATCAGTCGTACGACGGCGACTTACGAGACACAATGGATAAGATTGCTATTGCTCCGCTTAACGATATGACTTACAACGACGATCGTTGGATTGAACAAGTGCAAACACTTGTCAATCAAGAGCTTGCTGACGATGATGCTAAGGTTGGTCTTATTGGCTGGGACAAAGATAACAGCAGCTACTATTTAAAATTATTCCCAACATGGGCTAGTGAATCAGTTCATGCTACTACTAATATTAACGCAACTGATTTGCGTGCTCTGTTTTGGACTTACGGTACTAGCGCACATTGGCAAGACAAAGGTATTGCAACTACTTCGTTACTTAAAGAATCAGTACCAGAAGCAGTATATGCTAACCTTAAGTGTTTTGCAAGTAGAGCAGATTATGCACAGTTGCGCATCGAGAAAGACTTTGTAGAAAAGTACAAAGAGTCAGTTAAAAAGTATCCACGCATCGAACACACAGTAGATGCAGTAGTTGTGCAAAGTGGACACATACTATTAATCCGTAGACGTGCCGAACCGGGCAAAGGCCTATGGGCGTTACCAGGGGGCTTTGTCAACCTCGACGAAACACTTAAAACTGCCATGTTACGCGAGTTACGCGAGGAAACTAAAATTAAGGTTCCCGAAGCTGTACTGCGTGGTTCTATTATGAGCAGCAAGTGTTATGATGATCCTCATCGCTCGGATCGCGGTCGTTTGATTACACAAGCATTTCACATTGCGCTCGATAGTCAAACTGAGTTGCCTAAGGTTAAGGGCTCGGATGATGCAGACAAAGCACGCTGGGTTCCGCTTAGTAAACTAAACCCATGTGAGTTGTTTGAAGATCATTACTTTATTATTTCAGATATGCTTGGAGGTATATAATGGCTAGGAGAAAAATTACAGCACCAGTCGGCGGTACGCTAGTCAAGTCAAGTAACGGGAAAAAGGTAAAATACGCAGATCAAATTTGGATTAACCTCGAACATACTTCAGTCGAAGACTTAGCAATACAATTGCAACGTGTTTTAAAAGACCACGGTGATGAATACGAAGACATGGACTTTGGCGAAGACGAGGAGTGCGGGTGCTACGGTGGATGCAGTTGCCCTGTTGCATACTTTATACAAGGCCGACGACGCGAAAACGACATAGAGTATAGTATTCGCGTCGAAAAAGAGACAGAGGACAACGACCGCCAAGTTACTAGAGACCTGGCCGAATTCAACCGCTTAAGAATAAAACTAGGCAAGGAAGAAGGAGAGTAACATGCAAGATTACTGGGATTTAACTAATAAGGAAAAAGAGCTAACAACTGCGCTTGCTAAGGTAAAGGAAGACCTAGATAAAGCACAGAAAGCAATTGACGCTAACCCCGAATACATGTTAGCGGAACTAATACACAAACTCACGTGTAGTAGCAACCACACTGACCAATGCGGATGGCATTACGAAACATGGGATAAGCCAGAGTCCACTCGCAGAAGGTATGCTGATCGTGCTAAACAAGTTGCTTATATTATTTCTCCGCACGTAGGACATGATGCGCAGAAGCAGTGCGTATTTATGAATGAACTACTAAGAGCAGCAAGGGGTTATTAATGAAAATTATTACACCAGGCAGAGAGCAACGCGGAGAAGACCTAGCCACAAAGCAAGATTGGAGCGGATTTTAAATGCAGTTGACAATAACGTTAATTGCTGTTATAATAAAGTCTAGACGATAGACGTCTAGCAATACAACTGTAAAGGAGATTTACAAATGAACACACAGAATATTTTGTTTTTGGTAGACAGTTATAAGTTGAGCCACTTTTTACAATACCCCGAAGGTGCTGAATACGTTAGCTCTTACATCGAGAGCCGCGGCGGCAAATGGGATCGCACTGTATTCTTTGGATTACAGATGTTCTTGAAAAAGTACTTAAGCTCACCTATTACGCTTGAGATGATTGACGAAGCAGATGAATTTTATACTGCACACGGTGAGCCATTTAACCGCGCAGGCTGGATGCACATTTTAGAAGAGCACGCAGGCGAACTTCCTGTTATGATAGAAGCATTGCCGGAAGGTACAGTAATTGAAACACGCAACGTACTAGTGCAACTTGTTAATACCGATCCACTAGTTCCTTGGTTGACTAGCTTTTTAGAAACTGCGCTGTTGCGTGCTGTTTGGTATCCGACTACTGTTTCTACTAATTCGTTCGCAGCTAAAGAAATTATTTACAAGTCTTTACAAGAAACAGCAGACGATGCCGATGCTGAAATTATGTTTAAGTTACATGACTTCGGAGCACGTGGTGTTAGCTCACATGAATCAGCTGAAATAGGCGGTATAGGACATTTAGTACACTACATGGGTTCAGACAATGTTGAAGCTATAGTAGCTGCAAAACGGTATTACGACGAACCGATGGCAGCATTTTCAATTCCTGCGAGTGAGCACAGTACAATTACATCGTGGGGCAGAGACGGCGAAGTTGACGCTTATCGCAACATGCTTAAGCAGTTTGGAAAGCCAGGTGCGCTTGTTGCTTGCGTATCAGACAGTTATGATATCTACAATGCAACTGAAAACATCTGGGGTGACATGCTGCTTGAAGAAGTAAAAGCAAGCGGCGCAACACTTATTATTCGTCCTGATTCTGGCAATCCTGAAACAGTACCAGTTGAGATTATCGAGAAGCTAATGGATAAGGTTGGTTACACTATTAACACCAAGGGCTATAAAGTGCTGCCTGATTACTTCCGCGTTTTACAAGGCGACGGTATTAACAGCGACAGTATTGCAGCTATCCTAGCAAACATGAAAGCCAAGAACCTAAGCGCAAGTAACATTGCATTTGGTCAAGGCGGTGGATTGTTACAGCAACTTGATCGTGACACTTTGCAGTTTGCTATGAAAGCAAGTGCAATTAGAGTTAACGGTGTGTGGAGAGATGTTTATAAAGATCCTATTACTGATAAAGGCAAGCGCAGTAAGCGCGGACGTTTAGCGTTAATAAAGGTTGGCGATGAATATCAAACCGTGCGTGAAGATGCAAATACGTTAGAAACTAACTTGTTAAAGCCAGTGTATGCTAGCGGCACTCTTCTTAACAACACTACGTTTGCAGAAGTACGCGATCGGGCTGCGCTCGGCCTTAAGTAGAAACAATAAAAAGGCGGGCGGAAACGTTCGCCTTTTCTCTTGACTAAAATTGGCATTAGTGGTATAATAGAGTAAGGAGAATTAATATGACTTTAGATATATTTGGTGAAGACTCTTCACGAGTTTGTAAATACTTGCATGATCCGTTAGCAATAATACTAGCCGGACATAAAACAGATGATGATATGTACTGCGGCGAGACAACACAATCGCTGTTGATTACTCAACAGGTCAGTACAAGTAACTACAAACATACCCAAGTTCAGGTGCTCGATGAGCATCTTATGTTAGCGAAGAAAATTAGACTCTACTACCAAAATAAGCTTACCTTGCAATTTCTTAATGGCAACGCTCCTAGCTTGACTCCGTTTCGGCAAGATTTATTAACTCTGTTATCAGGAGATGCGCTTTCTTTAAGAGAAGATCACAAGCCTATGCTAGCTGTGTTGCCGAGGTTTTATAAAGAGGATATCTATCAAGATCGGTTGCAAAAGAACTTTACTATGATAAACTCGGACGTATTTGAAACTCCGGAACGCATGCACAATCATACAGAAGAATGGAAGCTTGTTACGGCCGACGAACCTTATCAAATACGAATGACTAAGAAGGAAAGAGTTCGAGTATACTGGTACTACAATGCCAAGAACGAATTACTTAAGATTCCTATTTCGTTAAAGAATCCTCTAGCGCCGTTATTTGAAAAATGCACAAACACTCCGACTGTTACGTTTACTGGTGATTACTATGCGGACTGTATGATGGGTCGTAACTTAACATATTGGTCAATGGATAACTGGAATATAGAATTATGAAGATAGGACTTTCGTTAAGCAAATGTTTGCCTGACATCATATACGGTACCGTAGATTACAACGACGTAATGTTAATTATAACCGGCACCTGTGTTGAGGAATGGGATGACAAAAATTGTGATCTTATGTGGGGCGAATATCGGTATATCAGATCGGTGTGGCGGCAGTATCCTGAAAAAGATAAGCTGATGTTTGTAGCAATGATAAAGCGTCTTGCTAACGATGGCAAGTTGCATCAGCCCCGTTTGTTCGACGCACGCCCGCCGCAGATGCACTACTGTTGGCTCGATACTATGATTACTTCTGCTGACATGCAGCACAATCCAACAGCAGAGAAGCTATGGAATCAGTATAAATTAATACAACAGTTAGGCGGTAAAAGTACACCTAGTGTATAAATACGTAAAGGAGTATAAATCTTTATGGATCATTGCCGCGTAACAACACACTTATCTACCCTGTTTTTAGTACTTTGTATTATTTTATCAACCCTGTTAATTAGTATGGTAATATATGATTATCATCACAGAACTCCTTTAATTAACGTTTCCGCCCGCGCACTAGGACCTGCATACCCCGGCGGGGTAGCAAAGATTGAATTTAGATATACTCGACATTTTATAATGCCGGCTCGAGTATTAGATAGATGGATAGTATGCGACGACGGCGCACTTACATCTCCTACTTCTCTTTTCAGCCTAGCTGACAAGCCGGCTTGGCCGGCCGGAACTAACATGAAACACATTCTGCGTATCGTTATTCCGTCTGATATTAAACCAGGGCAGTTTTGTCATTACGGAACATCTATAAAATTTAAACGTATGATTCTTCCGGACGTAATTATTAATAATCCGCCTACAAGTACCCCAATAAAAATTATTCCTAACAGCTAACACAAATATTGTATTTTAATACACATATTATGTAGATATCTCATGACATAAATACGTGCTGTAACAGCGTTTAACACGTCTACAGCAAGCGTTATGTAAGCAGACGCATGCATGTACAAGCGCTAATAAGCAAGCACACAGCGTAATTTATACAGGAGATAACAATGGAATACGTAGAAATAATTTTATCAATATTAGGAGGCGGCTGGAACTATGCAGGCATGGCAGTGTCGTTCTTAGGAGACGGAATAACTAATACTATTATATCATGGATAGGCGGAGTATTAATCTTTTGGGGAATAGCCGACCTATACATGTTTTACCGTTTTAGACGAGGATCAAAGGTTGATAAGACCGCAGCACTTTGGCATTGGATTAGTGTAAAGTGGTGCCTCGCATCGCAGACTGAATTAATGGCAGAGAAGCTACCTTTTATATCAAAGGACCTATCAGAAGTAGTTGGTGTTAAAGACGACGACGACAAAATAACTTAACCTAATCTAAAAAGTAAAGTGACATAGCAACAGAATAAAACACTTTACTTCCTTCACTATGTATGCTATAATAGTCATATACAAACTGACTCATAGGATACTATCATGAACGACCAAGTAGCAGAAATGCGCGGAATACCAACTCGCCAGAAACTAGAAGAAATCTTAGCAACCGGCGGAGTACTTGTTGTATTCAATAAAAAAGACGGCGACGAGCGAAGAATGCGATGCACAACTGATCGAATGTTAATTCCTGCAGATAAACGCCCGGACCTCAAAGTCGAAGTTTTAAAAGAAATCAAAGATGCTGCTGAACAAAAAGAAGACAAGCCGAATGTTACCGTTTGGGACCTAGATGCAAACGCATGGCGTTCATTTATATACACTCGCGTTACCCATGCAGCAATAGACTTTGAATCAAAAGAAGTAACAAACGTAGAATACAACGAAACACTAACCATCAACGGCGAAGCAGTAATTCAAACTGAAGACACTGAATAGCTATTACTGAAAGCCAAGTACTGAACACTATAACTACAGGATACACACAATGGAAATCGGATTCACTGGAACTCGTAATGAACTAACGCCCAAGGCGCTTAATGAGTTAACACTAGCACTAATTGACCTAAAAGACAATAACGAAATTACTATGTGCCATCATGGCGATTGCACTGGAGCAGACTTAGCATTTCACAATATATGTATGCAGATAGGTCTGCCTGTTATGGTACATCCGCCTATAAGAGATGACTTGCGTGCGTACTGTAAAGGCACTCACATCAGATCGCCACTTGGATACTTTGAACGCAACCGTGTTATTGTAACCCTAAGTGATATCCTTTTTGGATGTCCTTGGACTATGGAAGAAACTCAAGGCGGAACTTGGTATACAATTAATTATGCTAAGGAGAAAGGCGTTCCTGTACAGATGGTGTGGCCAGAAGAGTTAGCAGAAACTTTGTAACAGAAATCCTAGACCAGCGCAGCGGGGTCTTCTAATAAACTGGAATATTACATGAATATATTATTTGTTTGTACTATGGCTAGATTAAGAAGTAAAACTGCTGCCCATTGCTTGCAAAGCATTACTAATCCTTGTGATTACGGAGGTCTTGACTCCAAAGCAGACAAGCCTATTACTAAAGATATGGTTGAACGGGCTGATGTTATTGTTTGTATGGAAATAGGCCACAGGACTAAGCTAAGACGAAGATTCAAAGGCATAAGTCATAAGATGCAAGTTTGGGCCATACCAGACGATTACGAATATATGGACAACACGTTGGTTACTATATTAAACGGTAAAGCGGAGGAGTTACTATGAGCAACAGGACTATGTTAGAAATCAATCATGATTTTATATATACCACTGACCAAGAAAAACTTGAATGGGCTAACAAGATGCTCGGATACTTATCATCAGGTGATCCAAAGCATTTGCCAGACGGCGTGACTTGGTTCGGCATGCGACACCATTCTACAGATTGTCCACTAGGCGAGCCTCCAAGAGGGTGGCATAACATTAGATAGAGAGATTAATATGAATATAACTTCAAGCGGTGCTAAAGTAGTAATTGGCGGGAAGGAATTCTCTGGCAAGAACATCAGTATTGCCGATGGCAAAGTAATTGTTGACGGTGTTGTACAAGACGGGTCGTTATCGGGTAATATAAATGTAGAAGTACACGGTGATATCAATAGTCTTACTAACACAGCAGGCTCAATTAAATGCCGCGATGTCGGAGCAATAAAAACTACGTCAGGTGATGTAGATTGTTATACAGTCGGCGGTTCAATTAATACAATCAGCGGCGATGTAATATGCGGTAATGTCGGCGGCAATATTAAGACAGTTAGCGGCGACGTTAGCAGCGACACCTACAGACGGAAACCTTAACTATGATAGATTTTAACATTAACAACTACGTATATGTGCAACTAACAGACCAAGGTATTAACGAATTGGAAAGACAGCATATTGAGTTGCAAGCACAGGCGCCAAGCATTGGGGATTTTAAGTTACCGCCGACGGACAGCGAAGGCTGGAGTAAATGGCAGTTACATTCATTAATGTATAGGCTCGGGCATTGTTGCACTTTAACAGGTAAACCGCCGTTTGAGATAGAAATAAGAATTCCGACAAAAGAGGCATAAGGCCGTGATATACGTAATTGATGATACATCGGACCTTAAGGACGTTTACCTCGAAGATATCGATGGCTTTGTTGGGTCTACACCAGAATGTTATTTAGTACAAGCTTGGTACTTTTATTATTTCTCGACGCTTAATGCAGCTAAAACAAAAGCTCGCAGTTTGGGTGTATCTGATGAAGTAAGAACAGAAAATAATCATTGACAATTCATAAATAGCACGCTATACTGTGCGTAAGATAAATAGAAGTAAGGAAGATTGGCGCGAGCGGTTGAAGGCAGCAGGTTGCTAACTTGTAAGGTTCGAAAGAGCTTCAAGGGTTCGAATCCCTTATCTTCCTCCAAATTAATAAGTCAAAATAAGCACTTGACAGAATACACTTAGCACGCTATACTGTGCGTAAGTTAAAAAGTAAATAGTTGGCAGAGCATGGCTTAACGCATTGTGTTTGTATAACAGACATGAGTTCCTGTAAGAAGGAACCACAGGTTCGAATCCTGTACTAATTACTTTAATTTTTTAGTCTTTTTTAAATAAAACACTTGACAACTATGCTAAATAAGTGTATAGTTAAACACGTTGCAATGAAGCAACAAACAATTTTTATACCCAGGAAAGTATCGCACATGAAACAAGTTATGTTTATAGCCAGACAGAAGCATCAAGACGCAGAGCGTTTCGATGGCGGGATGCCTGAGCGCGGTCGTTGGGTGGATATTATTAATTATAATAATACGCTGCCGCAACAAAAAGGGGTTGGATCGGAGGGACTTAGACTATAATAGTTTAGTTCACAACAAGATTTATACAACCCCTTAAGCTAACACAGTTTAAGGGGTTTTTTTATGAAGTGCTAATACGGAACGCGACTGTTACCGGCACTCTAAACAAAGGTTAATGGGCGGGTTGGGGATGAATTTCTACTTGTAGAATGATAAAAGCAACAGTGTAAGGCATAGTGACCTTACGTAGTGGTCACGCCAAAATAAACGGGGCAACATAGACCACTGATAAAGAACCGTTAACTAATTTTTAAATTATGCATTGTCCCCGGAGTTGGAGAGCCGGACCGCACTGTAAATGCGACGCGAGAGCTGAGTAGGTTCAAATCCTACACAATGCACCAATTTTTAGTCCTATAATTCAATGGCAGAATGACGGTCCGATAAACCGTATACGGAGGTTCGATTCCTCTTAGGACTACCACACTCCTTTAACTCAACGGTAGAGTGCTTCTTTTACACGGAAGATGTTGCAAGTTCGAATCTTGCAGGGAGTACCATCCGGCTATGATGTAACTGAATAGCATAGGAGTCTTCTAAACTCTTCGACCAGGTTTGAATCCTGGTAGCCGGACCAATTACGTCCCCTTCGTCTAGCGGTTAGGACGCTAGGTTTTCATCCTAGTAACAGGAGTTCGATTCTCCTAGGGGACACCAAACAATGGCGTATGTAGCTCAGTTGGTAGAGCCCCGGATTGTGAAGCCGGTATGCGCGGGTTCGAGTCCCGTCATTCGCCAATGTGTATAAATATATTGTATACATTGGCGAGTGAACAAATGAAACATTTTATTATATACAAAACTACAAATATAATTAATAACAAAGTATATATCGGCATGCACGAAACGTATAATGTAAACGACGGATACCTAGGGTCTGGCAAAATACTAAAACGAGCTATTAACCGATACGGAATTGAAAACTTTAAGAAACAGGTTCTATACGATTTTAAGACTCGCGACGAAATGATTAACAAAGAAGAAGCGATTGTTACGGCTAGTTTTGTAGCTAGCACTACTAATTATAACTTATGCGAGGGCGGCAAAGGAGGATTCTCGTATATAAATTCAAATGGGTTAAATGGCTCAAAAAAAGGAAGGATCGGTTATGATAGCAAATCGCAAACGACTCGAGACGAGTGGATAAAAAAAGCAAGACTTGTTTGAAAGAGTGGCGAGAGAGTCATAAGTCAAAGGCAGCTTACGTTCAACGAGTTATCACTATACGAGAAAGATACGGCGATGATGGATTTAAGACTTTTTTAGGGAAAAAACACACCGAACTATCTAAACAATTAATAAGCGCAAGTGCTAAAGTTACTAGCAAAGGTGCGAAAAATTCTCAATATGGTACTAGGTGGATACATTCGTTAACTGAAAGAAAGAGTGTAAAAATTAGAAAAGAAGAGCTCTTGCCTATAGGGTGGATCGAAGGTCGTAAGATGAAGTTTAGTGACGGCTAGCTAACTGTCATTCGCCCCAAATTAATGCGGAACTGGTTAATACAAATTGGCACAGTTACTACTCTTAGAAAGTAGACCCTTCCGGGTTCGAGTCCCGGGTTCCGTACCAAACAAATAACCACGGGCTTGTGGTGGAATGGGATACACACTGGTTTCAAGTACCAGCGCCGAGCGAGGTATGAGAGTTCGAATCTCTCCAGGCCCACCAAATTAATGCGCTGCTAACTCAATGGCAGAGTATCGGGCTTTTAACCCGACTATCAGGGTTCGATTCCCTGGCGGCGTACCACATTAGTGATAAATAAAGAATGCGCTTAAGAGAATTCACAGAACCTGCTGTACAGGAATCACCAATAGCTAGTAGTTGGCAAGTTGATCTAACATACGATCGTGCTAACAGTGCCATAACAATGGTGACTAACAAGAACTTTCGTTACAGAATAAGTAACATACCTTGGGAGTTGTACAGAGGCTGGAGACGTTCGCGCAGTAAAGGAAAGTACTGGCATAAGTACATTAAAAATCAATATCAAATTGATCGCATCCTTTAACCTTTCTTTATAGTTGACTAGTAGTAACATACGTGTTACACTTAGTACAACAAAACAATTTAATTCCAGTGTAGCTCAGGTCATAGAGCGCCGAGTCACTCGGGTGTCGCAGCTTTGAACCCTGTCACTGGATCCAAGTTTTATTCCGGAGTAGCTCAGTTGGTAGAGCGTCGGGCTGTTAACTCGAATGTCGCGGGATCGTAACCTGCCTCTGGAGCCAATTTTAAATGGTATGTAGCTCAGTTGGTAGAGCGCCTGACTGTTAATCAGGATGTCGCGGGATCGTAACCTGCCATACCAGCCAATTTAAGGAGATTGATATGACTAAGTTAATTTGTAGTCGTGAATTTTTAGAAGATGCACTTCAACTTAATTGTCATGATATCAAAATCGAATCAGTCGAAATGATACAGCATAACGAGCTTGATGCAGTACAGCTTAATTTATCTGGATCAACCGAAGACAGAATCGCATTAAATTATACAAAGAATAAAGATGGTGTTATGACATCTAAAGTAGTAAAAGTATAACAAAGAATATCGGAAATTAGCTCAGTTTGGTAGAGTACACCGTTTGGGACGGTGGGGTCGTCAGTTCGAACCTGACATTTCCGACCAATTTAAGAAGTAGTAAAGTATTATCTCTCTGTAGTGTAGTCTGGTAACATGGTCCGTTTGGGGCGGAGCGTCCGAGGTTCAAATCCTCGCAGAGAGACCAATTTAATAGTTGACATACAGTAATAGCAATGCTATACTTACTGTAGAAATTAACTAACAGACGCAGGTCGGAGAAATGGTAACTCGCTAGGCTCATAACCTTGAGAACGTAGGTTCGATTCCTACACCTGCAACCACTTTAAACGCGGGTATAGCTCAGTTGGTAGAGCAGAAGGTTTCCAACCTTCATGTCAGGAGTTCGAGTCTCCTTACCCGCTCCAAGTTTTAAGGGCCGGTAGCTCAACTGGTTAGAGCACTCGACTCATAATCGAGAGGATAAGGTTCAAGTCCTTGGCGGCCTACCACTATTTAAGAAGTATAAATGTTAGAAAAGAGAAAAGGAGATGTAGCTCAATCGGGAGAGCGTTGCACTGTCACTGCAAAGGTAGCGAGATCAAAACTCGTCATTTCCGCCCTTGGGGTATAAGAGTTTCGGTCTTATACCCGTTACTTGACACTGCGTATAAATACCTACATGTATTATACAATTTACCAAGTAACAAATAAAATCAACGGCAAGTGCTACATAGGAGCACATAGGACCAATGATTTAGATGACAATTATATGGGATCAGGTAAGATCTTAAATTATGCTATTTCAAAATATGGATTAGATAATTTCAAAAAAGAATACCTGCATATATTTGAAAATTCAGATGCTATGTTTAACATGGAGACAATGCTAGTTGATTGCGAATTTGTAAAAAGACAAGATACGTATAATCTCAAGCTAGGAGGATTCGGCGGCTGGGATTACGTTAACAAGGCAGGGCTTAACAATTTCGGAAAAAACAAACTAGAAATTGCAAAGCTACTAAGCAGCAAGTCTAAAGGACGAAAGCCTAGTAGTAAAACACTAGCGGCTGCACGCAAAAGACATAGCGAAGGTGCGTATCGCCATACGTACTTCGGAAATAGAAAAAAAGACTACGACTATCGGTGCAAAGCGCAAACACCTGAAGCAAAGGCAAAGCGCTTAGCCTCGCAAGCTAAAATAGGCCATCAGCAAGGAAAAAGCAACTCGCAATACAACACTTGCTGGGTATACTGCAATGACACAGATAGCAAAAAAAAGATAAACAAAAAGATGTTGCCCGAATACATAGCTAACGGATGGGTTAGGGGGCAATACAATAAAGAGCAGAAACAGGAAGAAAAACGTAATCTAGCAAGCGCTAAGAAAAAAGAACTTATCGACATCCGCACTAAGCTAGCTAAAGATTCACGAGATTTGTATATACACCTAGCTTATAGCTCGGTTAGAAAGTTTGTAAGAGATGGACATTACCCTTATTCCGTACAATGTTTACTGAATTTATGGAGAAGGTATATTCCTAATTTTGCTTTATGAATAATACACTTGAAGCTCACGGCGAGCACCTGACCTGCCCATTTAACGAAGCATGGTAATTATGCTTAGTTTGTGGGAGCCATTGGGAGGTAGGAAGTTCAAGTCTTCCCAAGTGTACCATTTTCATAGTTAGTTTAAGTACGCTCTTAACACGTGAGTTGTAGTCAAAACTAATAGCGAAAGCACAGTAGAGGCCCGTCGACAGTTGAAGTCGTTAACAATCTGGATGATAGTGTGAGTAGCGGTACTATATTAATGCACTTGTAGCTTAATTGGAAAAGCGCCGGTCTTCGAAACCGGAAGTTGGAAGTTCGAATCTTTCCAGGTGTACCATTTTAAGGCGTCCAAGCTAACCAGGTGGAAGCGCATGTTTGAAGAACATGAGGGCTCGGATCGATACCGAGGGACGCTACCAAGTTTTACTGTCTTAGATAGTAACAGAAAGAATGCTTAATCGGGGCTACGAACTTTTACTCTGCCCGAGGAGCGTTGCTGACATAGTTGGCACGCCTTTGTATTGTGATAGTAGTTTTAATATGCGGGCGTAGCTCAGTGGTAGAGCGCAACTTTGCCGAAGTTGAAGTCGCGAGTTCGAATCTCGTCGCCCGCTCCAAGTTTGCGGTAGTTTAATATAAGGTTCCTAAGTACACGGATACTAGAGAATACCTGCTTATTGAGGCAGGAGATGGTAGCAACGTTTAAGGTGGCCACCGGTTAACCTTGCGTGACTTAAATGCTCGCCCCACAAAGCCAAATTCAACAGCAGTGTAGCTCAGTTGGCAGAGCAATTCCTTCATACGGATTAGGTCGGAGGTTCAAATCCTCTCACTGCTACCAAGTTTATAGGTCGGCCTCTGGTGTGGGGTTGAAACTCCAAATCTCGACTTCCTCGGTTCGATTCCGAGCCGGCCTGCCACTTACTCAGGATAAGTACTATTATGAATGCAGAAAGTACATATTGTATAGAGCACAACATTGACTACGACAGAAAGTGTCATCAGTGCGAACTAGCAAAAATTATAGACGGCACGATTATAAAATACTCATCTCGCTCACGTTTACCGCAGTACGCTATTGAAGGTAGCGACGGTTATTTGTACGGTTGGTTTGATATAGAAACAGCTGAACAAATATTAGCTGAGCTTGCGGTGATACGACTAAACAAAAATAATATATTACCTTGTCCGTTTTGCGGAGCAGAGGTTGAAATGTGTCCTAACAACAGTTATGGTGATTGCATTATAGGATGTAATTGCGATCACGAACCAGCTGTCATCGAACAAATTGGTAAAGAGGATTCCTTGATTAGTAAATGGAATAGAAGAGCATGAAAAAATACTGCTAATGTTAACATTGTTACTGCCGTGCTTTGCATTTGCAGAAACCGACATGGATAAACTTGATTTTAGTCCAACTCGCGGAGAGAAGTTCATTGACTTTACTGCTACTAACAGTAAAACCTTTATTGAAGTAGGCATAGGAACAAACAACAGTTTGATTAATCCTGGGCAAGACTGGAATGACGGAGGCGGCACTGGTGCTTACATAGGCATTAGGCGAGAATGGAGTAACGGGTGGGTTATACAACTGTCGCACTATAGTCAGTGGGAAATAGGTCCTCCGTTTAACAATAAAGAAGAGTCTTCGCTTGATCATATCGGGCTTGGATACAGATTTCAAATTTTTAAATAAGGTACACATGTTAATGCAAGTTAAGAAGACAGTAGATCTACGTGATTCTAGTGGTGATATCAGAGGTATGTACGAACGAGAACTTGTAGAAAACTGCTCAACAACCAGTAGTAAGTATACTAATAATCTAAGAGCATTTGACGAGATGCTGCAAGAGATTGCAGACACTGCATTTAAAATGGGCCAAGAGGAAGGCATGTAATCGATACAAAACTAGTGCCATCACTGAGTAAACTTATTATTAAAGTACTTGACAACGAAGCTAACTTTATGTTATACTGTAGTAAGACTGCTAACTACCACAACGGCTTAGTTGGCTTTTATATGAAAAAGAAAAGATGCTTACTTACACTTATCTCGGCTAATGGAAAAATGTTGACCGAGGAAGTAAAAACAAAAGACGTATTAGACTGGTACAATAACATATGATTGATGTAAAATTAGAAGCAGCCGAAGTCAACCTTATTATGAATCTCATGGAGGAAATGCGGAAGCCGGTGCCAAAAAACTTATGCGCCACGTTTTATAGAACTCTTAAGTACAATGGCGATGTAAAACTAAAAGAAATTGCAGATCGGTTAGCAAATAAGATTACTGCTAACTAAGAAAAGAATATGGGGAATGGGACTGCTTGGGGTGGTCGCTGCACTTGCAATGCAGATATTCAGATCGGTTCGAATCCGATATTCTCCACCAATTACGGTGTTGTAGCATACCGAAGAATGTGCTCGGTCTTAAAGGCCAAGAGAGTGGTAGGTTCAATTCCCCGTTTCTTCACCAAACAAGAGAGGGTACATTTATGATAACCAGTGAATTTAGACAAAAGTTTTTTCAAGACACAGATCACACCGGGCGTCATATAGTAGTATCGTTTCGAACCGGACGACAGTATTTTGTTGAATGTATTGAAGGACTTACACGCCGCAAGTGGGGAGACCTGAATCCAGCTACTGGCAAAGTAGAAGGACAGTACGGACAAAAGTATCGAGGGTGCATTGACGCAGCCGACAGCATGATCTCAGAAGAAAATGGATTTAAAAACGTACAGACGTTTGGTCCCGGAGAGAGTCCATATGCTGCGATCGACAAGCGCGATGCTACATATCCAGACAAAGTTTAAGAAAGAAGCATAAGTATTACGCTCTTATAGTTTAACTGGAAAAACAGGAGATTTGTAACCTTCAGTTCTCGGGTCAGTTCCGAGTGAGAGCTCCAATAATTGGGGATTAGCTTAATTGGTAAAGCACCGGACTTTGAATCCGGTTTTACGAGTTCGAATCTTGTATCCCCAGCCACATATGTCCCTATCGTCTAGTCGGCCTAGGACGCTGCTTTCTCAGAGTGGAAACGTTGGTTCAAACCCAGCTAGGGACGCCATTTTTAGTAACAAACTTCTTGACATTTAACATTGCTAAGCGTATAGTACATGCTTAACAATTAATACACAGGGTAAGTTATGTTTGATCACAGTGTGCAACGTATAGGCTTTGCCTGTAAATACAGATTCGAAGACTACACGCAGCCTAAAAAAGTTCGCGTAGCCGCCGAGGCGGTATTCAACGGTCGCTCTACAACCGCAGCATGGCTTGGACGACAAACTAAAGACGAAGCATACACACGCTTATATGAAATTGTAGTAGACAACGTACAGTGCTATTATAAGCTTGTAGAATATGCAAGCACGTTAGCGCCGCACTTACGCTTACTAAGGCTTGGTTCAGATGTGTTTCCTATGTTTACGCACAATGCGTGGAAATCGTTTTACACAGACACTGATATACTTAAAGTTGCAGAACGCGAACTTGCTAAAGTAGGTGCATTAGCTAAGAAGCACGATGTGCGCCTTTCTATGCATCCCGGGCAGTTTACAGTACTTGCTTCTGAAACAGAAAGTATTGTTATTAAATCTATTGAAGAAATGGAGTATCATGCTACAGTTGCACAGATGATGGGCTACGGTGATGTATGGCACGACTTTAAAATTAATGTACATATTTCAGGACGTAAAGGTCCGCAGGGTATATTAGATGCGTTACCGCGTTTAAGTACGCCAGCACGTAATATGCTTACTATCGAAAACGAAGAAGTATCATGGGGCTTAGAGCAAACGCTCGAGCTTGCAGACAAAGTAGCACTAGTGCTTGATATACACCATCACTGGGTTCGCGAAGGTGAATACATTCAACCAACTGATGATAAATGGAAGCGCGTAATTGATAGCTGGCGCGGGGTTCGACCTACTATACACTATTCGTTATCGCGATTAGATGTACTACACAGTCACAACCCAGACATACTGCCTAATATGGAAGAACTGTTAGAACAAGGTTACAAGAAGTCTAAGTTACGAGCACACAGTGACACTATGTGGAACAATGTTGCTAATGACTGGGCTGTTACATTTTTACCCGACGCTGATATTATGGTAGAAGCTAAGCATAAAAATCGCGCATCTATTAAACTATACGAGGATCATGTTCATGTCACTAATGGGAAATAACGAACTAGAGATGTTTCAAGCTGCTATGGTAGAAGCAAGGCGCATGTCTGAAAATGGCGAAGAAGTTGACGAGAAGCACATTTTAAGAATGTCCTTAGAGTTTGCTTTCCAAAAAGGCGTTGAGGCCGGAACGCAGGTAAGCTGCGTTGCTCTTTTTAAGAAGCTAGTATCACACTACGGCAATGAACTAGGCACAGACATTGCAAAGCTAATTGACATTGGCAGCCCCGAAGATTTAGAAAAACACACAGCAGAAATACGTAAAAAAGTTCAAGACATTAAAAAAACGGATCCTTAGCTTAGCGGCAAAAGCTTCTGGTTTACACCCAGAGAATCGCAGGTTCGAGTCCTGCAGGATCCACCATTTTAAGAGGCGCGTAATTATGAAAGTTACTACGTTACACCAGCTTGAAAAATTTGCTATAGCAAACGCTACTTACATATTAGTAGCCGGCGGAATAGGAATTGGTAAAAGTCACATTATTTCTAGCGCTATGCCGTTCGTACCAATTATGGATATTGATCACGAAATGGACAAGTATGGCCTTACTAAATATAATGAAAAGAACATGTTACAATGCAGGAAATCACTAAGCACTAAAATTAAGTCTATGATTGCGAACGGCGCTAGTTTAGTTGCTATGGGAACAGCGGCTGATACAGTGTTTACAATTGATCGCTTATACGGTGCAAAGCAAGCAGGCATGAAAACTGCACTAGTACACATTACCGCCCCGCACTATCAAGCGCGATTACAAAACGAAGCGCGACGCGAGCAAGGACGAAGAGCAGTGCCAGTAGAAGATGAATATCTTCTACGTCGTACTATTACCGAGTCAGCTATGACAGTTAGCACAGTTGGCCCATCCACTCTAGTAGATATCTTTATTCACATTGACAACACAAGAAAGACAGTATTACTATGAGAGCTAAAGATTTTGTAGCAGAAGCTACTAGAAAGTTAGAACCTGCGCAATTCCAGCAGCTCATTACTCCTGAAGTACAGCGTTTGGACAAAGCAATGTCACAAGCTGGATTTGAGGTACGCATCGTAGGCGGTGCTGTACGAGATCTCGTACAGAGTAAAAATCCTAAAGATATTGATATGGCAACTAATGCTACTCCTGATGAAATGATGCAAGTCTTTGACGAAGCAGGTATACGCTACGAGCCAACTGGATTACAACACGGCACGCTAACAGTTATCATTGACGGCGAGCCAATTGAAATTACTACACTGCGCATTGACACTGACCAAGACGGCAGGCATGCAAATGTTGAGTTTACTAAAGATTGGGAACTTGATGCACAGCGTCGTGACTTAACTTACAATGCAATGAGCATGGAGTTAGACGGGACACTGCACGATTACTTTGGCGGCGAAGAAGACCTTAAACAAGGTGTTTCTAAGTTTGTCGGAGATGCTGGATCTAGAATGGAAGAAGACTTCCTTCGTATTTTAAGATACTTTAGATTCCAGAGTCGACTAGGTTCTCCGCAATGGGACGAGCAAACGCTTGCTACTGTTAAAGAGAAGGCACAAGGACTTACAAAGATTTCCGGTGAGCGAATTTGGGCAGAGTTAGGCAAAATCCTATCCAGCGCAAACGCTGCTGACATTCTGTCAAAGATGGACGAGACAGGTGTTAGCAAACATATCGGCTTACGTGATTGGAGACGAGGCAACTTAACTAACGTTAAGAAGTTTAGCAACGATCCGTTAATTGCCTTAGCAGCACTAACTAACACGATATTTGATCTGGAAGAATTAAAGGCGATGTGGAAGTTTAGTAATGCCGAGTTTCAAGCAATGGCGTACATCATTGAGCACAGAGACGATCCTTTCGACGAAACTGTTGCCAAGAAGATGATGACGCAGCCTAAAGCAAATCCAGAGCACATTAAAATGCTCGCCTTGTCATTAGGCAAACAGGATATTGCAGGTATGTTGAAGACTTGGAAGAAACCTACATTCCCTATCACAGGAAAAGATCTCCAAGCCGCCGGCATTAAACCAGGTCCTGACATGGGACGTATCCTAAACGTGTTAAGAAAAGAATGGGAAGAATCAGGATTTTCGCTTGACAAAGCTGCATTATTGCGTATAATGTAATAATACAAAACACAAACTAACACAAGGAATACAATGATACATAATAACTTGGTACCAATGGTTGTCGAAGAATCACCGCGCGGAGAACGTTCGTTTGATATCTTTAGTCGATTGTTACGTGAGCGAATTATATTTCTAAATGGCCCAGTTGATGATCATTCTGCAAACATTATTTGCGCACAGATGCTATTCTTGGAGGCTGAAGATCCTAAGGCAGACATTGGCTTTTATATTAATTCCCCAGGCGGCGTTGTTACTGCTGGCATGGCAATATTTGACACCATGAACTTTATTAAGCCCGACGTTAGTACATTAGTAATGGGGCAAGCATGTTCTATGGGATCGTTCTTATCAGCAGCAGGCACTATCGGTAAGCGTATGTGTCTACCTACTGCGCGTATTATGATGCATCAGCCAAGCGGCGGCTCACATGGTCAAGCTACTGACATTGAAATACAAGCAACTGAAATACTACGCATTAAACGCGAGCTTACTGAATTCTATGCCAAGCATAGTACTACAGGCAAAACGTTTGAAGAATTTAGCGCAGCTATGGAACGTGATAATTTTATGTCAGGCGACGAAGCAATGAACACCTGGGGTATTATAGATCAAGTAGTTACGCATCGCCCTTAAAATATGTTAAAATAAGTGTTGACAACAACACTTTATTAATGTATACTAATTATGTCGCAGTAGCTTAATTGCAAAGCATTCCGTAAGGAAGGAAGCACAATCGAATCGTGCCTGTGACCCCATTTTAAAATATGTTAAAATAATCGTTGACAACTGCGTTATTTTAGTGTATAATGTATACATGACGTAATAAAGACGTAGGCCATAATAAGGCTTCCTTCTTACTTTTATTGGAAAATCTAGTTTTATAACTTTCCTATATAAAGTCTTTATTACTGTTGTATGAACGAAAGAGACGTTAGTTAGTTTGGGCCATAATAAAGCTTCCTTCTAACTCAACGCCAATGAAATCTAGTTTTTTAACTTTCTCGAACGTTAAGCTAGCGTCTCTTTTTATTAACACACGGGCCACCGGAATCGCTTCCTTCTAACACACCTGGCTAACGCCTGGACTTCGCACAGCGATTCGACTTTCCCACTTAATATTAATACACGGGCCATAGGAATTGCTTCCTTCTACAAAACTCAGCCTTAAAAGCCGACTCACCCTAGCAATCCAACTTTCCTACTTACTAAGGTATTACACATGAATAAGATAGAAATTTCGCTTCGCAAGTTAAGTGCAATAGCTTTGCACAAAGGCTTCGACGATAACGCAGTATTAGCAATGTCTCTAAACTCAAACCTTATGACTCTAGGTTATGTAATGTCCAATGGCTTATATAACGAAGTAGCTAGTTTAGATAAAAAAACAATTGCTCGACTAGCCGAGGATATCATTCCTGCACTAGAAAAGATAGTAGGTGCTGATGTAACTTATCAACCTATGTACCCTAATTTCCCGCAGCAGGTTGCTGACGCAGACGAGCATGAATTAATGCTTAACGCAATGCTTCATTACTGGACGCATGGTCAATGGTCTCCTGCTTATGCGGCACTACCGCGCGACTACAGCTTTGAGCCAACAAAGTTTCGCGTAATTGATACAACCACAGGTGATGCGTTTTACGCTATCCTAACTAAATTATTATCATCAGCTGACTCGATATCAGATGACGACAAGCAAATTGTTAAATGGTTTTACGATAACGTAAAGTCTACTTTTTATAGCTTAGTACCTAGCGTAATTCCGCACAAAGAAAATATGTGTCTTGTTGCAGGTATGCGTCTTAACGCAGGTGGCGACATTGATGATTTTGTCAAGACTGGCACTGATGTTATGCGCGTGTATGCTTATGTATCAGATGGAGATGTATCGTTATCTGAAAAGGTTAAGTTTAAATCACTTCCTAAGAAAATGCGACGCAAACTTACTAAGGTACTTGAAAAAGTATTAGATGACGAAGACTTAAAACGTCGTCCTAATGAATGGACAAGAATGGCGCACAGCTTGCACGTAGGCGACTTCTCAAAGAGTATATGGGAACGCATTAATAAAGTGCGTGAAAATAGCAAGCGTAAAGAAATTGTTAGCTTTGCAAGTCAAGTAGAAGCTCATATTTTTGCGTGTAACTACACGGCTGCTCTTACTTTACTTAAGACTCGCCCAGGTGAGTTTGCACGTAGAATATCAGAGCTTGTTGATAAAAGCCAACTTTACTATGTAATAGCTTCGGAGTTCGAACAAGTAGTTGATCAAGTTCCTACACGTATATTGTTGCAGCTCTTAGGGTACTTAAACGCCCGGGTGGATACTGCGCAAGACATGTACGTTATGCCTAAGGGTGCTACGCAGAAAGCGATTGTTATTAAAAAAGTTAAAGATGCATGGTCCGCTGATGCTATTACTGCATTTCGTAGACCAATACAGCAATCATTAATTAATCGCTTTAGTGATATGCCGAGCTTAGGTAAGGTATATCTAGACCCTGCGTTAAAGGGTTGTCCGGTACCTACGCAGATGCGTTCCGCTAGTAGCTCATTAAAAATGCTAGCACGTGGCTCGCGGATACCGTTTGGCGACGATAACAGTACATTGCGATTCTTTATATACTGGGTTGGGATAGACATCGACTTATCGGCTACGTTCTACGACGACCAGTTTAAAAAGACCAAGCATGTAAGTTATACGCGCTTGCGAGATGCTGCAACGAAAACTTATCACTCAGGTGACATTACATATGCCCCTGACGGAGCTAGTGAGTTTATAGACATTGACATCGAAGCAGCGTTAGCTGATGGTAACCGTTATGTGATTATGAACGTACTAGTGTTTGACGGACCTAACTTTGACGAACACGAAGTTTGTAATGCAGGATGGATGACTCGAGATAAGCCAGGATCAAACGAGATATATGATCCTAAGACGGTTGAGCAAAAGTCAGCGCTAACATCCGCGTCAAAGAATGCTATTCCTGCGATCTTTGACTTAAAGACACGCGAGGCAATTTGGGTTGATATCGCTACTAAAACTAGCGTTGGAAACAGATACAATGCAAGCCGATTAGGCGGAAACAACGTTGAAGCTAACCGAGCAACTACAGAGCAAATGCTTAAGTTTTTTGCAACACGCAAGAACAAAGTAAGCTTGCACGAGCTGTTTAGTATGCATGCTTCGGGACGCGGTGAGATAGTGCATGATAGTAAAGATGCCGACTACGTGTTTAGCTTCAACGGCGACATTACACCGTTTGACGTTATGGACATTAACGCAGAGTTCGTAACAGGCTAAACCACTCTAAGTGTATGGCTAAATAAGTCATACACTTAGAAACTATTAGTTTCTAAGCACTACATAGATAATCACCTGGGCCTCTAAAACCTTTGGTGCAGAGTTCAATTCTCTGGTAGTGCACCAAATTATGTGCGTGTGCCCGGAATGGTTACGGGGCAGCCTGCAAAGTTGTATTATGCGAGTTCGAATCTCGTCGCGCACTCCAATTTTAATTCTAAGTAGAGAGTACAGACCATGTCAGATCTAACAGATGCAGTGCTAATGGTAAACATTGGCCAAGGTGAAAAGTGTGTAGGCTTTGTTATCAAGAACGGACGTACTTCAGAGCTAGAAAATTATGATATATACGACACGATAAAAGATAGAAAAGACATCGGCAGCGTTGATCACGCCGAGCAGTTATTGTGTGTAGCTAAAGCTGAAATAACGGCACTAGGATACACAACTGGTCCGATCATAACTAAAACACACAAAGAATGGAGTGTAGAAGTGTTTGATGTAAACCCAGCAGATTACGATAGACAGCAAGCAGAAGGCATTGCTGATCAAGTTGAGTTTGACGAACAATAAAATTTTGGAAGGTCCGGCCTAATGGTAGGCAACTAGTCTTGAAAACTAGCGGGGTTGTTAATAGCAGCCGGGGGTTCGATTCCTCGGTCTTCCTCCAAGATAAGTGTACTTGCCGTTACTGGCTCTACTGCAATAATAGAAATATAATTTCTTAGTAGCTGAAGTTAGCAGGGTGGTTAATAAGTACATTTTAGAATGTTTAAGTAAGTGGGATAAACTTTAATTATTAAAGTTTAATCGAAAAGCATAGAGGCCCACTGAATGACACTACAATGGTTCTGTAAGAACTTATGGTTGCTGGATATCCGTAAACGCTTCCTCAAGCCTGAGCAACCGTCAGCTTAAACATTCACTTTAATGCGCCAGTAGCCCAACGGCAGAGGCAAGAGGTTTAAGCCCTCTAAAGGTGCGAGTTCGAATCTCGCCTGGCGTACCATTTTTACATTAAGTTTTACTTACAGACATGTAAGGCATTGTGGAAAGATTTATTTGTTCTGCTGCAAAAGCTCTATGTAACCCTTCCTGAGTAAACCCTCGAGTATAATCAATCACCGGTAGCGGAAACTTTTCACCAGCTTGCATAGCAGCAGCGTACTTATCAATAAGTGCTTGTTCGCGATTAGCAAGTAACTGTTCGCGAGTTGTGTTTCTTGCGTTAGCGCACTGCTCTATATATTTTGCAGGAGATTGATTTTTTGATATTCTAAAACTAACACCTTTCTCATCGCGAAAATATTCTGGATTTCGCAGCATGTTGTCGTAGTACGGCATCTCGGTTGTTGAGAGAGAAAATGCCGAAGCAGCAGATGTAAAATTTTCAAATAAGGCACGTAGTTTCATATAACGTATTTATATAAAATCCATTACACACTACATAAAATAACCTTGACTTTAAGCATTAATTAGTGTATGCTGTATGCTGTATACATATTTAATTAAGAGGAGTCTTTTATGACCATGTCTTTATGCGGTCCGGGATTAACTACTACATCCTATAAGAAACCAAAGCAAGTCAAGCGTACTAAAATACAGCAAGCAGCGTTTGAACAAGAACATCGCGAATATAACAAACGAATGAAGCGCACGCACGCACATGACCAAATGATGTCTGTGCAAGATTATGATCTTTATGTACGAGGCATGCGCAAAGTCAAGACAGAATTCAAAGAACATATTCCTACAAGCGGCTTTCGTCGAGAAACAAAAGAGTATCCTAGCAATAACGCTCGAGTTGGCGATACAGCTACTAAGGAAGTCCTAACATACTCAGGCGAAAGGAAGCTGCTAGGCGTAGCTACTATGCACAAATCTAATATGGTTCCTGTCTTTGAAGACAATAAAGAAATAGCCATTGACATTGCGCGAATGCGCAGATAATTTAAAAAGGAATTACCGTGGACTACATAGCATTTTTGTTTATCATCCCTGTCGCTATATGGATTGGCATATGCAAGGTTTACTTGTCACAAGGGCTAACCTGGAAAGAAGTAGCTGCGCAATTCGTTGTTACTTCTTTGATAATAGGCGGTACATTTATGGCAGGTACGCACAGCCAGACGTCCGATATTAAAATTCTAAACACAGTAGTAGTTAAAAAGAATCCTGTTAAAGAATCTTGTCCTATGGGGTGGGTTAGATACACAGATAACCATTGCACAGAATACAGCACTCGCAGCGTTAAAACCGGTGAAGTTTGCACAACTAGCTCAAACGGCATGCGCACTTGTACCCCTACTTATACAACTGAATACAATTACGACTACACATGGGAACGGCGCTACTACGTAAACACCGAGCTTAATCGCACGTTTGAGATAAGACGTGTAGATGCGCAAGGCCTACGCTACCCTGAACGCTTTAGCACAGTGCGCTTACAAGACCCTGTCGCAGTGGAACAGCGCTACACTAACTACATTAAAGCTGCAAGCGAGAGCTTGTTTAACGAGGAAGAATACAAAGGCGTCGAGATAGCATATCCTAAGGCGTTTGATTACTACAAAGTTAATAGGGTGTTATACTTTGGCGTTGACGTCGAGGCTAAATTTCTAAAAGAATGGAATGCCGAGTTACAGCAAGTAAATGCAAATATTCGTAAGACTGGCGGAAATGTGATTATTGCAATTACTGATCAACCTGCATTGTGGAGTGAAAACCTAGCAAGGTCGTGGGAAGCACACAACATCAATGACATTGTGGTATCAATTGGCTCTAAAGACGGAATCAATATTGATTGGGTAGACGTGCGATCATGGGCAAAGGATAGTATTGTTAACTTAAGGATACGCGACAAATTATTAGATTTAAAAATTATTGACAAATCTAAAATAAATGCTATAATAAGCAACAGCATGAAAAGCTTTAAAGCTAAGTCTATGAAAGAATTTGAATATTTAGCTGATGATATTCCGCCCCCGTTATGGGTTTACATAATTGCATTCTTAACTCTACTAATAGTAACTCCGGTTACAACTTGGTGGCTTAACAAATACGAGGTACTATAAAATGACTGCATCTTCTAAAATACTAATTGTAGTTGGCATTGTAATTGCTGGCTTTGTTGCACTCCTTGCAGGAAGTTATATTTCTGCGTTTAACGGAGGCAATAGAATGGAACAAGGCATTGTTGCAGTGTATGATAACAATCAAAATGTGTTGTCAACTTATTCAAATAAAGTTGCCGAAGCTGCGCAAATTCCAGCAATGCAGCGCGACGATTTAAAAGACGTAGTTACTGCTGCACTTGATGCACGTTACGGCGAACAAGGTTCGCAAGCAATGATGCAGTGGATTAAAGAGCAGAATCCAACAATTGATTCTGCTGTGTATACACAACTTCAGCGCATAATTGAAGCCGGGCGTGACGACTTTGGTGCAGCGCAAACACAGCTAATTGATCGCAAGCGGGTTTATAATACACAGCTCGGCAGTTTTTGGAGCGGCACTTGGTTAAGTATCGCTGGTTATCCTAAAATTGACTTGGACGACTACAAAATTGTGCTTAACGAAAAAACACGCGAAACGTTTAAATCCGGAAACGACAAAGCAATTCAGCTACGATAGGAAAACATACCATGCTAGAAAATATATTCCTTACTTCATTATTATTTGCAGTTCTTTCCGGACTTGCTTTAATTTACTTAACTGAAGAGAGCAAGAATGTACGACACGAATATAAGGAAATTAAAGACGAATATGCGGAAATTAAACTTTGGCTGAAAGGAGCGTGTGTTGTGTCGGCTGCGTGGCTGCTTGGCTGCACAATAACCTACAGTTGGCAAATGCCCAACACGCTAGATAGTATATCCCTTACTTCGGGATTGCTTGCTATTGTTTTCGGGGTTGTTGTACTTTTATTAGCTGAGCTAGGACAGTCGCGAGCACAGCTGGCTTTTATACTTTGGATGAAGCTAGCGTGTGCTGCATCATTTACTGTACTGCTTGGCTGTATATTAACTTATATTTGGGTAACATAACATGTTAGATAAAATACTATTAACATCGTTGATATTTATGATATCATCATGGGCGATACTATTATCAGACACCGACTTTGACTATTACGTCGACGAAGCAATAAAAATCATACATAGGATATCGTGCATTATTTCGTTCACTATTATCTTGATGCTTGTATGGACGGCCGACCCGGACGTTGTAAAAGAAACACCAGCTATTACAGAAATTAATACACCACTGAGCGAAAAAATAATATGGCAGACTTAGAAATTGAAATTGCAAAAAACGGATTCGTAGTAACGGTTGGTCCAAAAACAATAGCTCGTCAAACATGGGCATTTGAAAATGGCGATTCGCTAGCAAAGTTTATGACCGAATGGGCGCACGGTAATGAGCAAATCAAAGAGGTACTAACATGATTTCAATTAGGTCAGACGAACAAATATCTACCGAAAATTTAGGACAAAGCCGCGCGCCCCTATTACTTGCTATGGCTATGTTAATTAACAAAACTGACTTTCACACTATGTCGTTTGACATGTGCATGACGCATGTAATGTGCAATGCACGAGGCATAGTAAGTCCTGCAATGGCACACAAAGAACTACTGCTGTTGTTTAGAGATCGCGGATATAACGTACAATAGTACAATAATACGATAAATATGGCAGTCTTCGGACTGTCATTTTTTATGACTGATAAATACTATAAGAGGTATACACATGACCAATTTTACAGAACGATACGAAAAATTAAAAGCAACACGGCCAGAGTCGCTATATTCAATAGTTACTGAAGAAGTTGTCGAGCCTGCTCCTGAAGACGTCGTCGAACAAGTCAGCAGTGAAGATATAGATGCAGACGTATTAAACATAGAAGACGAAGCAATAGAAAATGAAGCACTAGAAGACGAGGTTATTGAAGATGACACCAAGGAAGATAACACAGAAGAAGTTGAAGAAAGCCTCATCGAAGATAGCACCAAGGATGCTGAAAAACAAGAGATTCAAACTGTTCAACCAAACCCAGACACGCTGTTAATACTAGAGGCGTTTGATCGATTAGTTAGTAAAATTGACGAGCTAATGCAAAATCCGCCGGGGGTTAATTTGCCGGCTCCTATTATCGAAATGACTATGCCGGAGATGCGTAAGATCGTGTCTAAGGATATCAATCGAGACGCAGAAGGCAATATTAAAAGCATTACAGAAACAACTGTAGAAAAGCCAGTTAATAAAATGCTATCTGAAAAAGCTCCTCCAAAAAAATCTAAATAATTGTACGGCTACTATGAGGTAAACAATGGCAGAAAGTAAGAAAGGCAAACATGCAGATTTCCTAGAAACGCGACAGCGCATTAAGCCTAGCTCGGAAGCGGTGGCGTCAAGATTAAGCCGGGCTCTAAGGTTATTGTAATACAAGCTGATTTAGAAGGACCTATCGTTAATGTCGATGCCGACTTCGACATGCCGGCCTACATTGCAATACAGCTAGAGCAGCTATTTTCAAATGCTACCGTAGAAGAAATTATCAACGCCGACGATCATCTTATTATTAATGACTTGCTCGGCGAAGGTAAGCATGTTATACGCCCTGGCAAAAAAACACGTTTCGAACACAAAACTAAAATGAGCGGCAAGGCAGACGTGTCTTTTAAGCCAGCACAAGCTATAATAGAACATTTTGATTACGGACGTAACAGACGACGCGAAGAAGATGAACTTTTGGCTCTTGGTGATCTATATGAAACTAAAGGCAGGAAACGAAGTAGAGAAGATGACGAAATTGAGTTACTTGGACTACTTTAGCCATTGACATATTTGGGTATCCGTTATACACTAGTAACATAGGAAATTAATTAAAACCGAACTAATAGAGCATAAGCTCACCAATATGAGAAGGCCTTGCATTTCTTGTAGCCATTGTAAATGGTCAACCAATTAAAGGTTCGCCTAGTTAGTTTTCTAAATTATCACAAAAGAGGAATATATAATGTCAGACGAAGAATTAAACGTTAAAGTTGTATTTGCTGATAGCTTTTTTGACAGCTTAAATGACCAAGATCTTACACAAGAAGAACAGCAAGAAATCATTACTGAGTTAGGCGAACGCATGAAAGACCCAGTGCAAATGGCGGCTATGTTAGCTGAGTCCACTGAGTTGTCCGACGAAGAATGGCAAGAGCTAGTCGACACTGGTGCTATTCTTGAAGACGACGAACAAGTTACTACAGTAGAACTTGGTAAGAATCGGCTACATTAATACCGACGAAATATGATTTTCTCAGCAATACGCAAGTAATGCTGAGTTAATCCAATAAGCTGCCTGTGTGTATCCGAGTCACTTGGGTCTATCTGATAAACTTCTATAATAGCCTTTGCAATTAAAAAATCACGCTCGGCTAATGCTTCTTCGTCAACTGGCAATCCGTTAACGCCCTGCAGAAACATTTCTTCTGTAATGTATAAAGCCAGTTGGAAGTTAGAATTATTTATGACTGGGTCACTAACTCCGTTAGAGTTCACTGGGCTAGATAATAATAAAAATAATAAACATAATGCTGCAAATAGTTTCATTTTCTTTCCTGTAATGCACGTAGTAGGCTATCAGTGTTAACTGAACTGTTAGAAATACCTACACGCTTAATTTTTAATATTGGACTGTTTACGCACTCGCGTATCGTAATCGGATTATAGTGTTTAGGAATCTCACGTAGCTTATCTACTTGCTCTTGGTGCTTGTCTTGTAATGCACGCCACGAATTAATTTTAGCAACGGCGTATTCCCCTTCGTCTTCTTTTAACATGTTAATCACTTCTTTAGAAATTAAAATCATAGTTTCTTGTTTATTCTTGTCTATCTCAATTTCGATATCAGCAAACACAGCTTGTTGTTCACAGTACTGCTCTATTACTGCTTGTTGCTTAGCAAAGTGGTTGTACAGCCATGTAGCGCTACCAGACATCGATGCAACAAATCCTATTAATCCAAACATCCATGCTTTATTTCTAAGTAAAACTTGAAAAAAGCTAATCGGTGTACCGTCTTTGTCTTTCATGTTAGTGTCTCCTATGTTGTATTTAGTGCTTGACAGTGCATAAGCAATATAGTATAATAGCTGCACAAATTTATTAAAGTGAGGATTAGCAATGGCTAGTGTAGTTGCACGATTAAACAAATTAAAACTAATTAACCCGCCTGCATGGCTTCCTAGTAACACTATGTTCGAAGGATGGACTGGTTCTGTTGCATACGGAGCAAGTAACGACGCAAGTGATATGGACATTGTCGGCTTTGCTATGCCTCCCAAGGATATGATATTCCCGCACTTATCAGGCGAGATTCACGGCTTTGGTAATCAGATACCGCGCTTTGATCAATATCAGCAGCACCACGTAAATGATAAAAGCACAGGCAAAGAATACGATCTTGTCATCTATAGCATCGTAAAGTTCTTCCAGCTAGTTATGGATAATAACCCTAACATGGTAGATAACTTATTCCTGCCGCGCCGTTGTATTTTACACTCTACTGAAATGTACGAACGTATACGCGAAAACCGTAAGATGTTTTTACACAAAGGATCTTACTATAAGTTCCGCGGGTATGCGTTGAGTCAAATGAGCAAGATTAACAAAGGCTCAAACAAAAGTAATCCTAAGCGCCAAGCTTCTATTGACGAACATGGATACGATGTTAAGTTCGGGTATCACGTAATTCGCTTGCTACTAGAAGCAGAGCAGTTACTAACAACTGGAGACTTGCAACTTGATCGTGACTCGGAAGTTTATAAGTCAGTGCGCCGGGGCGAATGGACGCTAGAACGCATAAACGGCTGGGCTACTGAAAAAGAGAAATCTTTAGAGACGCTGTTTGCAAATTCCAAGCTTCCTGAACGTCCGCCGGAAGACAAGATTAAAGAATTGTTAATGGAGTGTTTAGAAATGCATTACGGATCGCTATCTGCGGCGGTTGTTGAGCAAGACAAGCACAGCAGACTGCTTAGAGAACTTGATGAGCTAGTTAACAAGCATCGTTAATTAACTAATATAATAGTTGACAATAGTCGTACGTTATTGTATAATGTACGACTATTAATTAAAAACTTTTATTATTAAACTAAAATCTAACAGGAAGTACCGTATGAAAAAACATATAACGAGCGTAGTAACACTTGCTATTGCGCTGTCTTTTGCACGCTGCGCCAGCAGCTTATGCTGAGACGTATACATCTACTATGACAGGCAATGATAACAGCCTTGTTGTTAATTACGACCAAAACGGTGCCACTGGCACTAATGTCAATACATATACATCTACTATGACCGGCAATAAGAACAGCATTGTTCTTAATTATGGCGCTGACGGGTTTGGAACACAAGCTGATCTAGTAGCTATTAACAAACGAATGACTCGACTCAACAACGAAGACATGCGTGTTAAGCGTGGTAGAGTAGATGGCACTGACCTAGTCCTTGAAGTAGAAGACATGGCTAAGTCAAACGGCCGGCCTACTATATACAAGCGAGATGTTAGAATTGACGTGTCGGAGTTAAACCAGTCTGCAGAAGTTGCCGACAACACGAGTAAAATTATTACTAATACTACTGATATTACAATCAACAATGCCAAGACAGGAATCACATCAGACCAAGCAGATCACATTGTAAACAACAATGCCAAGACAGGAATCACATCAGACCAGGCAAATCAAATTGTAAACAACCGTGTTGATATTAATGATCTGAAACAACGTGACATTAATACAAACAAGCGCATTGATAATATTTTTATTAGCATGGACGACTTAGAAAAGAACCTGTCGGGTGGTATTGCTAGCTCAATCGCAATAGGCCAACACCAGTTTGATCCAAGCTATAAAGGCGGTGGTCAAGTTAGCGTAGCAGCTGGTTTCTACAACGGCGAAAATGCACTAAGTTTAGCAGCAGGCGTGCCGGTAGGCGAACGTGCTTTTTTTAGCACTTCTTTAGCTACTGACAGCGGAAACAAAGGCGTAAGCATGGGCATCGGCTTAACGTATCGCTTAAAGTAAACAACACGCAGTAAACGAAACAAAGACGAGCTAGCTCGTCTTTTCTCTTGACAACTTATCCTAACTTTGTTATAGTAGCATAGATAAAGTATAAATACTTTGAGAAACGGAGAAAAAAGATGTCAACATTCTTGGGTCCGCGTGCCCTTGTTCTTAACGCAAACTACATGCCAGTATCACTGTTCCCCATCCACACGATTCCCGTAGAGGATGCTATTACTCGTGTGTTTAACGGAACTTGCCATGTTGTATTTGAATATGAACGTGCCATTCTTACTCCGTCACTTAAAATGAAATGGCCTTCGGTTATTGCACGTAACACCGGAGTCCGCGTGAAAGAAAAAGTAAAGCTACGTCGCGAATCTCTGTATTACAGAGACCACGGCATATGCGTATATTGTGAAAAGAAACTTACAATAAATCAGCTTACTTACGATCACGTTTATCCGCGTGCTAAAGGTGGCGCTCACGCATGGGACAATATTGTCTCTAGCTGCGGTAAGTGCAACAATGCAAAAGGCCACAGTATGCCAGTAGGTAACTGGAAGCCAAAGATTGCACCATTCGAACCAACATACTTTGATTTACTTAAAGCGCGCCGAAAATGGCCAATTACTATTCCGCATGCATCTTGGGAAACATTCCTTGGTAATTGGGAAGCTGAAGTATTAGTATTGAGGTCTTAACCAATTGACAATACTGCTTTTGTATAGTACAATAAGTGTATTATATGGAGGCAGTATATGCGCACACAACCCCAAGACATTATTAAACTCATCGAAGAAAAATCCGGTCGTCTAGACAAAGAAGCTATTGTGCTTAATGCAATGGAAGAAACTCAAGACGAGTTCTTCGCAGGGTTATCACTAGCATACAACAAGCTTGTTACTTTTGGCGTTAAACAAGTACCGGAAAGTACTGTAGAAAACGGACAAGGATTGCCGTGGGATGCTTTTATTAAGCTATCCACGTTACTTCAACTTCGCCAACTTACTGGACACGCAGCTCGTGATGCAATCGAGTTAGCTATGCAATCAGCAACACAAGAACAATGGAACGGCTTTTATCGTCGTATCTTAATTAAAGACATGCGATGCGGAATGACAGAAGGCACAGTCAATCGTGTTGCTAAGAAGAACAAATTCCTCCAATACGAAATTCCAGTCTTTACATGCCAACTTGCGCACGACTCAGCTAAGCACGAAAAAAAGCTTACTGGAAAGAAAATGATTGAGACTAAACTAGACGGTGTAAGAGACATTACTATTGTGCGCACCGACGGCCAGGTTGAAATGTTTAGTCGCAACGGCAAGCAGTTTCATAACTTTAATCATATATGTGATCAAATTAGCGAAGTTGTTAAGGAGTATCCGCCTCCTTGTGACTTAGTGCTAGACGGCGAAATAATGAGTTCTAGCTTTCAGGACTTGATGAAACAAGTACAGCGTAAAGACGATGTAGATACAGGCGATGCTATACTAAACTTGTTTGACATGCTACCGCTAGAAGACTTTCTCAAAGGTGGCTGGGATAAAAAACAAACAGAACGTACAGCTATGTTGCAACACTGGGTTAATACGCACAAAGCGGCATTACCTAACGTAGACGTGCTTGAGTACGAAGTTGTAGACTTAGATACTGCTGAAGGACAAAAACGCTACGTAGAGCTTAATAAAGCTGCTGTAGAGGGGGGATATGAAGGCATCATGATTAAAGATCTTGATGCCAGTTATACATGCAAGCGATCAACTGCTTGGCTTAAACTAAAGCCGTTTATACAGGTAACATTAAAAGTAGTAGCTATTGAAGAAGGCACCAATAAAAATGTAGGCCGCCTAGGTGCATTAGTGTGCAAAGGCAAGGACGACGGTAAGTATATTATCGTAAACGTAGGCGGTGGCTTTTCAGAAAAGCAACGCGAAGAGTACTACACTGATGATGTAATAGAAAGACTAGCCGAAGTAAGAGCTGATGCTATTACGCAAAATCAAGACGGAACATACAGCTTACGCTTTCCGCGTTTTATAACGTTTCGCGACAACGGCAATGGAGTAAAAATATAATGTCACAATATCTAGATCCCAGCAATCCGTACAGTAACCCGTATGCCGCACGTAATCAATACGATCCATTTAATGCTGGTTATCATTCGCTTAGCGAACAGCAAGCCGAGGAGCATGCAGTAATAGGACGCGAAGTTCTCGGTAAGGCATTGCAAGCATACGTAGAAAAAAGCGATAGGCAATTTGTTAGACTTGCAGCTATGGATCATCAACATGTACCTTGCAATAACCCCTATACTGGATTTTCCGAGTCCTACATTAGAGAAGACGGTATTCAAATAGATCTTTCAGAAGATAATTTTAAGAAGCTGGCGATTCTGATAGGAGTAGCAGAACGCACTGATCCACACGCAGTACATCGCTTTATCGCGCACAGAGCAGAAGCGATAGTTAGCAGTAAGCACGAAAAAGAACAGAAGTTAAGGGACGAAAATCCATCACTAGCTAACTTATACAGTAAATACCAAATGACAAGGAAACTGATAACTAATGCCGAAGGTGACGATAGCACACTATGCGATTGATCTAGGCGGAGCAATTTTCAACTCCGTGCCGCCGTATTGCCTAGAGGGTAACTACATCAAAACACAAACTTTAGACCGTGCCGGCAAAGGTGAACTCCGTGCGCTTACATGGCTATATGATCAAGCTAGTGACATTACATATCAGCACGCGTATGATCCGGCGAAAATGAAAGTAAAGGTTAGCGTATCAGGACAGCTCGGCGAAAAAGACTACACGTACTATATACTAAAATACGGGCACCTGCACTCTATCAGTAGTTGACAATAAGCCCGGTTGACTATATAGTATGTACTTAAGGAGAATAACAATAATGGCAAAAGCAAAAAAAACACGAGCAGCACCTATAGTTAGACGCGGCGGAAAGCTACCTGACATTAACTGGGACGGCTGGGAAAAGTGGAGTGGACAAAAGTACAATAAATTTCGACGCAATGCAATCAGTTTTTACTATGACAACTATAAGCTTACTGACTTACAGCCCAACTTATATAAGTGGATGGAAGCAAGTGGGTACAGTAAAGACGACGTTCGCGCAATGAAAGAAGTTCCGTCGTGGAGAATACCCGCAACTCCTTGTATACTAGCAAAGTGTTTAACTATAGGTATGCCGGACGTTAATCCAGTATGGGACGAGTATTGGGTTAGTTTAAAAGGCACAGGTGATACTGTACCTCGTGCACCGACCGCTTTTATTAATGAATTCATTAGTAATATAATTGAAGACGGCCGCCATGCACTTAAAGTAAAGAAGGCAGAAGCAGGTGGGGAACAAAAAGAATCCGCTTCTCCTACTATACAAGACCGCATACGCGAGCAAGCCATTAGTATGGCTGAGCCAATTGACGAATGGCTGGAAACGTTTATAATCAATCCCAAGACATTTAACGCAAAAGAATTTGATATCAACACGCACTTTACTACTGTTAATCTTACACAAGCACACGCACGTAAAATGATTGGTTTCTACGAAGCAGAGCTTAATGAGATGCGAACCGTTAAACTAATTCCTACACCAGCTAAGTTAAAAAAGATTAAAGATGAGAAAGAGTTAGCGGAGTGGGAGCAAATTATAGAAGGTTACGCGCACTTACGCAAAGTAGACGTAGCTAAGTACGTAGACGCGCTAGAAACGCTTGTAGGCGCTTGTACGCTTGTTATAGACGCTAGTAAAGCTACACGCAAGCCTCGTAAACGCGCTGCTCCTAGTGCAGAGAAATTAGTTGCTAAAATTAAATATAAAGTTAAAGACGACAAATACCAAGTTGCTAGCATTAATCCTATTGATATTATAGGTGCTAATGAGCTTTGGACATTTAATGTTAAGACTCGAAAGATAGGAAGATACGTTGCCGATAATCCTGATCACACCGGGCAGAAACGCGGTGGCTCTGGACTGCAAGTTAAGGGAACTACGCTAACAGGGTTCAACGAAAAAGAATCTATACAAAAAACGTTACGAAAACCGTTAGATCAGCTAAAAGAGTTTAAGTCTTTGGGTAAGGTTAAATTAAGAAAATTTATTAATAGTATCGCCACTACAGACACTAAATTAAATGGTCGATTTAATACGGACACTATACTTCTTAAAGTAACTTAATAAATACTAGCATGATAGATTTCATTACAGAAAAACTAAAAGTTTGGATTTGGGTGGGTAGATTTTCTGTAATAGGAGTTCTTCTCGCCATTATATACTTTCACTACGCAAATCCTTTGATATTTAAGGATCCTTTAATAGTGGGGTTAACTTGCACAGTATTGTTCATGATGATGCTCTGGTGGTGGTGGGTAGTGTATGTAATTAAAACTATAGACCGCATCCAACACACACTAACCAAAGCTAACGACACTGTAGAAGATCTTATGGTCAGTATAAAAGAAGTTAAGCAAATGGCAAAAGAACAGCAAGAAACAACTATTGCTATAATTTCTCAATACAGACAGAAGTTAGACGAATAAATATTTTTAATTTATGGTTGACACATTGGATAACTTGTTGTATAATAACGATTAACAAGGAGATAAAATAATATGTACTTTTCTAAAAAACGTTACGGCACAGATCGAGGATTGTCCTGCTGTTTTAGACAATGGCGCGCCGATCACTCGCATTGCAGTTTATTACACGGTTACTCGCTCGGTATTGAATTAATTTTTTCATCCGAAACACTTGACGAAAAAAACTGGGTCATGGACTTCGGCGGACTAAAGTCTTTTAAGGATTGGGCCGACCGCATGTTTGATCACACCTTAGTTGTAGCAGCAGATGATCCCAAGCTAGCGATATTTAAAACCTTAAATGATAAAGTCGACGGCGGCTTTCTTGACATGGGCGTCTGTGACTTACGCATTGTGCCACATGTGGGCTGCGAAGCATTTGCAGAACTAGCATACGACCAAATGAACTGCTTGTTAACAGATATGAAAAAGGGTGACGGATCGCGTTATCCGGTAGGTCACGGCGTTAAGCTAGTAAGTGTAGAAGTGTTTGAGCATGACTCAAACGGCGCAATATATCAAGGATAATTTTGTCAAATACAAATTACGTAGTATGCTTAAAACACGGCGATAAGTACGGACCAGAATTCGTAAACGTACTACACAGAATGGTCAATCGTAACTTAACTATTCCGTTTGAGTTTGTGTGCTTTACTGAAAACCCAGAAGGCCTAAACTCCGAAATAACAGTAATGCAGTTGCCTGTTATAGCTGCAAACGGCTGGTGGTATAAGCCTATGTTCTTTAACACTAAATTAGGTATTGAAGGCACAGTGCTGTTCCTTGACTTAGACGTAATTGTATTTCGCAACATTGATAATCTTTTTACTTACGAGCCGAGTAAGTTTTGTATTATACGCGACTTCAACCGCGTTAACACAAAACACTTAACTAGGGTAAACTCTAGTGTATTTCGTGTTACTACTGGACAATTTTGCGAAGTGTGGGATGACTTTGTTAAAGATGTAGCAAACACTTCGCGGCGATTTCACGGAGATCAGGATTGGATCTATAGTAAGATTAACAAATCTAGTGATTTTACATATTGGCCAGACGAATGGATACAAAGTTACAAATGGGAAATGCGCAAGAAAGCGCCGCTAATAAAAGACAAAAACGGCCGTCGTGATTTTAAACAACCAGGAAGTCCGACTATACTAAACGACACATCAATTGCTGTATTCCACGGAGATCCTAATCCCGATAGTTGCTGCGATGATTGGTGTAAAGAAAATTGGAGATAATATATTATGAGTAACAACCCGCTATATAACATGTACGTTGGTAATAAAGAGAAGCGCCAAGCAGCAGCAGCAATAAATGATAAAAATCCTAATAGGGTTGCTGGTGGATTACGCGCACAGGGCGTCGACCACTACACTATGCTAGGCGAAGACGGCACTGATCAAAAAGTACCGACGCACCGCTACGTGCAAAGCTTAGAAGAACAACTACGCAAACACAAAGAGGTGATGACTGTAATGGAACGAAAGTTAAATCGGCTAACACGCGAACAAGGTGAAATGAGTAACTACTTGAGTACACTGAAAGCGCGCGATAAGTAATTATAACTTGCCGATCGGCAAGTTACTCGACGCACATAATTCCCAAACTTTTTTCTTTTCTACTCCGCGCTTTTGCGCGAATCTCTTCGAATCGCATTTACTGCAAACGTGAAATACGTTATTGTTAAGGCGTTTCGGATCCATGCTCCCTCTCCTGCGTTCAAAATTCTCTCCACAATTATCACATAGTAACTCTACTATCGTAACCTTGCGCAAGTACGTGTGCTCAGCTCCGTATTTGCTGCACCTAGTGTGTTTTGTCTCTTCAATTCGTTGTCTTAGTATCATACTGTATTTACATTAAGATTATAAAATTAATCGATAAATATATAAAAGACAACAGGAGCACAACATGGCTAAGCAAATCATCGACATCGGTATAGAGGGTAATGACGGCACAGGCGACAGTATTCGCGAATCCTTTAATAAGACTAACGAAAACTTCACAGAGCTGTACGCAGCATTTGGCATCGAAGGCCAATTAACTTTCGAAACATTAGCAGATACTCCAACAACATACGAAGGCTCCGGTAGCTACTTAGTTACAGTAAATCCACAAGGTGATGGGTTAATTTATCAGCAACTAGTATCTAACGGAGAGATAACAAACGACTCTGCAGACGACACTGTTTTATTCGACTTTACTAGCGTACCTGGTAAGATAGTTGTTACAACTCAAGGAGCACGACTAAACGAAGACACTTCGCCGGTGTTAGGAGGACCAATCGACGCCGACGGCTTTGCAATTGCTAATGTCGAAGTTACTTCTGATGCAGCAAGTGCATGGGTTACTAGACACGGCGGTAGCATTGAAGTACAAGACCTTGTACCACCTATAAGCTACGTTGACGAAAACTTCCTACCGCGAGATGTACCCGGCGAACAGGCCAATGTTAGAAATGAACCAGATGACACAACTGAATATACACTTACTATCGCTAGCTACAGCCTTGGTAACTTACTTATATCTGGCCACGGAATTACTAATGGATCACTAGGAGCTCCTTATGTTTACAATAGCACTGCATCCGATGCGTCTAATTTAACATCCGGAACTACTTATTACTTAGGCAGAGCAAATGCTAATGAGCTCGAACTGTATCCTACAGCCGGCGACGCCATTGCCGGAACTAACAGAATTTCGCCAGCTGGCGGCTCGGGTGTGCAAACTCTTTTAAACGCATCTTACGATAGCGCACTTGAAGGCAACTGGCTAAGTGACGAAGCATTGCCACGCAAGAGCGTAACACGGCGTGATGGCGATAAGATGACAGGGCCGTTATTCTTAAACGACCACCCCGGTGAGCTAGCTGGAGTTGTAAGTTCAGACGACGGCTACCAAGCAGCTACTAGATTTTATGTTGACTCTACTAGCTACTCTTCGCCTTCAACACTATATGTTAGTACGTCCGGAGACGACACACAGCGCGATGTACCTATTCAGAACCAAGGCCGATCGCAAGGATATGCATTTAAAACAATAAAGCGAGCTGCTGAAAAGGCAGAGGAAATACAACTTGCTGCTAGACCCGAACCTGGTCCATACATGCAAGTAGTGTCGGCAGAAGGTGGCACATCGACTTCGCTTACTACAGTATCTGAAATTAAGACTATAGTATCTGGACGATTGCCAATTAAGACATTAATCGACGCTAACAGAGAGTTCCTTATAGAAGAAACAATCTTTTATATTCGCACAACCTATACAGACTTCGAGTATAGCGAAGCACTTTGCAGACGCGATGTTGGATTAATGCTTGACAGCATTGTGCTTGACACGCTGTCTGGAAACAATGCTAACTATCTTAGCCGATACGCAGGCCTTCGATACTACAGTAATATTAGCGCACTAACTGCAATTACTTCACAAAAGACCGAAACTGTTTCGGTAATTCAACACTTACAGGCTATCGCGTCACAGGTCATACAAAATAGCACAGTAACAACATTACAAACTGGTTCTGCACTCATTACACAATTTATAGACGCGGGCGAGGTAGTTGACAGCGGCGGGGTGTCATCTGTTAGTGATAAATTTAGTATTATACTTTCGATTATTAATAACGGAGCACGATCGGCTCCGAGTATTGTCGACGGCTCAGTTTATCGTATCGCATTTACAAACGGCGACAATACTTTTGTTGACCAAGGTGATCCGAGTAACACTGACTTGCGCCCGGGCAAGGTTGTTCGCGGGCGCACATCCGGAGCTCTTGCTCGTATTATTTCTTACGAATACGAGCAAGACTCAGCAACTAGTACCCCAGCAGGCAATGACGTGCTAGAGTTACAACTAATCGAACCAATTGCTTTTGCTATAGGCGAACAAATTGAATACGGTAACTTTGTGTCAGCTACTCAAACAACTATACGTATCGAAACTGGTATTTACTACGAAGATTTTCCGATTAAAGTGTCAGAACAAACTTCAATTAAGGGAGACGAGTTCAGGCGTGTAATTATCCGTCCAAAGAGACGTGCTTCGCAATCACCATGGGCTGGAACTTATTTTTATCGAGACTTAGAATTTGACGGGTTAACAGGAACTGCCGGAACTAGCATCACTGGATTTGCTGATACAAACTTACCCACAGGAGGCACTGAATTCTTTGATAGGAACGGTGTACTCAAGGGATACTTTGGTCGTCATTATCTACAAGATCCTACTAAAGAATATAACGTATCGACATTTGCTGTCAACAACCTTGGTAACTTTTCACAAGCTGCTGCGCTAATTAATCGCAACAAAAATTTTATTGTAGAAGAAACAATTTCGTATATAGCAGATACCTATCCCGGATACGTTTACGATGCTGACATTTACAGACGAGATTCTAGACTTGTTATCGATGCATATGTGTCGGATTTAATTAACGGTGGCCGCGAAGAAACACTACGAGCACAGAGTGAATACTTCTACGGAGGAGACTTAACTTCCGAAGCGCTAGCGGCACTTACTAACATTAAGTTAATTATTGCAGACGTATTAACTAATACAGCGTATGCTGCATTGAGTGCAGAACCGCAGATAATCGATACTGATTTTACTGCCGAAGCCAATGCAGGAACTACGCTCAATGCACTAGTAGACGTAGTAACATACGCATTTAATGCTAACTACAATCCAGGTCGCAGAAATAACGAATTAGATGTATTTTTATGTAACGATTCGGTTATTATTCGTAACATGAGCGTGCAAGGACACGGCGGCTTCATGATGGTACTTGACCCAGACGGCCAGGTACTAACTAAGTCTCCTTATTGCCAAACTGGTTCTTCTTTTTCACAAAGCTTAAATAGACAAGCATTCCGAGGCGGAATGCTTGTTGACGCGTTTGCTGCTAATATTCCAACTACTGTATCTGCGGTAAATAATGCGTTTGAGATACAAGTAGTAAGTGCATCCGGTACAGGACTTCGTTTACGCAAGCCACAAACACCTTGCCCAATATATGTAGACGGAGTACGTTTCCAAGTTGATGTTATTCGCAACCATGATGTTACTACTGGTGTAGCAACACTTATATTAAACCGTACTTCGAATAGTGGCGCTGGCTGGAGCGGGGTGACTAGTACAGGCCCGGGTCAGGTTGATCTTGACGCGACTCCTATTAATGACGTAATTATTCAAACAGCAGGTAACAGGTCAATGCTAGGCAACGACTTTACTCAGATTAATGACTTGGGATACGGGCTAGTTTGCACTAACGGCGGACTGTCTGAGATGGTTTCGCAGTTTACATACTATTGCTGGGCTGCGTATTATTCAAAGAGCGGTTCTGAAATTAGATCACTTAACGGATCTAATGCATACGGCGAATACGGACTAGTGGCAGAAGGCTCAGACCCTAACGAAATACCCGACGCAGCTACCTTGCGCGACAACATGGTTATGCCATTTAAAACATTCCAAGCTGAACTTATTATTGAATTAACTGGAGAACTAGTAGCAGTCAAGGGCGAAACATTAACTCAAGCAAATAGCAATGCCGAAGGCGTAGTTGTTTACACTGTAGATGGATCTACTCTGTATTTAAAAACAATAACAGGAACATTTAATACAACAGACGAATTAACTGGTTCTACCTCAAATGCATTAGGCGCAGACAGTGTTCCTTCTAATATTATAACCGCGGGTCTTACAAACGACATAGATTTAGGTTCGCTGTATGCATATGACTTTTCTCACTCTCCCCAAGGAAGAGGAGAAATTGATGTCTTACACACTAGCGGAGATTACTCTCGATATGAACTAGCTAACGTAGTAAAAACTATTGCAATTGTAGACGGACACTTCGGAGTACTACAAAGTGCTACTACTGGATCAGGTAGTGGGGCTATCTTTACAGTAAAGAAAAGCGTTGATAACGGATACCAAATTGACTTCACTACTGCCGGCACTGGGTATGCTCAGACAGATACTGTTACAATAGACGGAGCGGAACTAGGCGGTGTGTCGAGCACAAATGACGTAGTAATTACAGTTGTTACTATTGACGAAATTGGCGGAATTTTATCTTTTACTACTGGCGCTAGTACAATTGCTGCAAACGCCGACACTCCTAAGAAAGACGGACAAGTGTGGAAGTTAAGTTTAGTTTCCGGGGGTAGTTTGTCAGCCGGCCTTACTGAACAAACCGACGAGGACGTAGTTGGCGTATATCGTCATAACCAAATCTTTGTGTTTGATGACATAGAAGATCGCGACTCGTTATTGATTCGACCAAGTACAGCACTTAATTTTGACGATCAACCAGACGTAACGTACCGTACTATTGCATTCGGTATCACCGAATCAGGTGGTGATGACTTAGCAACAAATGCCTCGCTTATTACAACTGATGCGACATTTGATTACGTAAGGATGATAGCTGATGTAGACCGAGTAAACAACGCTGACGTAATTGACTCCGGCGATACAATGGGTGCAACTGTTGGCGATAATACTATTGCTATTATTCCTCTTTCGCAACAAGAAGACATTGATCGCATTAACACTAACACACTTATTATGTCGTGGGGCGGCAAGACCCACGTACTTGCTAACTATATCGACCAGGGCGATTATGCCACGGTGTCAATAACCGACGTAGAAGATTCTGATATTGTTAATCCAGGAAGCGCGTCTAACGGACTGGCGGTGCCGGTGTTGCAAGGCAACGACACAATAACACTAAGAGCAGGATTGCAAGCTGGCACAGCTGCAGAAATTACAACGCAGATATCAACTTGCCGGGCTACAGGGCATGATTTTTTAGATATCGGCGCCGGTAGCTTTAACCAGTCAAACTATCCAAACGTACTGTTTGGGTCACCGCGTACTCCTCAGCAAGCTAACGAAGTAATAGAGCGCGATAAAGGACGAGTGTTTTATGTATCTACTGACCAAGATGGTTTCTTCCGTGTAGGTCGATTCTTTACAGTAGACCAGGGCACCGGTACAGTTACATTTTCTGCGTCAATTTCACTGTCAAACTTAGACGGCATTGGATTCAAGCGAGGGGTTGTAGTAGCCGAATTTAGCACAGACAACGGGATGACTTCTAACGCGTCTGACATCGTTCCTGTTCAGTCAGCAGTGCGAGGATACATGAATCGCAGACTTGGATTCGATCATGGCGGAAATGCCGTTACTGGTATTATTGGCCCAGGAGTAGTTGCTGCATTTAACGGAGTACTTAAGAGTGACTTAAATGCCGGTAGCTTTACAGTTACTAATTTGAAAGCACCTGCTGTAAACAGTGATGCATCAACTAAAGCATACACAGACACTACTGTCGAGGCATATACTAGCCTCGAAGATCTACGTAACACTCACACTAACACGTGGACCGCAGATCAAGTTATAGTATCAACTGGTAAAAAGCGTGTGTGGCTCGGAGCTACAGGCGGAACTCAACCGTTTGCCGAAGGACAAACTTTTTTAACAGACGGCGGAGCAACTGGCACTATTGTTACTTGGGAAGTCGGAACTGATACAATATACGGCCCGGGCGGCGAGCTTGCATATACACCAGGAACTGGTACGCCAGTGGTGGCAGAGACACTAACTTCGTCTACGGGTGCATCTGCTGTAGTTCGACACTCACCCGTAGACGAAGTTACAAATGCAGACATTGCTAGTATAAGTGATGTAACTGTAACAGTAACGAGATCTAATTCAATAGCAGAAGTTAATTTCGGCCTAGCATCTAATTCAATCATCAACTCGGACATTAACGCATCTGCTGCTATTGCACAGAGCAAACTAAATCTCAATGCAGCTACTACACGCGCAGATACTGCAGGTATCAGCCAATCAGACTTAGGAGTAGCAAGTTTCGATGCATTGCAATTTGATGCAGCTAGTGGTTGGATTAGTTTAGCCGATAACGGCACTGTACTTAGCAAGATCCAGGAAATTAGTAATAACACTGCGCTTGGTAATATTAGCGGCGCTGCTGGCTCTCTTGCACAAGTTCCGATAACAACAAGTAATGCTCCTAATAGCTTGGTGTTAACACAAGGCGATGGATCAATACGGGTTAATAGCCTGCGATTAGGCGGCAATAATGCATACGACATAATAAGCCTAACTGGTACACAGGTTAACTTTAAGACACCGGGACAAGGTGTTATTTTTACAGCCAACGGCAGTAGTAATCCGACTATAGAAGTGCCCGGCAATATAGATATTGCATCTACCGGTGTTACAGAGTCGGTGTTACAAGCAGCAGGTTCATTAAGTGGTCGTAGCAGATTAGCAAGTGATTGGATTTACAGTGGCTTTATTGAAGCGCCTAGAGAGCGCGGCGCATCGTCTACTGGCATTTCAATTGGTGCTAGCAACGGTGTAACCACTACTGGACAAGTTGCTATAGTAACCGGAGACGGTAGTGCTGCCGCTGTTCCGTTTATATTCAGTTCGTCGGGTGTAGTTCCAGATCTCAATGATGCTTATAACATCGGTACTGCTGCACTACGATACGACACAATGTATGCTACTGTATTCAACGGCAGTGTTAGTTCAACTAGCATTTCTCCGCAGTCTGACGACACATACAACATCGGTACTGCTGCACTACGA